TTTAGCTGATCCATACTCCAGCGAAACTCGGAATCCTCAACTTTATAGGAGAGTAAGTTTTTGTAGGTTTCCTCATAAAGAGCAATTTTGCCAGCATCAACTTTGTTTCTGCCTAATGTGTCTAGAAGGGCTTCACGTGTTAATACCGCTCCTGTAGTTTCTAGATAACGCTCAAGCAAGAGGAAAATATTTTTGTACTGGGGATCAGGAAAATGAACCTCAGTCAACTGAGTCATCGCCCTACTCAATAGATCGTCTCGATCGGGGATGATTGCCGCTAGAACTATCTTACTATGCTCTAAAGATGTACGACTCACTCAGGCTCCTTTTCAACGAAGGCAAACAATCGATCTCCGTAGTTCATGAAGAATGTTTTTGACATAGGATTACCTACTTCAAGTGCAATTTTTGCATCCTTAGGTGTAGTTTTGACAGAAATGACTAACCCTCGATGGGCTACTAGATCACCAGGCTTAAGATCTTGAACAGCTACAGTACGCCACTGGCGAGTTACAGCAGTAACATCTGCTGATGGCCTGTGAAAGGTTCGTGCCTGAGGCGGCTTTGATTTAAACCCTGCCGACATCAAAACCTCCGGTAGAGCCATGCCCGCCGGACCCTCTAACAGTTTCTGATAGTTCTTCTACTTGCTCAAAATATGCGGTGTCTACTTGCTGAAAAATAATCTGAGCAATTCTATCTCCAACACAAAAGGTGTATGGAGCTATCCCTGTATTAAGCAGATTTATCATAATAGGTCCACGGTACCCTGAATCCACGGTTCCAGGGGAGTTGACTACAGTAATTCCATACGAGTTTGCAAGACCTGAGCGAGGATGAATAAATCCTGCCCAACCGAAAGGAATTTCCAGGGCTATACCAGTATTTATTAGTCTACGTTCTTTCGGTTCCAGTATTCCGTAATCAACAGAATAGAGATCTGCTCCCGCATCACCGTATTTAGAATACTGCGGTGTTACTGCTTTAGGATCGAGAGCCTTATATTTAATGTTCAACAGCATGTAGTATTAATCTTTCTCTGTGGCGGCGAATGTCAATGCATCTTTAACGGCTACTACACCGCTAGCATGTAGCTGTGATATTTTTATTTCAGGCATACCTAATAGCTCTGAAATTCTCTTCATGTCTAATTTACTGTAATAATACAGGCTAATGACAAGTTGTGTTTCTTGAGGTAAAGCTTTAACAGTAGTGACAAACACACTCATCAAAGACTTAGCAAATGCTGCGCCCTCAGTGTCCTCTTTAGTTTTTATTTGATGGGCAGGGGAGTCGCCATGTTCTGAAGCTGTAAGAATCTGAGAATCTAAACTCACGGGTCGAGAGGCTAGTTTTGCGTTTACCTTTGCTATTTCAGCCTCAGTCATATCTGTCTTTAAGGCTAATTCTGCAATAGGTACTCCGTCATCTTGCCCCGCGTCCTTGAGCTTCTTAGATTTGCTTCGAAGAGTTCTTGTAGCCCAGTCTACCTGACGAATGTGGTCTCGTATAGTACCTCTGATTCTCAGGCTAGCAAATACCTTAAAATACTGAGTCGCCGAAGGATCGTAATTGTTTTTAGCACAATACTTTTCCCACCTGTTCGCTGCGTCAACTAAACCTAGATTAGCTAATGCGATCATCTCATCTCGCTCAAGAGCATGGGTGGCTGTTCTCCATTCTTTAACAGCTACCTTTTTCGCCAAATCCAAATGTTCAAGTATAAGGAAATCTCTGTCATAATTCACCTAGTCGTACCTCCAATCATGGTAAGTAAGGCTAGAGGGCTCAAGGCATTGAACAATTCACTCTGAGAATCCCATATGTGATCGATCAATGCCTGTTCGCGCTCTAGGGCAGGTAAATATCTTTCTTCCTGTGTGTCTACAGTCAGGAGGTTATGTACATAGATAGAACTATGACTTGATCCATCTCTTCTGATTCTACCCGCTAACTGCTCCATACGGGAAGGATTCATAATCATGTCTACGTTAATCAGGTGTCGAGCAATCTGTAGATTCAAAGACTGCTCGATAGATGTAGTACCTATAAGCACTCTACAACTCGGGTCTTCCCAGAACCGTTGCTGTGCGGCAAACCTGTCAGCATTATTGCGGTTAGCCCCTGAAATAGTAACGTAACGAATCCCCTGCCTATCTAATCTATTCTGAAGTGCTGTTACTCCATTTCTAAAATTAATGAAGATAACTACTTTTTCTTCATTTAGATCTCCTACTAATTTCTCTTCGACCCAATCTAGTTTTACCGAGGTTCGAGGTCTGTCCTCCTCTCCCACAACAGCCAGCCCGCCACAGATCTGAGCACCGTAGTTAAACTTAGAGACAGCAGTTGCGTGCTTAACTTGCTCACCCTCTGCCTTGATAATTCTTAAGACGCCGCGCTGCAATTCTTTGTATTTCTCTGTTTGAGCAGGATACAGCTCCAGAAAAATATTGTTGGGGATAACCGCAGGTAACGTTACGTCATCGATATCTTCTGCTGTACGGCGAAGAGTAAGATGAGCAATTTTTTCCTTGAACTCATCCAGGTTTCTATATCCTACTACCTTTCGCCTGATGCTAGTTTTCCCAGTACCGCTAGATTCTTCGATAAGTTCCTTCTGCAAATATCTACGTTCAAAAGTAATAGGTGAGCCTAGAATGTTTCTAGCTCCTAGCGGCTGAAGAACATTGTAAAGATCTTGTAGCTTTTTCTGTAGCGGGGTACCGGTAAGAATGTAGATATGAGGTGCCCTGCGGCTAATACGATTAACGGCGTAGGCTGTAGCGGTATCACCGTTACGGAGTGGGTCAACGTCATCGACGAATACTGCCTGGAAATTAAAGGCGAGATCTAGTTGCTCTAGATCGTTGATAAGCATTTGATAGCCCATGACACAGATTTCCCAGTCATCAGCCATGTACTTAGCAATTCTTTTTTTACGAACCCCGTCGCCTACGATAACTTTAGTGTCTATCAACAAACGGTTAAGTTGCTGCTCCCACTGAGGCACCGCACTAGGACGACATACAACAAGAATCTTTGATCCATCAGATAATTCACCAGCTTGCTTTATTACTGCGGCGGTTCCAGCTGCCTGGATAGTTTTACCTGTACCAACACTATCAGCTAACAGTCCTATTCCTGCGGAATACAGCCATGCGACTCCTACTTTTTGATGCTTACGAAAAATGATCCCGCACTTTTGACAGAGGGGATCAGGAGTCACATGATTTTCGCAAGGAAGACTATTGAAGTATTTTAATTCTGGTAAATTGATATCTTTAATACTTCTAATTTTTCGAGCTAGTCGATCTCGCTTATCAGTTGGTAACTTATTTGCCTCAAATAGCACATTAACTCCTTAATATCTTGGATTTAGATCGCTTAGCTGAGGCAGACTTTTTCTCAGTAATAGACCGAGCCGATTCCACCACCTGAATAGCATAGGCGACATCCTGCTGGAAAGCAAGTAGCGCATCAGCAACTAACTGACTATACATGCCAAAGTCTAGTTCAGGTGTTTCGTGGAATCGGCTCGTCATACAAATGCCTTATCTTTCTGTTGGTCCTGGGACCAACTTAGGTGCTGCTTCGGTCTGAGAATTATCCAATGCCTTTAGACCATCTTTTGCTACAGAACCTACGGAACCAACGAGTACACCTAGAACAGTCTGAGTCCAAAGGCTCATGTCGTCAAGTGACATATTGGCAAACTCAACTGCTGAGGCGAAGTCTACGTGAGCAGCTAGATAAACCGCAACTACACCCAAAACCCATGCCAGCAACTGAGTAACTACTGCACTGGTATCTCTACCGCGTAGTTGACGAACGAAGTCAACAAACTTCTTAACTACAGCAGCAATAAGTGCTAATGTACCCATACTATTTTCCTCCCTCTTGGAGATAAGTCTTTACTTATCTCATTGTAACTGATCTTCACACATTATGCAACTTTTCTTATTTGCATCAATGAGCCTGCGCGCAATGTAGTTGCTGTCGCGCTTGATGTTCCTTGAGCATACTTCAAAATTAGTTGACCTGCTGTAGTTGTCGTAATAACCATAGTATCTTGCGCACCCGAGAAGGAGGCATCAGAGTGAACACCTACAATAACAGCAGTAGTCAGCTGATGAATACCTGATCGCATAGTTGTGTCTTCACGGTTAGTGCTTGCCGCTGATGGGCCTAACGACCATCTTAATCCTGAAGAACCTGTAGGACCGGTCCATGAATACTGGAAGTCACCGGCGTTAGAACCAGAAATAATAAGATAAGTCTCAATCATATAAACACTGTTAGCGTCTAGGTTGACGAATAACTCTGGATCATTAGCTAATGTTGTAGTACTAGTTCTAGTCGTGTCAACAAGTTTTCTAATAGTAGCAATATATCCTGTGCCGCCCGCTGAGAAATCTCCATTGACATGTAAGTCGGTATAGATTACACCACCAATACCAAGGTTGCCTGAGATATCCATAGAGTTAACACCAAGATATCCAGCAACGTTAAGATTAGTCTCAACGTTTACTCCACCAGTAATGCTCAACTGATCGGGTGCTGGGCGATAAATTCGTGTCTCTGGGGTTAGTGATCCTCCACCCAATCTAATACCATTATTATCTACCTGAACTCGGGGATAAGCTTCACCTGATGCCTTATACCTTAACAGTGGAACCGTAGCAGTATTAGTTACTGCTACGTCAACAATAGCGGCTGGAGTGGTTGTTCCTATACCAATTCTGTTAGCTGCACCCATAAGGATATTGCTAAGGAATGTAGCACCTTCAGCAAGAATCTGAGTCCACGTAGCAGCCTTTAAAAAGGATACTTTCCCGGAGTCAGTGTTGTATCGACCCATCCCGTTGAAGGTGTTCGATGGTGGAGTAGCTTCCAGGGCAGGAACGAATCCTATCGTCGCATCAATTTTCTCAAGATTATCGTTTAGATCTGTTGCTACATTTACTGGCTCACTTCCATCATCTTCAGGTAGGTAGAATCCTACTCTTGGAGTGGTAGCTGACATTACTAGTACCTCCTGGGTTATTTTCAAGTCTTACTCTTGTATCGGTTACCTAGTCTGTGACCTGCTGATCGAAGTGTAGGTAAGTATCTGTCCCTGGGAACGGGGATCACTTCACGTACACTATAGTCAGTACAGGTTCATTAGCTTGACCATTACCGTTGAACTTTCCATATTGAGTTTTAGAACCCGTAGTTGGTCCTAGGGCAATACCCTTTGCTGCACCAGACTTGAAGTCATTACCCACAGAGGTTCCAAGATTAACTTTTCTCTTACCTGGCTTAGGCCAATTGGCTGATGTGATTCTTTGCTCATCCACACGGGAGCCTGACCATGAACCAGGTCTACCTGTATAACTATGAGTCCCGATCCTCGCGGTTCCTCCATCATTCCAATACCAGTGGTTAGCGTACAAGGTGACATAGCAAGCCTTTATAGTTGCACCCTTAGTGTCCTTGATAATTTGAGCATAATTAAATCCACACAGTGCTCGCGCATCATTTAACCAGTTGTCAGCCCCGGAGTCACCTTGTACCATGGTGTTACCATGAGATGATGAATAATCTCCATTAGAGCGATAGGTTCCAGACCATGTACAAGAATAAGTTTTGGTGTATTCAACCTTAGGTTTAGGAGGAGCTGGTTTTGAATCCGGTGTAGAAGGAGCAAGATATGCATCTACACCACCATCGTTAACAATTACAGTATCAGTTTTAGGTAGACCTACATCTTCTACCCAAATTAAACTCGATGCATTAGTATCAGGTGCCACAGTAGCTACACCGTTGTAGGCAAAGAATGTCATAAGGACTCTATGTAGTCCTGGTGTGAATGTTCCCGCGTGAGTAATGTGCGCGGTAGCATTACCTCCGGCAGTGGGGGCACCGACATTGATAGCCTGTTGAATATGGGTACCAAGTGTCATAGTAGGATCTAGATCTCCTGAATCATAAAGACGAAGAACCAATCTGTCAGTATTGGAGGTAGATTCCCACTCAGTAATGCCGAAGATCATATAAGTTCTTGATTCCTCCGCAATGAAACTGATCTCTAAGAATCCTCTTTCAATTCCTACACCTCCCGCAACGACAGGACTATTCCAAGTACCAATAGAAATAACACCCTTGGCCCTAGGGTAAATGATTTCATCAAGTAAGTCTTCTCCTTGAATAGTAACACTGTCTGATACCGTAATATCTTGGAATGAGCCTCTTCCTGTTCCATCGATTCCTGCTAAGGTAATAGATGGATCTTCTAAATCTTTAATTAATAAAAAGTTACCATTACTTCCAGGGTTACCCAGTAGTGCAACTGTAGGATCATCATCCTCAGAATAAATCCTGAAGCCCTCAAAGTTCATCTCTGCGCGAGCGCCGGACTCCGCTGTACGGATCACTCCACCGAGAATAATGGATGCATTGATGGTTCCGGCCGTAATCTTAGATGCTGTCAGATCACTGATGTGTGCATCATCGATCAACGCAATAGTTGAAGTAACGGCAGGAGATGGTCCTGATTTGTTTCCAGCTTTATCTACGGCTACTACTCTTACCCAAATATTATCTGTACTTTCCAAGTTGAATGTTTGAATAACGGGGGTGCCTGAACGAATCATTCCTTGATCAGCAATGATTTTACCTATGCGAGTAGAATCATCTGGATAAAATGATGGTCCTCCTACGTGAACCTCTAAATAAGACATATCTGGAGGCAGGTTGAATTGCCCGCCAGAGAATTGTCCTAAGTAATGAATTACTTGAATGCCTAATAGGCTTGAGGCCACTACAGGTGGAGCAGGCATAGGAGGAGCAATAGTATCCTTGTTGGCTGAGAATACATAAATAGGAGACCACTCGGAGAAATGCTGAGGAGTTGACGAGTCTACTGCACGAATCTGGATTTCATAATTAACTCCAGGACTTAATTCCTGAATTACTGTAGATGTCTCGTCCCATCCGACATACATAACCTGCCACCCAGAATTAGTGATAGGTGGAATAGTAGGTTGTCCCCAGGTGTACAAATCTTCCCAAAGATAATCTTCAGCTTCTTCCCATAATGCAGGATAATCAGCACTGACATCAGGCTTGTAACGTAGCTCAAAGTGATGTCCGTCACTAATCATGGAACCATCAGTATTGGTAGGTAAGTTCCAAGAAATTTGAGCTTGTGCCTTTACTGATACACCATCAGCAGGATAATACACGTTACTGTATACAGTAGTGAACTCGGGGGTATTTGGAATAGTTTTATCACCAGGGGCTACAGGTGTCCAGAATCCATTAGCATAAGTAAGTACATCTCCCTCTACAGGATTAGGAATAATAACATCTCTTAATCCTGCTAAGGTTGCTTGCTGAATTAATGTAGCAGCACTGACTGAGCTTCCCAGTGTAGTTGATCCTGAGATGCTTGAGGCTGACATACTTTCAACTTGTGCCTTTAATCTTTCTGCAAGAAGCTGCATTCTTGATTGTAATGTCAATTCCACAGTAGTAATAGAATCTGAAGTAATGCTGACTGCAATGCCGATAACTCTCCACTGAGCCACAGTAATGTTTTTAGCAGAATCTATATTTTCTATAGAAATCCAGTCACCTATATCGTAATCTTCGAATACTCTTCTGCCCGGCTGATCGGCTGCAACATTTACTCGCCAAGAAGTTTTCTCATTTTTTACTTCTTCTAGAGTTGCATCAAGTACTAAAGCTAAACTTTCCAAGTTCTCTGAGTTTCCAGCAGAAATAAAGGCTTCTCTTCTCTGATACTTAGTCTGAGAAGAAGAATCCTCTATGTATGCGTAGCTGCCTACTGAGTTCTTACCTATAATTGCATTAGCAATAGTATCTCTTGTTCTAGTTCTTTCCTTAGCTAACTGCGATCCTGCTTCATTAAATACAACATCTTCTTTGGTGAAAAAGACTGGTGGAATAGTAACGTCTTCTTTAGTTCTCTGGAATACCTTTAGATTGAAGTCATTGTCCATAAACCAATCAGCCTGCTGAATATCTGAAAGTGTTTTTAAGGCGTCAGATAGCTTTGTACCCTCAGCCACATCAACAACCGGCTCACCTATCCAAACCAGACCACGAGAGTCTAGTGAATCTGTGAATGCTGTTTTGACAAATGGAATAGTTCCTCTACTTTGAGCACTAGCCAGTAGTTGCTGAAATAAAGCCATGGCTGGCTCCACAGCAGGAATAGTAGAATCGTTTAGTTTAAAGATATACGCAGACAGCGGGAACCCGATGCCTACTTCTCCAATAATTTCTAGCCCAAACTGGAATACTACAGTAGCTGTAGGCCAACTGTATTCACAACGGAAGCGCTCAGTCCATAATGTATTATCCGCAGAAGTATCAAAAATCATAAATCCGTTGTCATCACGGATTCTCCAATACCTCTGAGCATTTACATCATATTCCCAGTCTTCATTAACAGTCACATTATTACTAGTGCATTCTGCAACCAGTCTAAGATTGTCGTTAATTCTTGTAGTGTACAATCTAGCAAAGTCTCTACTGGTGTTCTTGTCAGGTACAAGATTATTGACAAACCCCGCATTAGGGTTATGGCTTACTCTAATAATAGTATGAGCCTGTCCATCGTAACCTGATCTTGATGGTGCTGGCTCAACACCAACAGCTACGCCAGAACTGGCAAAATCATAATCTTTAGATTCTAGATATGTTATACCTGCGCTACCTCTAGTAAGCTTTAGGTGCCCGTAAGAATCATCTTGATACACAGTGCTACCGGTAGCGAAGTTTTTACGTTGAGTAGCTTGAGCGGTATCAACCAAATTTTGCGTTTTTTGCTGAGCTAATTTAGCTTCGGCTATTTTAGCTTCGTTTAACTGCTTGAGTGCTTCTTTTTTCTCGTTAGCCGTAGAAGTTTTATCCTTCATGACGGCGGCGTAGGTAGCTTTTTCAGCATTGTAGGAAGCAGTAGCTGCCGTTAACTGCTCATTAATAGTTTTGTATTCTTCTGTTAATTTATCTATATCTGCATCAGCTTGCTTGCGAGCACCAAGACTTGTCATAACAATTCCAGAGGATACGCTGGTGTTCGACCACACCTCGGTGTTCAGTGATTCACTGGTGAAAGGATCATTGAGTGTTTCTAATTTGGTGAGAATGTTATCAGGGAATCCTACTGGATAAACAGTAGCCCACTCCAGTACCTTAGCTATACCGGACCCAGAAACAGTAGCGGTACGTTGTTCAACTTCATTAATCTGAGAATCAACAACAGCTGTACCTAACACTTGGAAACGGATTTTACCATCGAATCTAATTTCCCATAAATTTTCGTAATCAAATAAATCTTCAATAGAGGCACCAGTATTCAATGCTTGTTGAAATAATGGATGATCTAAATTGAGAGAAAATGATGCTGCACCCAGAGCACTAAGTTCACGGGAAAAGGTAAGCGCAGTAAAGTCATTGGTTCTCAATAATTCAGTCTGAAAGTCATCATACCTACGACAGATAAGCTCCCAGCCCAGGCTTCCGTAAGGAATAGCTGGGATAGGAACTAATGCACTTAAAGTAAAGGGGAGTCTTTTTGGTAATACACCCGTAAAGCCATATGCTTTAGTTTCTCCGGGGCGTACTAATCCTCCAATACTGAAAGGAATTTTGTGAGGCAGTGACGCTAGACTCATGGTCTTACACTCCTATTAGTTGTTTACAAGTTTTCTGACTACCATATATGACGCTGCACGCATTGTTGTGTTAGATCCATTAGTTACTTGCTGAGCGTGCTGAAGTTGAACCACACCTGAAGTAGCAGCAATAGAGACAACGAACCTCTCCTGGATACATACATAGTTTGCTTCAGAATTAAGACCGTAAGAAATTACTGTGTTCATCTGGTGAGCGCCAACTCTTACGTTAGTATCGTCACGATTAGACGAGTTAGCGGCGGGGCCGAGTACTGCACGCAATCCTCCAGCACCAGATGGAACAGTCCACGCCAATACAATATTACCGCCAGAGCCAGATGCCATAGCATAGAGTTCAACTCGATATTTTGTATTAGCTTCAGCATTAAATTTAAGAACAGTATCGTTGTTTAACGACGTATCAGAACTGTAAGACTGATCTACATCCTTATAGATAGTAAACTCATCCTCCCATGCAGCCTGGGGCAATCCATGAACGGATGCGACAGTAGTCAGGGCAATGTGATTCTGAGGCTCCTGAAAATCACGAGCTGATACTCCATGAACAATAGGAGATCCAGCAGCATGTGTTTTTGCTGTAGTGCCGTCGGATGCACGAGTAATGATTAATGTTCCTGGTGCGCCGCCCTTAGGCCCCGTTACTGTAACTAATTCTTCGTTGGAAGTATCAGGCTCAAGGCGTAAAGTATAGGGGTATTGGGAAGGGAATCCTGTTGTTGATGCTGGGGTTATTTCAACTGCTCCAGTTGAAATTCCACCTACGTTAGATAATGTAGTTAGAACAGCTACATTAGAATAGTACCTCATTTATTATCCTCCAAGGGGATCAAATATAAGCTGGCTTATACTTTAGAACGGCATTTCCTGTACTGTTACCTATCGACGTAAGTTTCAAGGTGTTATTGCCGGGCGCTAATTTCAACCAAGCTCTATCTCCTGAATGAGTAGTTGCTCCTACAAGATTCGTATTGTCGAAACTATTGGTTACAGTAAATTGCCCTACATCAACATTAACAGGATTAGCTATTACAGCAGTATTGATACGTACCCATACATTAGGTTGAACAGTCTGGTTAGTAATTACAGGAGAAACAAGTTCACCGTTTAATTGTATTTTAATTGTTGAATAAACATCTATATCTCCTGGGTTGTTCACTACTAGGGGGACGCCCGGAACTAAATTCACCGTTAATTCAGGGCCGTAGAAATAGGGGTCTGAGAGCAGTAGGTCAACTGCAAAATCAGCTCTAGTTCTTCCTGTCATAGTAGGGTCCATGGTTCCTGCTAGTTCACATAAAGCAGTAGCCTCCTTCAATACAGGAGATGCTGCACCCTGCCACCATCTACGAGTTAAAGTTAACTGTTGAGACGGAGACCAGAAAAGCTTCTGTAACGTTCTCCAGTTATCGTTGAATTGCACATCTTGGTTTCCGTTGGTTCTAGGATTGTTCGTAGCGGGGTCAATTCCGGCTACGAACATTGCCAACGTTATTATCCTAGAGTCAGCCAGCTTAGATCTAAAAGCTCTACCATCGCGGAAAGGATAAAGTGTATTATCTCCTCGCAACTTAGGTACAGCTAATCTAGAACCACCTAAGGTCTTGATGGCCCAGCAATACTGATTTAACGATACTCCGTTAATCTCCCAATACTCATCGCTTGAATTAGACATCTTTATCCTCCCCTCTTATAATAGCATCTGTGTACGATACAATGAATCACGAATTGAATCTCCTGCACGCTCAGGCATTGGGTTGTTGATAATAACATCGCCAAATGTCCTTGCCTGGTTTGTTGAGTTGTTGACTACAGAGCTAGCAGCAGGAGAAAGAGACCTTGGAGTAGTTGGTAACGGTGCCTGCTTCTGCGGAGCAAGATTATCCATTCCCATCATATTCATAAGATCAACCAAACCACCCTGCTTGAATGCCCAGTGATCGTGAGCGTTTCCACCAGCGAAATTGTGCTGGTTCCAAATAGCTCCAGTATAGCGGTGTGGCTTACCGTTGTGTAAGTTGAGATCGTTATAAGGAGTAATAAGTTCCTTAGTCCTAGACCCATAAGTCGCCCTAATCCACGCAGCAACATCACGGCGTGGAGGTAAGTCAACAGCTCTACCTACAGAGTGATAAGACCTGTTACCAGAAAGAGTTCTAGATCCAGGACGGAACCCAGAAATCAAAGGCAACCCTGGGAACTGCTTTCTCAGTACCGCCATCTGCCACTTATAACCTCCACCACCAACACCTGAACCAATATCACCCATGGCCCCTTCGTTAACCCAATTCTTGTCGATCTTTGTGCCCTTTGGGGTAACTATGAAAGGCCAAGTTGGTGTACCACCCTTGGCAAACTTATGTCCACCTGATTCACAAGCAGCACAATTGGTACTGTGTGCGTGACCACCTGATTTAAAGTTTGACATATTGTCATCAGGTAATGCTTCATTCAGCGCAGACTTATCCAGCTTCTTAGTACGTAATGCCTCCATGATGGGCATTCCGTAATGCTCAACTGCATCTGTAGGCTGAACAAACTCACCGTTAGACAACCAAGCTCTAATAGAGTCAGATGTCCTAGTACCTGCACCCCAAACAGGGCCGCCTTCCTTGAATCCTGGACCATCTCCCTTAGGTGGAATATAACGCTGATAAAGTTTACTGGATTCAGCATTCCAAGATTTCTGAGCCTCACCTAGAGACTTACCTTCTTGCAATGCCTTCTGCATAACCTGGAGCTTCATTAAATCTGCATAAACTTGCGCGAATCCCTTATTGTCAGACTGAATATCAGTCTTTACGCTATCAGGAACATCACCGTAAGTCTTAATAAGATTTTCAGTTTCCTTCTTATTTAACTTAAGGTCCTTCGCTTCTTTTCTAAGCTCAGTAATTCTCTCTTTATGCCTCTTGATAGATTCGTCCATAGGACGACCTGAAGCAATATCCTCAAGATACAGATCACGAGTAGCCTTTGCAGCATCTTCTAGCGCATCACGGTTTCTCAAGCCCTCACGAGTATGAATACTTAAAGTACGACCGTTAGCCTTAACTGCGTCTTGTAGATTAAGCATTTGACCAGCAAAGTTTTCGGCTGCCTCATTAGCTGATTCCATCTCTCCAGTCTCATGAGAAATGATATTAGCTAATGCACGTGAACGATCTCTCGCGGACGAGGTAGCACTAGACATAGTATCCAAGGCACCGGAAAGTAGACGAATTTTTCCATCCATCTCGCCTGCTCTTACTGAGTTTTCAACCTGCTCCTGAGTAAGGCCAGCAAGTCTCTGCTGATAAGTTCTTGTCAGCTTAGTAGAATCTTGAAGGATCTCGTTCTGTCTATTCTGAGCCTTAGCAGTAGAGTTAACCTGGTCCTTATATGCTTGAACAGTATCAATCTGCTTTTGAACAACATCAATATCTGCCTGGAATGCACCAGTAGTATCACCAGTTGATCGAGCATATTCAATTTGAGCATCTCTAGCACTGACTAATGCATTAATTTGAGTATCAATTTGAGCGTTGAACCTACTTAGATTTTGTTCTTGATTATTCAGTGCTCCAGCAACGTCAGTAAGACTTAACCCATACTTATCAGCTGAGTTTATAATCTCTTTCAGTTTTTCGTCAGTTTCAGCCAAGCTACTGATACTTTCCGTATTACCTTCTTTTAACTCTCCGTAGGCACCCTTCAAGGCTAAGAATGCAGTCTTAGTATCTTCGGCTTCTCTCTTGTTATCAGATAGCTTACTGGTAATTGCACTAATAGCAACCGTTGCTCCAATTAAAGCAATACCCCAGGGGCCGCCTATAAATCCTGATAGACTAGATAGCGCCGTACGAGCTGTATTGCCAGCAACTCTAATAGCTGATAATGTTCTACTGAATGCACCTGTCTGAACAGAAGCCCTGCGAGATGCCTCGCCTAGCTTTTCGGTAGCCCTAGTCTGATTAACAATAAAGTCGTCTGACCCGACACTAGTTACTGGTGAAGGAACCCTTGAAGGTAACGCCTGTTGTCCACCAACTTGAGATAATCCGGCGGCTCCACGTGCGGCATCAGCGAATGCTCCAGAGAGGTTACCCTTATTACGTACCATCCATGTAAAGAAGTCCCACAGCTTGAATAGACCTGTAAATCTTGCCACAATAGATACCGCAGCTAGGGTAGCAATAGCTGAAGCTAAACCACCTAGAATATCACTGATGACGGGTAAACTAGCAAAACTAAAAATTAGTTCAGCAAAATTAGCTAGTACTGTAACAAAGACAGACAACGCTGTAGTAGCGCCGCTATCCAAGAATTTAGCAATAGCTTCTAGCAATGTTCCAATAGCTTCTGTTACCGTAACAGCAATTCCAGAATCATTAAGATGCTGAAGAATATCAAGAATAGGTGGAAGAACCTTCGTACGCAACGTATCAAGCAAATCAATCATGGTCTTGATATTGTCTTGATTACTGGCTAGTCCACCAATACCCTTAGCCAATGCAGAAATTAATTCACCCAAAGATGCCATAATTGGGCGTATTTGTACTAGCCAGGTGCGTAGAGGAGAATTAGCCCCCTCTTGCGCCTTAGCTACATCTGCCCAACCACTAGTGATGTCCTGTAGATTTTGAAGATAACTCTGTCCTTCGTCTACTGTCGCCTGGAAAAATGAGTTAATAACATTACCTAGATCCTTAAGAATCTGCCATAGAATCTTTCCAGACTCTGTAGTTTCGTCTAGGAATTCTTGAATAGTTCCATCTGAGCGTGCCTGAGCTGACCAATCAGCAAAGGTCTCCGCACCTTCTCTCAAGGCTCCTGTTACCCAAGCAGTAAACGGTCCAGCAGCAATAGCTATGTTCTTCAAAGAAGTAACAAGAGACAAACCTGCTTTACCCATATCTTGAATATATCCAGCATTATTCTCGGCGATGATACCGAAATCACGCTTAAACGGTCCTGAAGTAATCATTCTTAAAGCTTCGTCAGCTAACTTACCTAAAGCAGTAGCGGATTTGCCAAAGAACTTTTCTAAAATAGGAAGTACTTCATTAAGCTTTCCTGTATCTTTTGCAATCTCCTTGAAGAAGTTTTCGCCAACTCTTTTTTGAACTTCTCCGTATTTCTCAGAAAACTTTACAAGAGCTAAGGTTACCTCTTCAGTAGCAGGTGATAAAGATTCAAGACTTAGTTTATATTTCTGCGCAGCTGTAAGAGCCTTCTCTGTACCAAGTCGGGACTTTTCTTTTGCCTCAGCTTCTGCGTCGGCTGCCCTCTGTGCATTCTTGAATACATCAGATAGCCCACCTATAGTTGCGGACATAGCGCCTATTGATCCAATAAATGCAAATGACAGACCAGGTGCTGCCGCAAGGAATCCAGACAATGAACCTAATGCGCTACCTACACTACCTGCGGCACCTACCAGACCACCTAGACCGCTAATTAATGCGGGAATAGTAGATAGAAGTACAGCAATAACTCCAGGCATACGGTAGAGTTCACCGGAAACTCGACCTAATCTCTGAAGAACTCTGGAACTGGCTCCAGAAAGATCATCGAACCCAGAAATCAAAGTCTTGAAATAATTGCCGCCGCCACCTGAACCTGATGCAGCAATAGACTGACGTAGCCTTTGGAATACCGAGGTGCCTCTGTCGGCTTCCTTGAATACTCGACTCATATCGCTAAGTGCAGTAAGAGTCCAGAACTTAAAAGCCTTACCAGATGGCAGATTGTCGATAACCTTTAGCTCATCTTGAATACGTCTTGACTCCTTGATGATGTCCTCAGCTACTTCATCCTTGAACAGCTTTTGGATGGCACGTAAATTATCTAGTGCGCGACTAGCGTCAATACGAACACGAGGTTCAGCGGTAACATGAGATAGACGCTTAAGCTCAAACTCAAGCGCCTTCATCGATTGTTGTGCATCAGTTATGTCTACATTTAGGTCAAGCTTATCTTGACCTAATAGTGGAAGAATGTTATTGAGGTCTCTAATTTTACTAGCGAAACCCATAACATAACGATTACCTGTATCCTGACCAGCAGGACCAGCTTGCTCACGTAACTCACGAAGCTTCTGAGTCATAGCAGCATTAAGAGGTGATGAGCTTCCGCCTGAACCTCTTAATGCTTTCCCGAAGTTTCCTTGAAACGATGTACCAGAGTCAGTACCTGCTTTTTCAAAGGCACCCTTTAATGCTTGAGTTGCTGCATCTAGAAAGCGACGATTCTCTGGTGACTGCCTGCCTTTATCAATACCTCTACCAAGGCCACGAGTATATGATGTTCCGGCATCCTCACCAGACTTACCTGCTTGGTCGCCACGATTTAAATCAGCAGTAGCTTTTTTAGCAGAATCAGTACTAGACTTTTCAGCTTTTGCACGCTCCAGCTTAGATGCTGTTATCTTTTTATCATCAGATAAAGATTGTGCGTTTAACTTAGCTTCTTCTTCTCGTAGCTCACGAAGCGCTCGCTTAGCTTTATTAGCTTCACGGATAAGATTATCAAACTCACCAAGAGCACGATAACGACTGATGTGTTCTCCACCGGGGGATGTCATCGTGTTTACCTCCTGGGTATATTTTAACCTGGCTTACCTTCTGCTAACTTCATACCAAACAATCCCATCATTTCGAGATTGTTCTTATCCGCAGCATTATTAAAGTTTTTTTCAGCTTCTTCCTCCTGCGTAATTGCGTGAACAGGAGGCTTAGGCGTATTTTGTATTTCTGCTACATTATTAAATGCTTGGTATTCTTCATTATCTATCGTCAAGTTAGCAGCAAACTTCATAACGTCCTCGCTGGGATTTCCTCCTGACGCAGCCATAACCATGGCTAAACTTCTTGTTTGCCAGGATAGCATTAGTTTTTCCTCTTTACTGCGGGCAATTTTATCTTCAGAGATGACCGCAATAATTTGACGTATACGTTTCAACGTGTATTCAAGAATCATCTCATCAGTCCAACCATACGTTGAACTGATGAGATGAAATACTCTTGAAATAGGTCCGACTAGATCTAATCCTGGAATGCTAGGAATTACGTTGCTGAGGCTACTTCCTTCTTCTCGATCATTTCCTCTGGAATTTGACCTGTCTTGTTCGCTAGATTGAACAGAGACATTAGACGTTTTCCCAATGCTTGAAGATCCTCTGCTTCTCGCTTTACGATAGCTTCGAGAAGAGTAACAACATCTTCTAGCTCAGGATTGTCTAATTCATAGAATAGATCCTCATTAAGTTTCTCGTTCTTTTCCTTCTCTTCTTTGGTAAGTTTCCTACCCGTCTTGAACTCAACAGGTTCAACCATAGAGAGAAGGAAATCGAAAACTTCTTCTGCTGCATCGGGAATAGCCATACCCAGTACCGCAGCTAGCTTAGCGCCAAACTCCTCAGGGGTATCGTCACCTGAGAACTTTACATTAAGAAGTAAACCACTAGCGCCGTGTGTAACAATACGAAGAAGTTTAAAGAATTGACGAGCCTTGAGAGGAAGTAGCCTTACTTGAGTACCTGACTCTAGAGTGACTACTTCTCCATCATAAATTATTACTTCTACGTCTTTTTGAGATGCTGCTTTTGCCATTATTGACTCCTGGTCTTCTTGGACTTAGTTTTTATTTATTTTATGCTGCGCGGTTAACTACACGACCAATAGCACGCTTAGTCAGTACAGCACCCTTTTCGTCTTTATCTGAGATAACTGCTCGACCTGTGTAGTTAAGCAGTAAACCAGACTTGTAAGATGGGCCAGTAAAGTTGATAGGACCGAAGATAACCTTGTAAAGAATGAAGTCCATAACACGAACCAGACCATCACTGTCTTTAGATGGAATTCTAATAAGCATAGGACGAGCTGGCTGGTTTACAGAATCATCTTCCCATAGACCCATTGAATAGGTTGTTCCTGCACCTGCTCCTGATGAAGTTAGGGTTGCACCTGAAAGAAGTGCAATAGTCTTGAACGGTAGATAGCCAGCTTCAACAGTAACGGTAGCGAAGTTCAGCCAGAACCAAGATGACAATACGTAGTCGTCACCTGTGTTATCGTAGTTACCTGTATCAGCAGCAATAGTACCTGAACGTACACCGTAGATATCACCGAATTCTTCTTCAACACCAGTAGCACCATTAAGAATAGCTGCATGTGAAATTGAGAAGCCTTCGAAATTTGTTCCCGCCATGTAATACTCCTTATCTAAATCTAGGAACCTTACATGGCCCTAGGTATTGTTCTCTCTAGACTAATCGGCAATATTTTTTAGTAAGCTGTTACCTTGTTAGCGACGCAGATTCCAGAACTATCATAGTAATGAAGGAATCTTTTAGTCCCTGGAGCACCGTTAGCTCTTGCGTGTTTAGCACAATCAGCACAGGCTATTTCCATAAGCATTCCTGGTTCAGGCATATGTTCTTGTAGCAGGACAAGAAAAAGCTTTTTAAACTTCCCAGGACATCTAACTTCTATACCATCTTTAACATATGCAGGATCACGCTCAGAATACTTAGGTAATCTAAAATTTGAATTATCGTTATACTCCACTGTTGTCTCCTGACATGAGAAATTTTTGATAAACCTTTGTTCCTGTCTCAGGAAGCCATTCAGGCAACTTTTCGAAAAGAGTATTTATTTTCTTATCCCAGCTCATCGTCTGCGGGATAACTTCAGCAGCTAATTCTGCTTTATGCTTTACTTCGGCTCTATTTCTAAAAGTATGTAGCATAAGAGCCTTCATATGATCTTTGTCTGCACGAGCATTTCTTACTCTAGGATTGTCATCTAAAGGCATAAGAGCATAGTCAAGAGGATAAGCATATTCAGAAGAAAGCCACCCGGTATGTCCACCCCAATTAGTCGCAATAACTGCGCCGCCTGTAGATTGAAACTCTAGAGCTGGCATGTTTTTTCCTTCGCCGCGCGAAGGGGCGAGCAATACATGCTGAGCACCATAAAACTCTTTCAATACATCTTCGGGCCAGGAGTCATAATGAACTCGTAGTTTAGGTACCCATTGCTCCATCATGGAATGAAGGCCGGGTACAGTAGTCTTTAAATGTAATTCTGCTGGTTCAAACTCCTCTGGATACTCCTCCTTCAATTCCTTAAAGGCCATGATAGATACGAACGGGTCTTTTCTGTCAGACAGGACTCCACACATAGCGAAGCCGAATCGAGGACTGAACCAGTCTCGTTCTATCTTCAGCCACTTATCTGGAAGATACCCACCTTGTAATACTCCACCTACAGTATTACCTAAATAGGGCTTAAAGGCATCAATAGCTATTTGATCGTACCCTAGAATGAGATCATAATTTTGTAACGCCTTACGTAACTTAGATTTACCCTTAAGGTTGGCTAGGCTATCGTATTCCCACATTGTCCATCCAATAGTTATTGAGCAAGCAGCCTTCTCCTGCTTGAGTATTCCTAATTGAGCTGGATCAACATGATTGATCATTACATCAAATGGAGCTACTAGACGCTTAGTCAGAAGTAGCGCTATATCTTCTGGAAGCGGAGCATCCACATGAGTAGGCTGTAGATAGACATCTACGCCATTATTTATTAGCGCTCTAGCTATTCCTATACCGTCATTTCCATAACCTGTATAGACAGACATAGGAGCCTTCAATAAAACACGTACCATATTTCTTGTCCTCTCGGGATCTAGATATGTATACGTGCTTTATCGGTAGTTAAATCAAAACAGAATAGTAAACGGTAGCTAGCTTAATGCCATCTCCATCTATAACAGAAATAGGTTTACTGATGTCACCTATTCTCTCACAAGCATAGGTAGTCAAGGTGTTCCACAATACGGGTGCAGGATCAGTTCTGTGTAAGTATTTATCCAGTACTTCATAAGTTGAAAAAATCTTGTTTTCTACGCTACTGGCCGCTATTAAATTTCCATCTACGTCTCTTGTACCGTTGGCCCAGATCGAGATAGAGAGACGCCTTAGCCTAAATCTGGTAAGGGTAGGATTGGCTAGTGGGCCGCCGTCCTCTACTACGAGAGCGCTGACAGCTTGGTATTGGTGGTCCTCTAAGTTAACAAGCATTTCATCTCTAAAAATAAAGGGAGTCTGGCTAGTAGTAAGTTTACCGACAGCCTGGACAACTTCTGGCAGGCTCTTTAAATATTTCACTGCGGCACCCTGTAACACTTCCATAAATTATCCTCTCAAAAATGCTTCCATGGCCGCAACATATTCATGACTCATACCTTCTAGTGGACTAAAGAAGTCGTGAGAGCCATCACGTTCTCGTTCGTACTCAGCATAATCTACAGGATTATGAACTCCACTTGACGGACCACCATAAGTAATTTCAGCTTGCCAGCTGTTACCCTTCATATCGCTAGACATCTTTCCAGACGTAGCCAGAGATCGAGTAATCTTGTGAACCTTAACTTGAGTAGCTGCGAATTGGCGTTGCAGTACTGCCTCAAAATGAAGTAAGTCTTTAGCTGTCGGTCCATCAGACAATCTATCTATTTCTGCTGTAATGCCGTCTGTTAATAATTGTAGTTTAATCATTGAGGTGCCCCTGAAGGATAGTGCAAACCTGCTTGAGCTATTTCAAATACCTGTACCTCAATGTGATGGGCGGCGCTAAAACCCTGTGCCTCATCGGGACGCATCTTCAGCAAAAAGGAGGCACCAGTATTAGGCCCTTGAACACATTTAATTATTTGCCCACCCTTAAGTGCTGGAGTATTGCTGCAAAACATGATTCCTGTTCGATCGGGGGTACGGCCAGCAACGATAGGAGCTGGCTGATCCTTTCCCGGTCTAAGGAAAATAAGGTCCAGTCTGCAAAGCATTTCTCCGGGAGGAAGGGTATTGTCAAACTTAGCGCTAGATTTTGCCCATGCCTGTACTCTAGCTCCATCTACAATATCTGTAGTAGCCTCAAGTATTTCGACGCGAGTAGGAAAAAGATGACGCATAAGTGATTCCTTAAACAATAGGGTGGTGATGGACTACTTCTTCTATGGTATCAATATCCCAAGAGTTTCTAAATCTGTCTCTACTAAAGCCACCACCAGAAATTCTATTACGCCCTTCAGCAGAATGTTCAATCCCATCCCACTCCATACCTTGAATAGAACCTGAAGCACCTATTCCTGTGCCACCGGCCTTAAGTTTGTTTACTGCCATATCAAACCACATAACACCAGTAGAGTCTCCCTTTTTCACAGCTTGAGTTAACCTGCTGTAGGAATATGATCCTATAGTCTCTGATTGGAAGGGAGAAATAGAAGCTTCCTTGTATGGCTGACTCAAGTAAATTTTGTCAGCCATATCAAGTATTCCGTATTTTGCAAGTCTAGCTAACTGTAAATCTTCTGGGTATTCCTCGATACCTGAGGCGAGATAAAATAGTAAAGTTGCCTGAGTTAGTGCCTCATACGCAAATGGGCCAAAAGTATTACTAGCCCTACCTGTAAAGGTAGAGAAATCTATTACTGTAGGTGGCACTAAACTCATCGCTACTTACCTCTTTTCGAAGAATACTCGTCCATAACGCTTACGCTGCTGATCAGCACTCTGGTCATACCAGAGGTTACCCTCACCATCATCACTGTCTCTGCGGAGTTCTTCGGTATCCTCTACTTTGAGAACCTCTCCAACTTTCCAAACCTTACGAGCAACAGTAAAACCAGAGTCTACAAACTCAACCTCTACATAGATTTTGTCAGAATCAGAATCCTCCTCGCGCCAGTCGGCTGCATTTAGAGCACCCTCTGTTTGGCGAATACGATTCTGCTCAGCGGATCTATCCTCTTGAACTAACTCCGGCTGAGGAGTCTTACTAAGGTCATACTTAATGCCAGCAGAATCCTCTACAATCAGAGGCTCGGGTTGACGATTAACTGCTTCATGGGTTCCAGGGCTTTCCTGGTTTTCAACAGTCTCATCTACCTTATTAGCTGGTGCCATCTTAGGCACATATGCCTCGGTGCTCTCCTCCGTAGAGGGACGTTCTGTTTCTGATGTACCTGGATTCTCTTGATTTACTACTGGCTCATCTACTTTTGGTGCAGACTTCTTAGCCTTTGCTCCTGCCACAAAACCCACCTCTTTCACACATTAAGAATTATTCAATCTATCTAGCTGTACCTTAAGTTTATATCGCTGGTCTTCTAGATCAGCGACTTTCATTTCAAGTTCTCGAATACGCTGACGTAACCTAACGTTATCTTCTCTCTCTTCAGCAAGATCTTTTTCTAAATCGTCTATTACCGCTCTAAGTTTGGAAGCTTGAGCCTCAAGTTGAGAAATCATTCCCTCGTATAGAGTTTTAGCTCTGTCCAGCACTAAACCATCTAGTTTTTCTTTTTCTAATGCTATAACATTTTTATCGTTAACCTGAAGTCTTTTATTATTTGACTTATTTTGGAAGTACAGGAAAATTGGACCACCCAAACTGATTAGTGCAACGACTACTATATTAAGATCCATTGTCCCCTTCTCCCATCTCGACATCTGCAATTGGCTCTGCCCATGTCGAGATCAAGAGAATGAGTGCCGCAAAAAACCCGTAGATCGATGCGCTGACCCACCCGCGTGATGATTCTCCTAAAGCAGCTTGAATCGCATAGCCAACACCCCAATTAGCTGTGATAGCAATTCCAACCATGAATGCGATGAGTTCTAAACGTTTCCATAACGCAGCTACCAAAAATACAACTCCTCCTAAGGTCCATAGGCTACCCCATACTTCTAGAGGTAGTACACTGGAAAGAAATTGCAGGTTTAATTGCAAGGTCGGCGATGGATCTCCTATAACAAAAGACAAGCCAATAACTATGAAGACAATCCCAAACCAGAGGCAGGATGCTCCTCGTTTACCTAGCTTTCTAGAAACAACATTAATCATCCCGCAAATCCTCCTAGTGACTATGGGATTGCCATTAATTTGTCAGGATGCAAAAAAGCCAGGTCACTTTGTAAGTGACCTGGCTTTCAATTCACCTACTACCTTTAAATCGGCTGTAAGTGTGTAGATATTAAATTATTGCTAGTTCAGTCCAACCTCGCCTATCTGCGTGCTCTCCAACTACCATTCCCAACATGCCTGGCTTGGACCACACACCAGATGAGTCGTAGAACCACTGAGAGGATTTCTCAGCCTCTAGCGCAGGACAGCCGAAGAAGGTACGGCCTCGGTCCTCAATAACATTAAAGTGATGGTAATGAGCTGAGACAAACAATCTCATATCTACCATTTCTTCGGTACGTCCAAGAATCTGCTTCTCAATAGCACTCTTAGAACTTACTCCACCAGTCTTAGATCCTGAGCCATTAGCAATGTGTCCGTGAGTAAAGTTCACCTTAATACCAGACAGTTCAAGATTAGCATCCTGTCTGTCAGTAGCAATGTCCCAATGAATAGTATTAGCTGCATCAGCACTGTTAAATACCTGCTTAACAAGCTTTGCAACCATAGTGGAAGAGTTGTCATAGATACTTGTCAGAACCTTATTACTTCCGAACCTTGTGTGCTCACCATGATTAGACGGTACAGACGCAATAGACAGCGGCAGATCGTGATCAAGTAGTTCTTTAATGCTCCAGGTACGCATATCAAAATCAAGAGTAATTTGATCAGAATAGTTAAGTTCGATCTCATAAGGCTGAGAGGCGTAATTACCTACGGCACCCTCATGCTCATCACCCATGAAAGCTAGAGCAATTCGCTCGATAGGATAACCAGAATTAATGAGATTGATAATTCTATCTTCATGCCCAGAAATACCTCTACGCCAGTTATCCAAAGATTCCTGTGTTCCAGGCTTACCTAGCTGAGGATCAGCTACCATAATAAGGTAACTTAAACCATCTTTCTTTTGTGGCTGAGGAGTAAATTGAACACTTTGTAAAGATTGCCTCCACCCTTCGATGTCTAAGGTGTCCTCAATAGGTGCTGGAGCATCTGCTTTCTTTTGAATCCTGGCAGCATAGCTGTACCTAAAATCTCCTTTTTTACCCCAAGCCTTCATTGTTACTGGTTGAATAACCTCAAATACTTCAGGATCAAGACCCCAAAGCTTGATGGTGTCTGTCCAATCAGTAATGGGTTCGGCAACAGCACCAGTCTTAATTACACCAGAATCACCAGTAAGGGAAATACTTCCCTCAGAAGTATCTTCATCAGCAATTTCTTCGGTCAACTGATAAACCGTTCCGTTATTCTTAAACTCACGCTTACGACGCTTAAGTGTTTCTAGATTGGCTCCTGGAAAAGCAAGTTGAATTTCTTCGTCTGTGTTTGCGTTGAGAAGACTTTGAATATTCTCATACGTCCATTCAATCTTCAATGTGTAAAGTCCTTAGTTTATGTTGCTCGTTTCTTATGTGAGCATTCGGTCTAGCATAGCACATCTAGTTGTCTGGCGTCTAGGCACAAAAAAGTAGGCCAAGATTAATCTTGGCCTACTTTATCAGTTGTTCCGACCTAAGTCAAATCGGACTTATGGGGTCAAGTCAGCCACAATAAATTGCTCAGGACGAGTTATAATGGGTAGGAAGTTGTACTCAATAAGAACCTGACGACCTGATGGGTCTGGCTCGAACCAGCTCTTTGTGTAACGACCAATGAAGTTGTTAGGAGCTGAGAAGTCTGCGGTAGGGCCTTCTAGAACTTCCATAGGACGGTTGGCATCGAAGTTACCTAGGATAAGAGTATCATCAGCCAAGTAACCGATCTGGTCTCCTGCGTCTGTCTCATATACGTGCTCAACTGGAGACCAGTCAAGTCCTAGGAATCCTGGGATAGTACCGTTAGTGTAGTACTGGTCACGCATTCTATCAGAAAGAAGATAACCTGGGGTTGATCCATTAGCTACGAATGAGTGGATAATACGGTCTAGGGTGTTCTGTGTAGCGTAAGCCTTATTTGCAGCTACCTTACCATGGTTAAGAATAAGCTTCTTCCAAGCTGCAATGTTCTCAACGATCTGGATAGGTGTAGCTGATGCCCAAGAAACCGCAGCAGTAACCTTGTGGTCTGCTGGGAACTTGTAGTCAATACTTGCCTGAACATCTGGGAAGTCTAGTACAAGGTTGCCGCTAAGAGCCTTCCATAGAGTATACTCTACGAATGCATCAATACGGTTGTTCAAGTCCTGAAGTTCACGGGTAATTTCACGCTCTGCGTTAATCTTACCGTTAACGGTTCCAACCTCACGAAGCCACATAAGTGTAGTAGGTTCGAAAACCTTCTTTTCACGTACGTATAGCAAACTAGCAGATGCCTGCTCGCGGCCTAGACGACCTACGATGTGGGCTTCAGAGTTCGGTACGTTAGGCTTTGCCATCTGGCGAGAACCACGAATAATATCCCAGGTAACTGTCTGAGTAGGAACCTGGCGCTTTGGTGTGCTGTTCAACAGAATCATATTCTGAGGAGCTGGGAGTTTTTCTACGACGCCCAACAGAACCAAAGGCTCTAGTAAGCTAATATCTGGCACGATGTCTCCTTAGTTATCAGGGGCCGCAGTTATTTGCATTCCCAAAATAGTTCAGCGACCCTGATAAGGCCCGACCTGCGCCGCCACATATGGCTCAACTAGCTGGTCTATCTTTTTGTATTCTTAGTTACTTATCGGCAAAACTTTTTGCTAAAGTTTAAAACCTTTTCAATTAAGCTGAAAATCTCACAGCAAATCTTGGACCTAGCGTAATTCCGGCGACTGTTCCAAAAGTTGAAGGTAATGCTCCAGTAAAACCTGTATCGCTGTAGTAGCAATTTAAAGATCCATTAAAAAATGAGGAGCTTGGAGTCGAGCCGGGGTCTCCTATAAATTCGTGTTCACCACCGACAGATCTGAATTGTCCTGTCGGAGATCCTGCGCCACCTTGGTTGACAACTACTATCCAATACATTCCAGGGTTCAATACTGTAGAAACAGAAATAGCTTTAATTCCTGCGGTAGCAGTCACCGTTCCATAATCAGCTACTAAGGCTGTAGGCAATCTACCACCATCATCGTTGTATAAACCTAGACGTGTATTACCTGTTGTACCCCATGCCGTAGAAATTTCATAAGCTATACCTGATAGAGTTGCCTTTCTCGGTAAAACAAATGGATTAGTAAATGCCCTGCTGACGTTAGCGTTAGCGGTGTTAGCTGCACCGTTCTGGGCCATGTACCATGTACCAAAGGCATAATCAGCAAATCTTGTCCCTGCGCCTATAGGCATAGGATAAGAACTATTAGGCTTCAATCGAAAAGTATTCAGCGTAGAGTTGTACCACATTTCGCCATCATCCGGAGTAGAAGGATCTCCTGTTACTGAGGGTAGACGAAATCTATTAAGAAACTTAGCCATGAACAACCACCCTGTATGCGCTTGCTACTGGCGCAGTAGCAAACGTTAGTGTTAGTGTGTTGGTATCTGTGGCTACTCCATCAACTTCTACAAACTCATATGTTGCTGAATCATATACCGACCAAGTAATGTCACGAGTTCCTAAAGCATGAGATACAGCAATAGCTGTCGATGCACCGTTACCTATAGATGCAGAATATTTCCTGACAACAACTGCGGTATCGATAGCAATAGCATCCGCAGATACACTAATACCTGTTCCCGCGCCTACGGCCAATACACCAGAAGTTAAAGTCAAACCATTACCTGCGGCACCTGATGCAATAACAACACCAGTAGCTCCGACAGTTAGACCGCCAGCAGCTAATACAGATACTCCGGTGCCATCAACAACAATTCCACCGTTAGTTTTTGCAGTAACTGCAAAAGATGATCCTGTCAAAGTAAGACCATTACCTGCGGTGTAGGTTGATCCTGCGCCTGTCTGTGCCCAGGTTAATGTAGTAGTACCAACAACAATAGGGCCATCTGTAGTTAATTGATAACTGGAGTTCCCACTGGCTGTACCCTCAGATACGAATACTTGAGTACCTGGTTTTACTTCTGCGTCGCTATCTGCGTCTGCTGATCGTGTTAGAGGAGAAGCTGATCCGTTAAAGTCATAGATACCGTTCTGGCTTCCTGTTGATTGCGCAGTAAGAAGTACACGATCCCCGTTAGACAGTGTTACTCCATCGATAGCTGTTCCAGGAGTAGCGATAGTAATGTTAGTTAATGCCGCTACACGAACAGCTTCCTTACGGTTAGTAACACCTTGAACTAATCTACGGGCTGATTGCAAGTTGATAGCATCAGTATCAGCCTGAGGATCTGCAATAGCTATAAGTCTTTGGTTACCAAAGTTTTTACCTGTACCAAGATATTTGGTAGTCATATCAATACCGCCTTACCAGAAATTGGTTCTGCAAAAACAACAGTAACCTGGTTTACATTGTTATAGAAAACATCGGCCTCGATCATGTTGCCCTCATCATCAAGTAAAGTAATTTGAGGATATTTATTGAGGTTATGATCTATAATCCAGTTAGAGGCAGGATCATTCAATCTTTGATAGGTAAAGCCAGGAACCACCCCATGCTCAGAAATATAGTCTTGAATAGATTGCTCTACCATATCTGGTGTAATGCCATCTGCAATAAGTTGAAGAAGTTTTTGCTCTACCAATAACGGGGCTGAGGTTGTTGAGTCTCGCATTAAGAACCTCCTTCCTTTCCAAATTAAATATCGACATAAAGAAAAAACCACTTCCAATTGGAAGTGGTTTTATCAGATAAACTACATAAAGGTCAGAACTTGAAGGTGCCCATAGCTGCGTTAGTAGCTGCGTTCAAAGTAGTAATAGCGTTTGAATCAGCTCCAGAAACTAGGGAAAGCTTCAGGATACCCTGAATAACAATATTACCCTGCTGCTCACCTGTACGTGTGTCTACTGCGCGACGAAGAATACCTACCGGAGTACCAGCTCCGTTAGAGCCGCCGTTAGTGTAAACTACATAGCGCTTGGTTACAGTATTCTGTGCTAGTACTGTACCTGCTGGTAGAATTCCTTGGTTGGCAGCTAGTGTTACACCCTTCTGAGTAAATCCAGCAGTAGAGTAAAGAATCTCTGTTGGAGCATAAGAATGTGTAGGACTAGAATAGCCAGGTGAAGGAATTCTCTCAAAAGAATCCGTTGCCATATTTTTAACCTCTTTCTGAATTAATTCCTATTTTAGGCATTTAGCCCAAGGATGCGGGCGACTTCGGCGTCTACGTCAAGCTCAACCTTTTTGTCGTCAGCTCCAGTAGAGCTTCCACGCTGCACACTAAGTTCTACCTTAGGCTCAGCAGGAAGTAACTTGGCATACAGATCTTGGTTGGTTAAGAATAGTTCAACCATGGCATCTTCCTGGGCTGGCTCGATGAAACCCTCTCGAACCTTTGTAGCTACTTCAGCCTTGGCAATAATTGTCTTGTTAGACAATTCAAGCGCACCAATACGGCTAGTTAAAGCTACATTATCATTTGCCAGCTCTACTACTGCGCCAACTACTTGCTCAACGTTAGCGTCAGAATTATCTGAGGATAGCTTTACTACTCCTGCATCAGTAAGTGCGGCAACTAGTTTGTTAGACAATTCAGCAGTAACATCTGTTACTGGTGTGTCCTTTGGCTTTTCTGCATCTGCTTGTAGAGCAGCAACATCAATGCCGTGCTCATTCTTCAGAGCTGCAAGAAGCTCGTCTTTAGTCATCTTTGTGTGCCCCTCTACTTCTTCTGGTTCTTTCTCGGAACCTTGATTGTCTTCGACAGTCGGCTCAGTCAGAAGAACCGCTTCTTCTGAATTATCGGCAGACGCCTTTATAATTTCTTCATAATCTTCTAAGTTTGTAATGTAGGGACGATTCGTCACCGCAACATGGCAAAGAGTAGGACCAGACTTCTTTCCTGTACTAGTATCCTCATAGTCAAGAGACAACATTGCTGATGCACCTATGTAAGTTTTATCCTTGAAACGCTCAGCATTCCTGCGGGCATCGATAACAGCATAAACTCTATTATCCTTGACTTCGATATCGATAACCTCTCCGACATTTCTGTCAGGATCTTCTACATGCTGATTCGAGTCATTTGCCAAAGGCACCTGTACGATAGGACAAACCTTGTTATCAAAGTTAGCCTTGAGTTTGGTGACGAAAGCATCATCGATTTGGATACGTGACTTTGTTACAGGATGAATAAGCTCACCCTTAGTAAGAATGTGTTTCCTGAATAGGGTGCCGGAAGCCTTGCGAGATAATTCAACAGTACTTTCAATCTCGTTATAAGCTTCTCCGTCCCTACTAGGAATGATTACTAAATCATTACTCATATTATTCCTCCGCTAGTTACTGTTCGACATTTAAATCGGCATTAATTTTACCAAGATAAGTAGACATTCCAGCATCCCAGTGGGTTAGAAACGCCTTGGTTGTTAATCTATTGCTGATCTCTCCTTGCTTGTTCTGATAGAACGCTGTTCCTGATGCGTCTACTATGAGGAATGCTTTGGCGTATCCCCTAGCCCTTCCGTATCTACCAGGTTTCAATTGCTTGCCTGCAAGTTGCACAAACTCAGGCTCCTTGGCCTCAAAAGTAATTACTTTATCACCAAGAGATACTAAGGCGTCGCGCATCTCTAATGTGAATTGATTCATTTTTAATCTTTCTCCCTGGTAATAGAGGCTGTCCAACCCTTAGAGCGGAACAGTCTCCAGTCAATAGCTATTTTTGCAGATTTAGTTCCGTCAGGGAATTGGATCTGCACAGTACCATTAGAGTAAACAAGAACCTTAGCGTTCTTCAGTTTTGGACTAGGGTGTGTCAGAATTCTTTGAACAGCTTCTTTCTCCTCAGCCTTACCCTTTACTGGAGTAGTATCCTTGCCTTGTGAAACTCTCGGGTCACTTGATTTCTGAATAGTTCCCTTAGCTGGAGCTATCGAAGAACTTCTAGGCTGTGGTGCTCCTCCTTGGCCTGTACCTAGCGGAGTTCCAATGGGTAAACCATAACGACGAACACCTTCTTGTGAATTAACTTTACGGATTCCTGCTAACTCAACATTAGACAAGGCGAATCCTTCCGGTAAGAACTCTGTCGGAATAGTATTCTCTGGAGAAATTTCACCCTCAGGAGATAACTCCCCTCCAGCATCTACGGCAGACGCCATTTCAGCTGCCTTCTCCTCCTCTTCGATGGTTTCATAATCAATTTCAAGACCAAACTCGGAAGAAACCTTCTTCTCGATTTCACGAGCAAACTCCTTGGTGAAGTTTCCACCCTGAATGCCAGCAATAGCCTTGAAGACATCTTGAATAGCATCTTTTTGGTCGTCGGTGAATGGTCCCCAACGAAACTCAGGATACTTACTGGAGTTGTAATTCCAGTCTACGAAGCGAGGAATGATGTAATGATTTATGATAGAAGCAATTTCTGTCATAATAGTCTGGAGCATCATGACGAACAAGGAGTCAGTCTGCTTACCAAAATCTACTAAGGATGCATCTCCACCTGTACCCTGGTTTTCATCAAAGAATGCAGCAAGAATAGATTTAGACATTTGAGAATTGTGATGATTAATATAAGACAAGAAGTCGAATGAACCACCTTCCTTAAGCAACTCCACCTCATAACCCTCAGGCTTTGTCATCCACTGAGCTACACCTAAGTCAGATAGACCTGCACGGAAAGCATTTAATTCATCTGTTGAGTGATCCTCAGGGACCGTTCCGACACGGGTTCCTACGGCAGAACGCTGTGCAGCCAGATGCATTAAGTAGTAGAGTTTAACTTTCTTGTCGTAATGATAGTACGCACTTTGGAAATAAGATAACCCATAGAAACGGTTTTCTTCCTCTTGGGCGGCATAATATACACAAGCATCTCTAGGAATCTTAACATCAAGGATCTTACCGCCGGGCTTTTGAGTAATCTGTCTGAATCCATCAAAGCTACCATCCTCAGTTACTAAAAACTTTACTGTGTTAGCTGGTAAGTAGTTCATCTTCTTCAGGGTCCACTTACCCTTTAACGGCCCAATTGCGGGCTGGAAATAAACCATTTCAAAAGGAGCGTAACCATCAAAGATTGCCTGAAGCATCTGAGCTACTACGCGAGTAAAGGGCACACTCATTCCACCAGCATTAGGAGGAAGGTTGAATAATTGATCGACAAACTCAGCTTCCTCCTCGCCGCCCTCTACATTATCTGCGGGTACGAATGTAGCATTCTGCAATGCTGCCCTAATAGGAAGTGTTACTAATCGATACAATGCGCGTGCCTGACCATCTGTCTGTCGCATTCTGACCAATTGGTCAATACTAACCTCAGATGGTTTATAAACTAAATGAGAACCTTCATAAGGTTCCGTGAAAGGCATGTAGTCACTAAAGCCTCGCTCTATTAGAGGACGAGGTTTAGGTGTTGCCATGTCGTCTCTTGCCATGTTTTCCTCCTGCCGATTTCTTTTTTAATCATCGGCAGGAGGAAACTCAAATTTCTTGTTGATGCATCAAAGTATGTGACATACCCATAGGTAATTCTACTCTTGGACCCATAAAAAACTGTGCTGGAGTATAAAAAGCTGTTTCTCCGGCTTCATTTTCTCGTCCACCTTGCTCAACAGCTCCAAAAACTGCACAAGCTAATGCATCAGCTTCATCTTTAGATCCCATTCTAGGATGGTCAACTTTACCGTTCGGAAGAATAGTCAAACCTAGCAATTCATCTACCAGAAGATCCCTATGCTGAGCAATAAGCCTGCCATCGTACATAACATCCATCAGGTTTCTCCAGGGCTCATTAGACCTATCCGTAGATACCTTACTTGATTCGATTCCAGACTTCTCTAGAATTTGCATAGAGTCGCGTGACTCGAATCCATCGAAGGTAAATCGCTTTATCCTGAACCCCCTCTTTTTCAGCTCATAAGCCAATTCACGTGCCCAGCGAATCTGGATCTCACGTGGAGGGTTTTCACCCTTAGCTGATTCGAAGCTGAAAACAAAGTCTACCTTAACAATAGGACGCATCTCTCTGATAGAAGTAGTTTCACCATTTTCTAATGTTACGGTGGACTCGAACTCCTCCTTGCGTACAACGTGAGCCATAGCTATTCCAGCACGGTCAGCGGTTACAGCTAAATCACCGTGCATAGCATATTGAGCACCCTTGATGGGCTTTAAATCATCAGAGAAGTGATATTTAACTTCCCAACTGTTGCCTTGCTTATAGTATTGAATTTCTACAGGCTGATGTAATGTTGGCGTAAAGGATCTACGAACAAGAAACTCATTACGGAAGAATGGGTTAGATGCCTTTGATGGCTTACACTCATACTTAGCCTTCGCCATAGAAACATCTTCTTCATAATCCTCACGATAAATCTCCGGTACCAATTCATCAGTGCCAGGCACAGAAACCTTTTCGAATCTCTTGAAGTTCGGGTTGACAACCCAGGTAGGTAGGGGGCCAGATACATAGTGACGAGACTTCTCGCCTCTCTTCTCGATGTCGTCTCTAGACTGCTGAGTTAAACGCTGAATTGCGGAACCAAGGTACCTAGGGTAGGAGATACGTACGTTCTTAAATGTTACAGGAAAACGTGTAGAAGAAGATGTTCTCATCATATCTAGAATACCCTCTACAGTATTCTGCGGAACCCTTCCTGTAGTATTTCCTCTTACCTCCTCCTTTGACTTGAATCCATCAACCTCGTCAGCTACACCTAGAAGAAGGTTAAGACCTTCCTGAGATTCTGCTTCTGAGTGACCTGAAATAGCTTCGATGTTTTTAGCATAAACAATAGCGCCGCGAGTAGGTGCAGCCTTATCTCTAAACCATGGAGAGGTGCGTACTAGTTTTTCTACAGGATCGAAGAATGCTCTTTGTGCCTGCTGTGCATTCATAGCAACATTAAGTAGGTGAATAGAGTCCTGAGCTGGCATACCAAAATATTCCTGAGGAGAACGCAGGCACAGAAGTAAATAAGCTACACGAAGAGAAATAGTTCTACAGACGTGACCCTTACCTGAGCCCTTTCCCCACTGAAGATTAACGAAGTTAACCATTCTGATAGGTTCAGCCCAGTAAGGATCAAAGTATTCTCCCATCAAAGGATAAAGATCAGGATAGAAAATTCGTTCAGCATACTTTACAGCCTCAAATTGCACAGGAGATAATGCCCACGCATCTCCTGCACCCATGAACTTCTTATCTCTGACAAAAATATCTAGACTAACTGGTTCCTCGGCAAAGATGTCATCAAGTCCTGACTTAGGGTTGTCATCGAATGCTCCGACCAGTAGATCAGAGAGGCTCATTGCGAGCCCTCAGTTAATTGTTGTTTTGATAACGCCAGCAGGTGAGGCTTGTCTGCCAGAGAAGTTAAAATGGCTAGTTTTTCTTCTTTTAATTCATAAGCTAATTTGACATTTTCCAGCAAACTACGATTAGTTTTCTCAGTGCATGGAATGAGCCCCGCCATCTCTAGCTGATGATCTGTCAGGGCAGTATCGATTGTACTAGAATCAGAAGTCTTTACCTTGTTGTCTAATTTTGCTGCTTTCTTCTTAGATTCCCATTGAGCTAATGCCTTTGCTGCTTGCGCACGAGTTTTAGCGGTTACTCCGCCTCCACCACGAGCCCATGTTTTAACTCTGCCTACTGCAATAGCAATGGACTGAGAAATGGAATGACTTCCATCGCGGTGAACAGCTCTAGCAATACGACAAATGTATTCTGGAAGACCACCTACGGCGTCTTCCTCAACCCAGTTGTTTTTCCCGGGTGTACGCGCAAGTGAGCATCCTGCTAGGTGCAGAATCAGCTCGTCATCGCCTTGTGTTAACACAATAATCTCCTTACTTTCAAATCTTACTGTGTTATCGGTAAAACAAAAATAAGGCGACCCAGCCGCTAAGCCAGATCGCCCTATCTCAGTCTTTCTTGGATATCTCAGTTGTACAATCTTGTTCGGTGCTGTACAACCATTTAAAGAAATCATGATTCGGCCCCGGAGACATATCTGTCATGCCATGTTGATTCATCCTGAACGTAGTACGTCCATCCGGCGAATTCCACCTGCGAGGTGTAAAGTGGGACCTTGAACAAGTACAATGCATTAAATGCCAACCTTCTTGAACTCTTGAATAAGATCCTGCAATACTTCTTCTTTTGCAGGATTGCTAGATGCCTTAAATACCTTGGCGATTATATCACGAACCTCGCGTAGAGTAGCCTCACGGTCCTCTTGAGCAGTAGCCTTAGCCAGCATCTTCTGGAATTGTGCCAGAACGGAAAGTAAATAGGTGTTCTGTTTATCCTGAGCAATAGGGTTGATCATATCAAATCCTGCTGCTTCGCGCATCTTGATGATGATGTAGTTAGTAGCTATACGTTCGATGAGAATATAATTAGCAGTCGTCATCGGAACATTTTTAGCTTCTTCGAGCATCTTCTGCATAATAGCAGTATGAAGTAGTGTGTACTTCATCGGAACACCCTCGTCCCCCAGTTCGAATGCTGATTCTAAGAACTCTGGACCCATGTTTGTCATAGTCGATACCTCCTTTTACTGAAAATATCGGTTGCTAATTTGAAATCCTCTATGCATAACTGCTATGGCTGGGCTTACTGGTTTATTACCAAATACCGCCCAAACACTACAGCGACGCATTTCACAGATCTCACACCGAGTATAAAATTTGATATATTCTCTTATCAAAACAAAATACCTAGATATTCTTCGATCCACAGAGTCAAATCAGTCTTGGACTTTAATCCTACTACTCTATCTAGATATTCATCATTCTCATCTAGCAGAATCAGAGTGGGGATAGATTTTACCTCATACTTCTCTAGTAAATCACTACTAGCAGGATGATCAGCATCTATTTTTAGTAGACTCAAGGAGTCTGAGAAATTCAGTGCTAATTCGTCCACTATCGGGCTCAGCTTCTTGCATGGTTGACACCAGCTCGCCCAGAAGTCTATCAATGTTAGTTGTTTCATCCTCTAATTCCTTTTCTGTCGTAACTGATGCAAAAAGTCTTCTGCCTTCAGCATATCGGGAATCCTCATTAACTACCTGCTCAGCATAATGATGAATCTGAGCCTCAAGCACATCCTGCCTGGTAGTGGATTCTCTACGATAAACAGCCATCATGCCGTGAACAGCAGAATCCAACCATGAGTCTATTTTTGAAGTGTAGGTAAGTATATATTCCTTAGGGTGGGTGATAAGTTCAATCTTAGTAGCTCTGTTTCTTATTCCTCTTCTGCCCCACTCATTGACTCTTAAGAAGTTCTGAGCCTCTAGAGTTTCCAATGCCCTACGGATAGTGACATAACCTAATTCTTTGCCGTAGACAGATTTCACCCAGGCAATAATGGAATCGAAGGAGAAAAGAACCTCATGCTTGTATTCTGAGGCTGCACGATGACAAACTGCTTCAGCAACCTGAAGATAGTTTTCACGAGTATCTTTACGACGAACGACAAAGTTCTTCTTGATGTCCTCGTAAAGGTAGAAAGCCTGGATAGGTGCCGTACGAATGTACTGAGATACAGCCTTAGCTGTAGTGTAAAGAAGTTTCTGACCGGAAGATTTGTTGAGCGATTCTGGGAAAAACACAGGAATCCTACGACCATCAGAAAGAGTCATGATGAAAGGCTGTTCAGCAATTTTGATTAATCTGTCAGATGGGGTGCCATATCGAAGCAACTTCGCCATCTCTTCTGGTTGATGCGTCAACATGTACGCAACCCAGGAATAAGCCTTAGACTTATCTACCTTGCTTCCCACAATATTCCTTTCATTTTCAGTAATCGCCTTGGCACCCTACAAAAAAGGCGAGACCCCGGTAGCTACTCCGGGGCCTTTACTAAAAACTCTTTCGTGGGTTACATGTATAAGCTTAACTCATATCTAGGAGGATGTCAAATCCCCAGGGGAAGATACTTACCTACACTTGGAATATTGTAGCATGTTTGCTAGACTCAAGTCATGAATCTTACATCCCTACCTGATCTACGTACAGGAACAGACAAGCAGATAGCCTGGGTGAATCAACTCAGGGCTAGCTTTTTCTCGATCGCCCAGCATGAACTTACTGAAGCTGATCTAGAAACACTATACCACGTCAGAGTTACTTGTCAGTGGTGGATCGATAATAAAGATAAACTCAAATCTACAAGTGCTAGAAGCTTAGCACGAGGAGCTAAGGCTAGTGTGACTCGATACGGCTCAGTTGAAAATGCTGTTGACGCACAACTTCTTTCAATTGAAAAGCAGAGACTTAAACTAGAACGTTATCGTCAGGCACAAGAAGATGCTAATGCTGCCTACATTGATGAAGCAATCTTAGAGGAACTGTCTGAGGATAGAGAGCGCCCCTTCTAAGGGGAAGATACTTACCTACACTTCGATCCTCCGATACTTCTAGTAGATTTTAGGAGAGGAAGTAGTTATGGGAGTAATAGCAGATCGTATGAATCTCAAGCCTGGAGACTTAGGATTCACGAGAATTACAGGATTCACCGGATGGTGGGTAAATCTAGGTCAGGCACTTACAGGTGACTCTAACAGATTCACACATGTGTTCGTAGTCATGGATGATGACACAGTAATTGAGGCGATGCCAGGAGGAGCTAGATTCGCTCCACTGGATCGCGAGTACAAGACCGATGTAATGTACTCCAGATTGCCGCTGAGCGACGAACAAAGGCAACTGGTAGTCCAGACTGCACGGGAGTTAATTGCCCGTCCTGGAGGAATTAAATACAGCTTTGCTGATTATCTTTATCTAGCTCTCAAGCATTGGGGTGTTCCTTCATTTTTCTTGAAGAGAGCTATTCAGAAGTTTGGTCATCAGATTTGTAGTCAGCTTGCTGATTATCTAGTCAACGGTGGAGGAAAGTACATTAAAGGTAACTGGCATCCTAACCCGCTAGGTTTCAGATTGTTCGATGATGGCAGAATGCCTATGGATGTAACTCCAGGAGACTTGGTGTATGCTACAGACCCTCGTCTGAACTCCGCTATCGCAGGAGCATATGTTCTGGGTACGCAAAAGGCTGGCACACCAGTATCATTACCTGATGCCCAGCCTCCGCTGTAAAACTTAAACTTCGTTGTAACGCTGACGACCCCTGATTTCAGTAAAATCTTGTCCCTGACTTGATTCCATGAGGTCGGGGGTCATATGCGTTCCAAACAATCCTATATGGTTTGATCTACTTTGCATAGGCTTGATAGTATACATAGCATAGGATGCGAGTATTCTGTTGATATTCCAATCCCAGCCAGCCTCAGAACCGTCAGCTTTTCCTGAGGAGTAATCCTTATCCCAGGTATCTCGTAGATAAGTTTCCCAGTTTTTACGACTTACCCCCCAGATCAGAGGGCTGAATTGCGGGTCCTGCGTAATTTGATTAGCCTTACCACCTAGCTTAGAGAATGCATTGATAACAAGAATGCTTTTTGCAGTTTCATACTCTACCGAGGTCCATTCAAAGTATTCTAAGATATCTTGACTAACGATAACATCATCTTCTGCTAATACTACAAAATCAGAACCATTCTCAAACGATGTATTGATAGCATTCCAAGGATTAACTAACACACCTAATCTCTCAGAATTAATTCGCGTAGTAACTGTAGTGCTCAAGTTCATGGCAATACTGGATACAAGTTCTTGTTCCTCAGATGGTTCTATGTAGAAAGTAGTATTCCATCGATCCAGGTTGCGAACATTGTTCCAGCTTGATATAGTCTGTTGAAGGTACTCAGGACGATTGTAGGCGGTAAAAACTAAATCTCTGTTCATAGTTTTCCTGTTCTTTTTAACATGCTCTTAATTTTTTTAACATCGGTATCTAAACCTGAGTTAAGGTAACTGTAATAGATACTTCGGTCTTGTAAATCTAGTGAAAATGAACTTGAGAATTCGTAGCCCTTATCGTTGGAGGCTTTACCAGCCGCAGGATGCATATGTTCAATAACTACATCATCAAGATAAGTAATTCTGCCCAAGGCTTCTCCTACAGCCAGCCACCAGTTATCCGCATACAGATGACTTAATTGTGGCAAGGTCATGAATCCTAATGTTCGAGGAATGTCAGAAGTCATGGCTACCTGAGTTGGAATTTTAGATTCTTGGAACTTGTCATTTCCATAAACAAAACCAGGAATTTTTAAGGCTTCTAGAAATCTTTCATCCCAGCCTCTTGTACGTGGAAGATGATCATCGCCCATAAACCCTACGGCATAACTATAGACATTATTGCTGTCCTGTTTGAACCCTAAGTTCAGAGGATTGACAAAGCCAGGAACAGCAGGGGAAACTAGTACGGTATTTTCTAGCCCATGATAACGATCAAGTTCCTGATCGTTATCGGAGTTAATGAACACGATCCTGCTTATTGCAGTAGTAGTTTTGTCGAAGGCGTCCTGGAGTCTCAATGCATTTTCAGGTCTACCTTTTGTAGGTACGTACATAGTCAGTTCATATTCATCATCGTTTAATTGCATATTACTCCTTATAAAGAAAAAGCTCTAACCTACTGTATTATAGCAGATTAGAGCTTTAACATATTATCTTAACTTGCTACGCCTTCACGAAATGCTGTCTTCAATGCAGCTGTTAGTTCTGCTGCTGTTACTTGCACGCCGGTAGGAAGCTTAGCTGATACTGCTTGAGCTAGTGCATTAACAAATCCTGCATTACCGGCTATAGCACTGGCGATAGCTGATTCATCTACGTTATCTGTACCAAGTTTGGCAAGAATATCTCTATTCTGATCCATAATAGTGTGGTGCTCAGAGGAGATGTATCGTAGAATACCTCCTGCTGGCTGAGGGTTGTCAGGCTTCTTTGAATCTGTTTCAATATTAAGAGCCTTAGCCCATACTGCGGTAGCTACCTTACTAATTTCTGCGTCTGTTAGAGCCATATCGTCATCATCTCCTGCTACTAAACTTGTCTCGCCTTTCAGCATAGATAGAATTGCCCTCATAGCATTCATATCGTTAACATATCTACGGCGAATTTCTAAATGAATGTGCCACTTGTGGTCTGCGGTAGCAAAACTGACTGATCCTGTAACAACATCATAACGACCCGCATCTCCTTGACCATCCCAGCCATTCCACGCATTAATATATTTCATGCGAGGGTCGCTGGAACGATTTTCCCAGATTGCTCTCAGGCGTTTATGACATCTGATCATGTCAGCGGTACTCATGGTCATATCAATAGCGGCAGCCCTATCGCTAGGACCACTACGGTCATCTGCTCGTGTTACACTGTAGTTAGATGAGCCCTGATCCTGGCGGGAGATATGATAACCACCCCTGGATTTGTGAGCTAAATCACCAACTATTCCAGATAGTACTGCTGAGCCATACGCAGCCTCCCACTGATCAGCAAGCCAGTTGATACTTGATGTGGATAAGGTAGCCATTATACAACCTCCCTAGCCTCATCAGGTAAGGCTCGAACCTCGGTGTTGAAGCTTTCTGCTGCTGCAAGACGAGATTCATAATCTAATTCTCTGGTAGGATCTACGCCGGAAAGAACAGTTTCCTGAAGAACCTTCATTTTCTGTTCGTCGCCCATTTGATCCCATACAGCATCATAACTTGCAGGACGTGCAATGTATCTTGCAGATTCTGCATAGTAGTCATAAAGCCAGCACTTATTTGTCGCCTTACTGATAAACAGTACGCCGCCCGGGAATCGACTCTCTATTTCACGACCATCCATAGGCCCGCCTATGGCTAATCCTTCGTATAGTGTTTCTTCCATCTTGCCTCCTTATTAATTCATAAGAGGTTATCGGCAATTTCACTATATGAACTAGAGACATAAAGCTAGTTGACCAGCAACTTCTGGTGTGTTAAACTCATGGCATGGAAACCTTAATTTACTTTTTGACCGTATTTCCTATAGGTTTGACCCTACTTTATTTTGCTATTCGCTACGATTATAAGCATGTGCCAACTGTAAAAATGGAGTTGCTAGCTCCGTTTCAGCACCTTTTCAAGGAGGCGAAGAAGTTTACCAATGAGTGAATATCCTGTAGGTACTGTGGTTGCCTCTAATAAAATGGCCTACATTAAGAAGCGTCGTGAAGTTGGCTATCGAGATTTTGAAGAATACTGGATAGGTACTGAAGGCTGGGCTTGCCCCTTTTACGGTGATACGCAAGTAAACCGGTGGATCAGTGAAGGAACTCACACAGTAATAAGATTGGGAACTGATGGATGAATTAACAATTTATGGTGCAAGCGATGATCTTATTGAGATTGACGGGACGAGCTTTCCCGCAGAGGAGTTCAATGTTTATCTTGACACCCCCTCAGACAGCTTGATTCTGGCAGTATCAGATGGTACGCTTCTGCGAGTTCGACGCGATGAGGACGGCGTTTGGAGATTCACACCTGTTGTGGTAGGCTCTGCCGGAGTAAGCATCGAACAGGGTCAAGATGACCGTAGACATTCAGACCTAGTAACACTCACAGGCGATGACCTTCGTTGGGTGGTGCTTGGTACACAAATCGCTAGGTGAGGAGTAACACCATGAAGGATCACACTAACATCCTCTTTCGAGAGGATGCATTTGCTAACATGCTTGAGCAGGGCTATGTCCGTGTTAATACTCACCCTGACAATCCTGAACTGTTTATCCTTAACTACACCGAAAAAGCAGCATTCGACGGTGTTTGGAATAAGGTCACCATGAATTGTCGTGGGCTTATTGTGGATGCCTTCAATTGGATTGTTGCTCGTCCGCTACCTAAGTTCTTCAACTACGGCCAGGTAGGTTGTCCTACTATCGATCTTGATGAGCCTGCTGTTGTTTCTGACAAGATGGATGGTTCCCTGGGTATTTTGTATCGTGAACCTCTGAGTGGTGAATACGCTATTGCTACTCGCGGTAGTTTCGCTTCCGAGCAGGCTATCCATGCTACTAAGTTGTTCCGTACCAAGTACGCAAATTATGTTCCTCCTAAGGGTATTACTCTGTTGTTTGAAATTATCTATCCCGAGAACCGTATTGTGTGTGATTACGGCGACATGGATGATTTAATTCTTCTGGCTTCAGTAGATATCTCAACCGGCGACAACTGGGATGCTGGTGTACTGGATTGGAGTTGGCCCGGACCTAAGGCTGAGTCTTTTCCGTACACTACTTTTCGAGAGGCACTAGAGGCACCTCCACGCGCAGGTAAGGAAGGCTTTGTTGTCAACCTGTACAATCATGATGTTCGTGTCAAGATTAAGCAGGAGGATTACATCGCACTTCACCGTATTGTTACAGGACTGAATGCTCGTTCTGTGTGGCAGGCTATGGTAGATGGTACTGTTGATGAACTTATCGAGAAGGTACCGGATGAGTTCCACGGCTTTGTTCGCGGAGTTCAGGACGACATTGATACTGAGGTTGATGAGTTTGTAGAGTATTGCTGCATCAGCTATGATCGAATTCTTACTGAAATTGGAGTCAACCCGAGCAAGAAGGAATTTGCTATGAAGGCAAAGGATCATAACTATGCTTGGGCTCTGTTTAATCTTTACGATGGTAAGAACATTCGTCCAGAGTGGTTGCGTCGTTGTAAGCCTAAGCATGATTATTCTCCTGTAAAGGTGTCCAACGATGCCGACTAAGTTTCATATTCATTGGCATAAGTTTGTGAAAGTAGAGTCAAAGGCTAATCCCCTTAAGTACTTGACTCTACTTTTCTTTTACCCGTTTATGCCGCCTACTATCGATATTAAAATTTATGAATGCCGGTGTGGGCATATTAAGGAACTAATAGCATGATGATAGTTAACCCGGGAGCCAACACGTTGTTAAAAGCTCGTGTTGGCTCCCGAGCCTTCGGGCTCCATAATGAACATTCCGACGAAGATTTCCTTGGGATTTACGCGGCCCCTACTATAATGTTTCATGGTATGGGTACAGTTCAGGAATCTTTTGTTTTCAAGAATCCTGACACTACTTATCATGAAGTAGGCAAGTATTGCAGGCTCGCTCTCAAGTGCAATCCTACCGTCCTAGATTTGCTGTGGATTAAAGATTATAACGTTCGCACAGTTTTAGGTACAGAACTTGTAGAACTGAGAAATAACTTTTTATCTCGCAAGTACGTACGCAACTCCTATATAGGTTATGCTACTGAACAACTTAAAGAGCTAACTGCGTCTAGCAAGCCGAAGCAGGCACGTCATATGTTTCGTCTGCTGCATCAGGGTTATGAGTTGTATACGACAGGAACCTATTCTGTGAGACTAGCTGAGCCGCAGAAGTTCATCGATTTTGGTGAAGAGATTGCAGCGGGTAATCTACAACTTGCCACAGACACCTTAGCTCTGTACAAAGAAATGTTTAACAACGCACCGTGTGTATTGCCAGAGGTTCCTAATCCTGTACCAATTGATAATTGGCTGAGGAAGGTGCGCCATGAACTTTATCAATACTGATACAGCAACACTGATTACTACATGGAACAATGTTATCAAGGGATTCGATAAAGTTGCTGAATCCCTTGATAACAACACATTTCATACGGCAGGAGAAAAGGGTGCGGCTCCTCCGTCACAAGCAGGACAGACTACTTTATGGTTTGCTCTAGCTATCGATGCAGAACTGAACAGGCGTGGTATTCCTGAAAACCTACGCACTTCTGTAGGCATTAACAATAAGAACTCCCGCCCCAGACGCTAATCCGTTGGCTTTGATTGTTACCGATACAGAGCCAACGGATTTTACTATGTTAGTTATCTGAATCATACTGAGAATGCTAGTACCCGCAATAGCTACCGGCTTAACCTGGTAATTAGTGTCTGGAAATGTGCCAGACAATGTAACGTTGACAGTAGTTGAGGCACCCAACAATAGTGCAGGAATAGCGGCAGCTCCAACTTCTAATTGCACTGTGGCATTATTTCCAGTATCACCTTTTGCTCCGGTGGCTCCTGTAGCTCCCGTTACGCCCTGATCGCCCTTTATTCCTTGAATACCCTGCGGGCCTATGTCACCCTTAGGGCCTTGAATACCTTGGTCACCCTTTAATCCTTGAGGACCCTGAACTCCTTGAGATCCAGTAGCTCCGGTATCGCCTTTAGGTCCTTGAATTCCCTGGTCACCTTTCAAGCCGGGAGCACCTATTAATCCTGCTGCGCCGGGATCACCCTTATCACCTTTTATTCCTTGAATACCTTGCGGACCAGTTAAACCTGGTGTACCCTGTAAGCCTACAGGCCCTACTGGGCCCATCAAGCCTTGTTCGCCTTGAATACCTTGATCACCCTGCGCGCCGCGAGGACCAGGATCTCCTTGGTCTCCCTTATCACCTTTCGCGCCGGTAGCACCTGTGCTACCCTTAGGCCCTGTAGTTCCTTGTTCACCTTGAAGTGATTCAACCCATTGGGCTTCACTTCCAGCAAATCCATGCATTTTAGCAATATCGAATGCAGATTTTCCATCAGAGCCATCCAGGCCCGTAGCCCCATTAGTTCCATCTTTTCCTGCCGTACCCTTATCACCTTTAGGGCCAGTTGCTCCTTGAGGGCCAGCATCTCCTTGAGGTCCCTTACTACCTAATCCAGAATTGTTATAGCGCATAAGTCTACGCCACACAATTCTGGCAGACGAGTCTGATCTTTCAAGGGGTTCGTCGTCTAAGTCACCATTTGACATGGTTACTCCTCCTTACAAAGATAGTTTATAGGCATTAATCGGTCGAGGTTGACAACACAGCCCACATGAGTTAGGCTACTGAACATGACAAAGATGATCCTGACCCGAGGTCTTCCTGCTTCTGGCAAGAGCACCTGGGCGCGTAAGCTGGTAGAATCGGACCCAAGTTTCATCCGGTGCAACCGTGATGATTTCCGACAGATGATGTTCGGTAAGCCGGTACTGTCTCCTCCTCAGGAGGACATGGTTACCGCAGCTCAGCATGGTGCAGTTGACAAGGCTCTAGCCGCAGGTCACAATGTTGTCGTCGATGACACCAATTTTTTTGCTCGCGGCGTCAAAACTCTGATGTTGATTGCTCGTAAGCATGATGCCGAAATTGTTTTCCAGGATTTCACTGATGTGTCTCTGGAAGAATGCCTGCACCGTGACGAAGCTCGCAGGAATGCAGGAGAAAGTAACTTGAGTCAGGCTGTCGGTGAAAAGGTTATCCGAGGGATGCATGATCGCTACATCAAGGGTCGTAGCCTACCTCTGCCTATTCCTGATGTTCCTGAACTGGTAGTCGAACCGTACAGCAATCCTACTGAGCTGCCTTCTGTTGTTATTGTTGACATTGATGGTACCCTGGCTAAAATGTCTGATCGTTCTCCGTACGACTGGAAGCGAGTCGGCGAGGATACTCCTGTTGCAGCAGTAATTGATGCTGTAAACAGCGCTGTTCTGGCAGGACACGCTATTGTTGTCATGTCAGGTCGCGATGGTTCGTGCTACGATGTGACGAACACATGGCTGATCAAGGAACTGGGTCACAATTTTCACCTGTTTATGCGAGCAGAAGGTGACAACCGTAGAGATGACCTGGTAAAGCACGAACTGTTCAATACTCACGTACGAGATAAGTTTCATGTCAAGTACGTGCTGGATGACCGTGACCAGGTTGTCCGTATGTGGCGCAAGCTGGGTCTGAATACTTTCCAGGTCGCTCCTGGTGATTTTTGATGGCAAAAGCAATTGTGCAGTATGAAGAAAAGTGGCCCTGGCCTGGGCAACCATGGCCTTGGTGTGAGTTTGCTGAGCGAAGTATAAAGTTTTGGCCTGAACATCTGGTCAGACCTGCATTAGCTCACGATAATCATCAAGTAAACGAAGGCAATACGTGGTGTCCAGGCCACCCAGGCGAAATTGAAGGAGCTTAAGTGTTTGATTTTGTAACAACTATCCATGTCCGAGCTGTTCGCTGGGATGGAGAAAATATCCAGCAGATGAAGTGGCTCCTCAAAGGTATTGTAGAAGATGATCTCGATGGTGACCCATGCGTTTATCGAAGTCATGTTGAGTCTTATTTTAATAATTACTCAGGAAAGACCCATGCCAACCCAGGTTATTATGTTCTTCAGTTTGAGGCTTGGGGAGATGATCAGGAGGTCGATCCTGGGTGTTGGGTTGTAGTCTATGCTGATGGCGAGGGTGAAATCATGGATGATCAGCAGTTTGATAGAATGGGGTTCATGGAACAGTAATGGGATATTTATCTAGAGTCAGTGGCAGGATTGTCTTTAGCCCCGCTATAACATACGCAGAAGTAAAAGATTCAGGGTTCGTTATCAACGAACCTAATCAGAACTATGTTGATAAAGATGTGCAACTTGAAAGCTTTGGGGATGTCGCCTATCCTGAAGACGAAATTGATTCAATTCTTCCTTCGACCGACGACCCATATAAGGCGTATACTCTTATCGAAGACTTGCAAGCGCTAGTAGATTTGCTAGGACCAAAGAGGCAGTATACAGGCTTTTTGCATATTATCGGTGAAGGTCATGATTCTAATGTACCTGACATCTGGCGTCTTCGAGTAAAAGATGGTAAGGTAGAAGTAATCGAACCTCAGCTAGTTTGGCCTGATTGAATATGGGCTGGCATGAAGCTGAAAAAGCTATTAACGATCTTGGTGTATTAGATGAGTATGCTGCGGCTGTCAAAAAGGGAGATAGTAAAGCAGCCTCCAAGGCTATGCTAAGAGGTTCTCCCGAACTTCAGGAGCGAATGATTAGAAAAGCCCTTGAGCGAAGGAAGAAGAAATGAATCCAAATGATTTATGTTCAACTTGCCTAGCACGAGCAGGCGAGAAGCATCAAAGTTGGTGTCACCGTACCGGCACTATGCCTAAGCCCAGGGAAATTTGACACCAGCACGAGGATCTGTTAGAGTAATAGATGTACAAACACGATGGATACCACAGTAGCCCGATAGCTTGATAAATGTTTCAAGCAGGGGTTGACAATTAAAGGTAAGACGAGTAGAGTACACAGTAAGGCAAATCAAGTAAGTCCTTACATCAATCTCGCATAGCTCAATTGGCTGAGCAGGGAGCTGTTAACTCCAAGGTTATAGGTTCGAATCCTATTGTGAGAGCGTGAAAGATAATACTTCTAAACCCAGACCAGCAACACCTTCATCTCCCTCTGGGCCTAAAAGATAACAACCTCGTATAGCTCGGTCTGGTTAGAGCATTCGTCTGATACACGAACGGTCGATGGTTCAAATCCATCTGCGAGGACGCAGTAATAATGCCTACCTAGCGTAATAGGGAACGTACCTGAGTGAAGTCCAGGAGTCGGGGGATCGAAACCTCCGGTAGGCACGCTTTCGGTGTAGCCGACTGACTCGTTGGGGAAACGGGGTTAAGGTCGAACCGAATGCTAGCAGACAAGGATTCCCCGTCGTGGCTAGTATTTAGACGCTTTCGGATTAAGCTATGGATGGATAAACACTCAAAGGCCATCTAACCGAATCCTGGTGGGAACAGAGTGCCGCGACCAGGGTAAAGCTCAAGGTAACTGTGGGTGATCTTCTCGAACAAGATGTTGGTCCGCATAGGCGGTGTTGCATACGGGAGAGGATATCGAGGACACCTTGAGCCCTCAAACTTATAAAAATTAACGAGAAAGATAACTTTATGTTTTCTAGAAAAAAGATTTACAAGGGACCTAATGGTACTGAAATCACCGTAACGAAAAATAAGACTCAGATCAGTTATCCTAACGGTGATTTTGATGTAATCGATCACAAACGTGGCACAAGAAGTAATCATGCGCTTATTAACGATGATGGTACCCGAACCCGAGACGGAAAGTAATTTTCCTTGCTGACTACTCTAAGCTTAGCCCTAGCAATGTATCTTGCTGTTGGCCTCATACTTGCAGGAATCACAATGTTATCTTTTTCTCTTACTGAAAAAGAGTGTCTTGAGCATTCTGAGGACAGGCAAGAGCAAGAAAAACTTATTCAGTTGTTGGGGCTAAAAGTAAAAAACCCTAAACTAGTAATCTTTATTACTGCTACACTATTTTGGCCTGGAGTGTTCGCTAACATCAACAAAAAGTAGTATCCCACATTCTTGGATTTGACGCTGAAAGTTCGTGTCAAGGTCCGATTCAATAATAACAACTAACGTTGGCCTCAACAGGTTTCTGTTGGGGTCTTCTTCTATCTATCAGGGAGTTTTACATGAATAAACCTAATTGGGGTCCGAGTGGAGAAGTAGTTTTTGATAGGTCTTATGCGAGGACTAATCCTGATGGAAGTAAGGAAACTTGGTTCCAGACAACAGATCGTGTCATCAAGGGTAATCTAGGTTTAGTCTATGGTAGTCCTGATAAATGGAACGATAAGGTTCAGCTCGAATATGATATGCTCAAGGAGATGATGGACAACTTCCAGATCATCCCTGGAGGGCGTCATCTGTGGGCCTCAGGTGTCCAGGGACGCCAGTTTTTATTCAACTGCCACGTCAGCCACTGGAATGCGAAATTAACCGATCATTTCGATTTTACTTTCATGCGCCTAATGGAGGGTGGAGGAGTAGGCACTAACTACTCTACTAAGTATATTGATAGATACGAGGCTCCTAAGCGTGAATTGAAGGTTCATATTGTCTGCGATCCTAGCCACCCTGATTATGAGAAAATGCTAGCTGCTGGTATTATTTCTACAGAGTTCTCTCATGAGTGGGCAGGAGCATTTCAGATCGGAGATAGCCGTGAAGGTTGGTCCGAAGGTTTGTGTGATCTTATTAACACATATTTTATCGATGACGTAAAGCATTACGATCGCGTATACAATGTTACAGGTGTACGCGAGGAGGGTCGCCCTCTAGTATCGTTTGGTGGTACAGCATCAGGTCCATTGCCTTTTGCTGTTATGATGCAGGAAATTTCTGAAATCATCAATAAGCGAGCCTCTACTGGTGAGAAGCTTAACCCTATTGATATGATGGAAATCGATCATTCGATGGCTATGTGTGTCGTATCTGGTGGAAACCGCAGATCAGCTCGTATGTCTATGGTTGCATGGGATGATCCTTACATTTTTGAATTCATCAACTGCAAAAAGGATTCTGGTAAGCACTGGACTACCAACATTTCTGTAGTAATCGATGATCAGTTTATTGAGTATGTTGCCGAAGAAGGTTCCGGTAATTCTCCTCAATCTATGCAAGCTAAATTAGTTTATAAAGCTGCGGTTAGAGGAATGCTCGATAATGGAGAGCCCGGTTTCTGGAATCACTCACTTTCCCAGCATGGTGAAATAGCAGAAGTAGTATGTACCAATCCTTGTGGCGAAATTACTCTTCAAGAGTGGGAAGCCTGTATTCTCGGTCACGTAAATATGGACGCCTTTGCGCCGAAGAAAGAGCACGGCGGCTTCTACGATATTCAAGGAATGATTCAGGCTCACCAGCTTATGACTCGTTTCCTTATCCGTGCATCCTTTGGTGATAAAGCTGATCCCAAACAACAGGACATGGTAAATAAAAACAGACGAATCGGCGTAGGCCATTTTGGCGTACAAGGATTCTTGAATAAGCTTGGCATCAAGTATAGTCAGGCTCCTAAAGGTAATTTCTACCCTAACCTGCTTCGTCAGATGTATGAAGTAGTAAAGCAGGAAGCTTTGGATTATTCATTCCAGCTCCGCATTCCGGCTCCGGTGAAAAATACTACTATGGCTCCTACAGGCAGTATTGCTAAGCTAGTGGGTGCACCTGAGGGCGCGCAGAGCATCTATGCTAAGTACTATGAGCGTCGTATTCAGTTCTCTACTATTAATCATAAGGAAAAGCTACAAGAGTATATCGATCAGGGCTATCGTGTAGAGCCTAGTGTTTACTCTGCTAATACTATGGTTGTAGTTTCTCTGGTTAAGGAAAAGCTAGTCGAAGAAGTGGAAAACCTAGGCTTTAACGCTGAGGACATTGTTGAATCTCAAGATGAGCTGACCTTAGATGACATGCTGGCTTTCCAGGAGATGTACCAGACTAACTATGTAGATAACGCAGTTTCTTATACTGCTAATGTTCCTGAAGGTAAATATTCAGTAGATGAAGCGATGACTATAATCAAGAAGTACTTGCCAACCTTGAAGGGAACTACTATAATGGTGGATGGTACCCGAGAGCAGGCACCGTATACTCGACTTACTAAAGAAGAGTTTGATGCGGCTACAGGTATCAAGGTAGTAGAGGATTCAACCGATGAGGAATGTGCTACAGGAGCATGTCCCATCAGGTGAGACGATAACGAGAAAGCATAGATGAAACATTTACCTAAGAAATTAAGAAACTGGCTGTATAGGTATATTATTTTCAGGCCAGGTTTCATCTATGCTTTTTCTATGTTAGAGTACCCGTACACAGGTCATCGTATCTGGTGGGGTTATGCAGGACAGACTAGACAGGAGCTGATTGCTCGGTATAATCAGCACATGGGAGCGGGCTACCGTGGTAAGGTAGGTAAGGCTCAGCCGTGGTCTGATCTTTCTCCTGAAATTAGAGTTGTCTGTAAAGTCAAGCTTCCTGATTTCTGGCTCGATCTTCTCGAAGAGATAGTTATCAAGTGGAATAAACCAGTTTACAACTATGTACACAACACCAAGAACCATGGTAGGCTTCCGCTGTACGTAGCGCAGCAACAACGTAAGGAACGTAACTTGCAACGCCAAGTCTGGCGTGCTAGAGTATAACTTGTCAGCAAGACAAACTAATTAGGAGTAAAACGTGGCAAAGGAAACTACTCGTCGTGAAGCTATCAAGACTGGCCTGAAGGGTGCCGCCGCCGTAGGTGGAGCTATTCTTGCTGGTGACGCAGCTCGTGGTGTGTATGAGGACAAGAAAAAGAAGAAGTAATAAACCAAGCTCACTTCGGTGGGCTACCAGCCTCCATAGCTCAGTTTGGTCAGAGCGGCGCACTTGTAATGCGCAGGCCGTGGGTTCGAATCCTACTGGAGGCTCGCATTGTTGGTCTAAGTCGTATGAGGATCAGATAGAGTAGTAGTGAAAAGTATACCCTTTGTTAAATACTTTTCGCATTCTCGACAGATGGGACAGAGGAGTTGTCGAGAGATCATACAACCACGCGGTAAGGTACTCTCAAGATTCGCGGTCTTGAAGTGGAAAACCTTTTTAGCTGGCAAGGACCCAACGCAGCCGAGCACGCACAAGCCCTACTATTTTAACGGTACAGAATAACTCCTTCGTACGGAGTAGATGAGGGTTCGATTCCTTCGTAGGGCTCAATTAGCATATATTCAAGGAGGTAGCCATGAGAATACTTTAGGTGCAGAAGTACTGCATATGAAAGGAACTCATGAGTAAAACTGATAAGACAGATCCTAGCTGGGTAAAAGCCTTGCGTAAGGATTCTCCTGAAATTAAAGAATACCACGATCACACCAAAAAAGATGAAGACGGCTACATCATCTGTGATATTGATGATGTTGAAAAGCCTAACATCTTCTACTGGCAGCGTAGAGGCTCCTGTGCTTATGACGTAAGTTACTATGGCTGGAATAATGGTTTTTATGCTCGTCCTCCTCGCGGAAAAGAAATTCGTAATCTTATGGAGGGAGCGAATCGAGCAAAATGGCGTAAGGCTCGTCAGGATATGCTTAAGCTCGATCCTGAAGACATGGAAGATTACGATGTAAAAAGTTATCAAAATCGTCATTCCGCTTTGTGGGAAATGTACTGAAATCCTCTCTGGAGGTACCCGATACAACAAGTTGAAGGTATTTTCTAGAGAGGATTTTTTCATGGCAAACCCAATTATTCGCGGAGTAACAGTTAAGTACGCAGGCAATAAGGGTTACAAACTTCCAGGTGAAGCAGCAGAACTCTTTATCGATGCGGTAGACGCTGATAGCGTTACTGTAACTGTTACTTTAACAGTAAAGGATACTGGTGGAAACACATCAGCTCCTCAAACTGTTGAAATTGTTCAAAGCGATCCACTAACTTATACTGCTACTGCATCTGGCGCTACAGTAACTCAAGACCCAGCAATGCCAAATCACTTCTTTGTTGTGTGAGGTGATTAAATGCTGACAGTAAATGTTACTGTAAAAGACAAAGCTGGTAATGCGGCAACTAAGAGTGTAGAAATTGTTGAACAGACACCTGAAGTTGTAGTAGGTGGAGGCTATTATGTTTCTGGTAACGGAGACATGAGAGCTGATACTATCAATCAGGCAATGAATCTAAAAGGATTTACTCAGTATCGCTCGCTTGCTGACGGTAATACATTTCCTGGTTACGGTAAAGATTACTTAAAAGATTTTACTGCTAATCGTGGTATGCTGGGTAACTATGTGTTAGAGCTTAAGCATTACGGGGCAGCTAATCAGAATGCACAGACTTTTACCGTAGAGGGCAGAACCTATACCGTTCCTGCACCAGCAATGATTATTCAAAAGCAATTAGGTTCTCCTAAGGCTTATGGGTATGGTCAAATGCTAGCAGGACAGCTAGATGGATTACTTCATCGCGCAGCCGCACAGTTGAAAACGTTATCTGGTAAAGTAAATGTGCAAATAGCTTCTGAATTTGATACAGATCATGAATCAGGTACTAGCGAAGCTGGAGTTAACTATACGTGGGAGCAGTCAGACTATAGAGCTGTAGATGCAGCTCATTATATGATTGACTACTTTAGGAACTATGGCATTCCTGCTAATATCACTTTCACAGTGGGTATGGCAGGCTATAACGCTAATGGCATCAACAGGGCAGCCTATAAAAGAATTCATCCTGAGGCGCTGGTGGCTAAACTTGGTTATATGCAATTCAATTGTTACCGTAGAGTTGCTAGCCATACAGCTTATGAGATTTTTAACAGAGCTAAGGTGTGGATAGACCAGGATCTTGGGCCTATAGCTAAATCTAAGGGCATCATTGTGGCAGAATGGGGTACTCCCATGAGCCTCAATGACCAGGCTACGTGGATTAAAACAGTTCCAGCAGCAATCCAAAGAATTAATAGGGAATCAACTACAGGTAAGTTTGTGTTGCTTAATTATTTTAATTCCAACGATGGCTGGGGAACACTTAACCCTAAGCAGGCAGGTCTTGATGGTCTGAAAACTATTTATGCTGCTGCGCCCTTTATTTGAAGTGGAGATACCATGACGACTGAATACGGTGATGCCGTACAAAGAATTGCAGTTCCTGCCTATTTCTATGCTACCTGGATGCAAAATAATCCAGATGCAGAATGGGAACGTATGCAAACTGATGCACCCTATGTAAAATATGCTGTGCTAAATCCTGCATCAAGCCCTGGAACTACAAAGTCTGCTGAATGGGCTACTCAAGTCAAACGTGCTCAGGCGGCTGGCATTAAGATAGTTGGTTATGTAACTACTTCTTACACGAACAAAACCAAGACAGCTATTATGGCTGAAGTAGTTAAGTACATCAACTGGTACAAAGTAGATGGAATTTTCTTCGATGAGGTCTCTTCAGAAAAGAGTAAGCAGCCATTCTATGTTGATTTGCGTAACAGGATCGGTGATTTAAACAATGGGTCATCAGGAGCAAATACAGTAATTTTGAACTGTGGTACCATTCCTGATGAATCTTATATGCTTGCTGGTGATGCTATTTCTACTTTTGAAGGCTCAGAAGCAGATTATGCAAGTCATACACCTGCGCCATGGCAGATTAACTATCCCTCAAGTCGATTCTGGCATATAGTGTATGGTGTAACTCACCTAGATGATGTCCTGGCCTTGACACGCAGGCGTAGAGCTGGTTTAATTTACCTAACGCCAGACGCTCTGGGTGAGGACTACAATCCTTATAATACTCTACCTCCTGAAGATTTCTGGGATACAGTGTTAACTCATGTGCGTCAAGGTTGACAAGTGCAGCAAGATGATGTAATGTAGTTGATGTGAGGGAGCAAGGACTTCGCTGACCTTAGGATGGCAGCCGGAATGTGGTTGAGATTACCCTTCTTGTTCAGGTTCCCTCACACTTGCCGCAGTAGCTCAAAGGATAGAGTAGCAGTTTCCTAAACTGTTTGTTGTGGGTTCGAATCCCATCTGTGGCACGCCTCGGATATTTGTTAATTTAACCGACAGAGATAATCGGGCACGCCCCTTAACCAACAGGATCTCTGAAAAACAAATTAACTGCAATGCCTATTTGTGTAATTGGCAGCACAAGAGACTCTGACTCTCTTAGTCCAGGTTCGAATCCTGGGTAGGCAGCGTGAAAAAGAGTAAGGGGCCAGCAGCAGTAGAATCTGATGGAGCAAAACGACCCATGAGTACCGCTAGGACTCATCAGTTAAAGCATAAAAAGGGTTGCCCTGCTTTAGGTCTGGGCACTAACTTTCATTGGAAGCAGTGTGAGTGTAAATGATGAGAGGTAATTCTATGAAAATAGATGCGACCTGGGATTAAGAATACGATGACCCATCGTCTAACGGCAGGACGACAGTTTTTGGCACTGTCTATCGAGGTTCGAATCCTTGTGGGTCAGCTTAAGCCGAGTATATCTCCATGTTTGACTGCCCTCATAAGGCATTAGTGAACAAGGCTACAGCCGAATGCGTCTGAGATATCGCGTTCATTTGGTGCGAGAAGAGAAGTTGCGCGGTAATAGGAGGGCAACCATGTCAGGTAGGTGACGAGCCTGATACTAAACTAAAAAGGAAACATTATGTCTGACTGCACTATTATTAAACGAGCTTATTCTGATTATTGGACAAGAAAGCAAAAAAGATGGGCTGCAAGATGCCCTCAATGTGGCCTGACGATTAACTTGGCTTACAATAAAAACTCTCGTAAGGCCGCCAAGGATGCCCTTTACTATCATGTAAAAACCATGCACTAATTAACAAATCTAGCCGGGCCTGGTGGGATACTTTTGAGTATCAAGAACCTACAAGGTGCATAGGCTGCATACCGCTCTTACTAGTTCGCGCGAAGTAATGACGTACGCTGACCTTGCAAGGTCTATGGGGTTCGATTCCTCTACCTGGCACGCTCCGTTTTTGCTAGTTTTACGAAGATACACGTAAAGTCCAGAGTTACATGCCCTTAAAAGGTTGTGTATTCATATAAAACTAGTACCTGGGGTCATAGTTTAAAAGTGTAAAAGGATAAAACGCCGGATTTAATGCCGGAGATGTGGGTTCGAATTCCGCTGATTCCACGAGGTCGATAAATTGTCAGTTCATGACGACCTTTCAATAAAACTTTAAACTGTCCACCGAAGCGGAAGGCCGAGTAGGAGGCCCGCACAGTTCAGGTAGGGATGAGTCCTGAACATACTACCCGACATTATGGAATGTATAACACCCGTCTTTAAGGACGCTCTGTTGTCTGGCCGCAGACAGTAGACATACGAGATCGGGTCTTGTAAGGTCTACAGCTAGCAGGAAGGCACCATGGCTAGCAATTCTATCCGCGATGATGTAAGCTGAAAACGAGGTCGCCGGAGCCTTAAGTAAGCCTAATGGGTTAGCATACTAGACTGATAATCTAGAGGTACAGGTTCGAATCCTGGTCGCGGAACATGGGCGTTAAACGTAAGAAATCTAATTATTGTGGAGTTAGTTTGCCTGGGGGAATTACCAGGCAAAGCAAAGGAAGTAAGGCTACAGAGCCTAAAAACACAAATAACACCACTCCAGGTAGCCGGTACAACGAAAGGTAATTAAGTGGCTGGTAAGCACAAGGATCAGTTGAAGACCGCTAAGACAAAGGATGGGCATATTCCTCGTCATGGTGGCCCGCAGACAGGCAATGGTTATTCTGGTAATAAGGATCGCAAGGTATCTGCAAAGGATATTGAAACCAAGCAGAAGTGATAGTAGCTCTACTCAATTGAGTAGAGCTTTCTTCATTTTAGGAGATTTAAATGACACTAGCCTTGAAGTACAGGCCAAAAGAGTTTAAGGATGTCGTAGGTCAGCACGCTACTGCCGCTATTCTGTCTGCCATGATTGCTAAAGACAAGCTCTCACAGGTTTTATTATTTACCGGCCCATCGGGGGTAGGTAAGACTAGCATGGCACGCATCGTAGCCTCTCAGATTAATTCTGAGGGCGCGCAGGAGGTACATGAAGGCAGGCATCCAGCAGTCATCGAGATCGATGCAGCCTCCAACGGCTCCGTAGACGCTATTCGAGAGTTGAAAAGGAACCTCAACTACTCCTCAGCAGGAAATAAAGTAGTTATTATCGATGAGGTACACTCCATCAGCGACCAAGCATTTGATGCTTTGTTGCATTTGTTGGAGTTTCCTCCTAAAAATGTAATAATTATTCTTTGCACGACAGAACCTCAGGCACTTGAGCCTGCTATCAGGCATAGATGCGATAGATATTTCTTCAAAAGAGCCTCATTAGAGGATTTGAAAAGCCGTTTGACCTATGTTATCGAGCAAGAGGGTATTAATATCGATGATTCTCTTGTTAATCTCATAGCCCAGCGCTCTGAGGGCTCATTTAGAGAGAGTTTAATGCTTTTGGAGCAGGTGTGGTTAGCAGAAATTACTTCTGTAGAGCAATACAACCTTCTTCACGGGAATATTGATTTTGGGCCAACATTGTTGCTGAGTGCCGTAGGAGGCCCTATTTCGGCCTTGAAAAAGCTCGAAGAGACTGCTTATTACGTTAATTCTGATGAAATTGCAGACAGAATCATCGAAACTATCAAGGATATTATGCTGCTGAAGGCGGGAATTACCTCCTGTTACGAAGGAAATGCTCTTGCTGAGCGTCAAATGCTGGCTAGTAAGCTTAATTTGGGGCAATTATTGAAGGCTATGAAGATTATGTGGGAGTTGCAGACTAAGTTAGCCCTTAACGACCCCATGAGGAGCCTAGAAATGGCTTTTTCCATTGTTGGTGAGGCATTTGCGGGAGCAATAGTAGAACCTCAGCCTCAAATAGTACCTCCTACGTCTGCTGCTATGAGTTTAGACGCTATGAAATCTTTTCAGGCTTGACATAGCCCCCATTGAACACTATGCTGGCTAGATGACTACTCAAGATAATACTGCTTATAAATTTGCAGAAGACGTTATGGCTCTGATAGATGAAAATCCGTCAGAGCCATTAAGTATTGATCGTAAATGGCTGCTGGAAAAGCTAGAAGTACTTGTTGCTCAGTATTCTGACAGAATCGATAATGAGCGTGATACTGCTTATCAACTCGGTGTTGAAGATGGCGAGGCTTCTATGCAGGAGCAGATGGAAGAAGAATACGATCAGCAAATCCAAGACCTTGAAGAGAGAATAACAGAACTAGAAACAGAATTGGACAAGGCATATGCCGAAGGTGTAGATCGAGGTGTAGCTCTAGCGCAAAATGATAGTTATTAGGGAGTCCGCATGATCAGATGGTATCACTGGATTTTATTTGCTGTAGTTGTTGTCATTGCTTTGTCTATGTCTTGGTATTCTATGACCGACTTGGCAACTAATGGGTTTGACCTTCCTTGGCTTTTGTCCGCCGGTGTATCCTTAGCATTTGACCTGGGTGCCATTTGGCTTGGCATGATGGCTATTGAATATGCCAAGACAGACGACAGCGGTGTCTGGCCTGAGTTGTGGGCATTTACTTTTGTCCTGACAAGTGTTTACATCAATGTACAACATGCTCTAGTCAATGACTACGGAATTGTTGGCATGGTCATGTTTGGGGCTGCTCCTGTTATTGCGGGTGTCATGTTGAAGGTCATGTTGTCCTTCATGACAAGGCAGCAACGCCGCACAGCTGGTACACTAGTGCCAAGATTGCCAAGAGTGGGAATATTGACATGGGTTAGGTATCGTAAACAAACATGGCAGTTGATGAGTATTTCTATGCAGAAACGCCTGGTAGATGCCGCTGACAAGCTTGACATTCCTGAGGATAGACATGCCATTTTTGTTGGGAAGGCTGTCGTACAAGAAGACATTATAGACATCCCACAGCTGGACATGTCTGAGACAGCGACTAACAATGTACAGATTGTTGAAAAGACAGAACTTGTCATGCCAAGAACAGAACAAGACATCGATGATGTTGTGTACGAGGGTGAACTAGTCATCCTTCCCGACTGGCTTCCCAGAGAGCCAACCATGTCCTTGGCAAAAATCGCAGAGATCTGTGTACAGAATGGTCAACTGGACATCAATACTATTTTGTCCTGGGCAAGAATTGTCAAGGGTTCGGACATTCAATACGGCTCTATGTACAAGGCTGTACATAGAGCCAGACAGAAAGTGTAACATGGAAAACTTAATATTCGCAGGGTTCTCTATTTTGACTTGCATTTTTGCGATAGTCATAGGCTTCTGCATCTACCTTGGTCTAACGGATTCCTTTTATTGGTTTTTTACCTTAATAGGAATCCTACCCTCTGGGGTAATTTGTGGGCTTATAGCTTCCGTGGCCTGGGATTCTCGCAAAGACAGATAGTTGCACACTAAGAAATAATCGTGCTATGCTGACTCTTATGCTCTCTAGAGTAGAGGACAATAAGACAGGAGTCGCTGTGGCAACAAGAAACATTAACGTAACCCGCTACGATGATGAATACGCACTGTTCGGTAAAGCTTTACCGTATATTGCTATGCTCATCGGGGCGGGTTTAGCTTTTCTCATGGCTGTTATCAGTAGATTAGGTGTATGGGCACAGGTGAATTGGGGGGATACCTCCGCAGTAGATGCTAGTCAGGTACTGACAATTATTATTGTTGTTAGTATGCTGATTTTATCAGCATTAGCCTGGAAACTTTTTCGACCTAGAGACCAATTTCATCACTTCATTTCTGTACATGCTGCTGTTACTTCTGTATTAGTACACGTATGGATGATTATTGCAGTATGGCAGGATCTCGGTGAGTGGATGTTCGGTATGCCTACGGTCTATACTTTCATGTACGGTGGAGCTGTTCTAGGTTTATCCTGGTGTATTCGCAGGTGGGCCTACAGAGGTGAAGACAACGAGAACAGCACTAAAAGTGAGAATCCCTTTGCTGCTATCGGTCTGGGTGAATCTACCCATATCAACAAGGAAAAGAGCTACAAAACCAGTAATGGTGCTGTCTACCGTATGAAACTTAGCTTAGGTAAAAGAATAGAGGATGCTAAGAGTAAGGCTATCGAGATGGCTCAAATAGCTGGTAAGCCTCGTACTCTAGTACACGTTTCAGAAACAGATTCCGGTATCGAAGGTGAAGTAGATATTACTATTCTCGATGAGAATCCTTTTAAGACTAAGAATCCTTGGCTGGGGCCAGAATACCCTGGTCAATCGATTGTTGCTCCTGTAGGATTCGCTACTTATGACACAGGTCAGCGTGGTGTCATCTATATTGCTGGAAAAGATGGAGGCTCATCTCAGCATTTCCTTACTGTAGGAATGCCAGGAACAGGTAAGTCAAAGGCTTGGCAGGCTATTTATGGTACCGTATTGGCTCGTAGTGAGGTGTCTGTCATCTATGGAGATCCTGCTAAAGGTATGCAGACAGGGGGGCCTCTGGCTTCTAAGCTGGCTTGGTTCGCCTGGACCGAGGATGATTGTCTGAAACAGATTGATGCTGTCATCAATGCTGTTGAGGCTCGTACTAATTACCTTACCAGCATAGGATTATCTCATTGGGAGTCAGGTTGCGGTCTTAACTTCTTGATTTTCCATCTGGAGGAGGCTGCTCGTTTTGCTAAGGTCAATGATTTGATCGAACTTCTAGAGGCTGCTCGTTCTGCTGGAATAACTATTGTGCTTAGTCTTCAGCGTGCTACTGCTGACCGTATCAATACCTCAGCTCGCTATAACCTCGGCGGTAATATGTGTTTCGGCGTCAAAGCTAAAAGAGATGCTGAGTTCGGGTTATCGGAGTATGCTCGTTCATCGGGAGCTAGCCCGCATTTATGGCAGGATAGATTCCCCGGCCATTTCTATCTAGAGGCTGCTGGGATAGATCAGAGACTAGCGTCTCATCAGCTTCTTAGTGACTGGATAGATGTAAGAAATCTAGAGCAGCATGTGGATTCATATCCTGAGTATCCTATGGACAATATTACCGCTGATGCATTAGGTTTGGATTACCAGGCTTATAGAGATAGTGTAGCTGCGGGTAGTACCTCCTGGCAGGAAATGAGATCCAACAGAGGATTCAGAGACACCACAAAGGATTGGCCGGTAGCACCTGATACGCAAGTATTGACATTGGAGGATCTAGAAACTATAGACTTGAGTCCCGCACAACCTACTCAAGTAATTCCTACCAAGGCGCAAACTACTGGGAATTTAGGTACAGATCCTTATGAGACTGCTTCAGCTATTGCGGAGGTTTACAATATTCTGGAGTCCTGGAAAGCCGAAGGAAAGACTACCTTCGTCAACAAGGAAATACAGGAATCCATGACGGCAGACAGAGGTAAATCATGGGTCAGTAAGAGGCTCACCGCTATGCAGTCAGAGGGTAGACTGGAGAAGACACCGGAAGGATTCTGGCGCTATTTAGGCTAAGTTTCCAAGGTGGTTTCCAGAACGTTTCCAGGGGAGTTTCCTTGAGGTTTCCAGCAGATTTTAGGGTTGGTTTCCTTGGAAACTCCCTGTTCTGTATTATATTAGTTGTGGAGAACTCAGAGGATATCCTATCGGTTTAGTAGGAATTAACTATAAAAATCCCAACAGCTGTCGCGGGCATAAAAAAAATTGCACCGGAATTGAGGAGTGTTTTTCGCATTCCCCTTTTCCGGTGCAATTGCATTACCATTCTTTTATTGTCAAAGCATTGCCCGATAACATTCGAGCAAATTGACTTTGCCCTTAGCCTGCTCGTAAATGTCATTGCATTCCCGTACCGCATCAGGCCCGTCAACCCCATCGTGATGCACGTTGAGGCACATGCCCTGTGTCATGTCATCGTGTGTGAGAGTGAGAGCACAGTCACCACTGACCACATCAGTACCCATGCCATTGCCTGCCCTGTGCGCATCCCACATACACAGTGCCTGCCCTGCACCATCCTCCACCACACACACAGGCAGGCTAGGGGTAGCAGTAGGGGTGACACTGACCATGGTCTGTACGGCACTCTCAGGGGTGCTACATGCGGTGGCTACGGTACCCGCTACCAGTAGGGTGAGCAGTAGGGCGATGATACGTGCGATCATGGTGGGTATCCATTCTGTGTAGGTAAGCTATCTAGGTACTACCCTAGTAGGTAGGGGCTACCGTATGCAACCCCTATCCTGTGAGGTATGTCACGCTACCGAGTAACCCATACCCACGGCCACCGGGTTGAACCCCATGGCCTTGACCTCAGTGCGCATCTTGATCAGCTTGGTCATCAGGCTCAGGGCAAGCTTGCCGGTTGCACGGTTCCACGTGCGCTTCATGTTCGTGTAGGCGGTCACGATCTCCTCTACCGTCAGGGGAGCATCCTCATCCGCATCTGTCTCGGTAGCGGCCATCTGAGGAGCCTTAACGGGGGTGCTAGCGGCAAGCTCAGCCTTGACCGCCTCCATGATCTCGCTGATCGGCACGATGTCAGCCTCAACCTCGGTGCTCAGGATCACCGGAATCTCGATGTTCTCCGCGATCAGGTTCGCCAGGTCAGCCTTACGGAGCGCCGAGTACCGCTTGAGCCCCATCCGCTTAGCGATCTCCTTCAGAGCCTTGACGGTGTAGTTCTTCGAGTTCAGGGTGTCGGCGTACATGGTGTCCTCCGAGGCGTTGTCGTTGCTGTTGTGGTCAACACTAGTCGAGCCGTCATCGGTCGTCAAGCCCATTTCCAAGATTTCCTGGAGGAGCCAGCCGTTCGCCTTGCGGATGACCTCCTCGTTGGTGCCCATGGCGGAAGACTGGACCAAGCTGGCGGCGGCAGCACGAACCGAGTTGGTGCGGGGGAGCTTCGCGCTGAGGCTGTAGTAGGTCTTCAGGGCTTCCGACATGATGCACTCCCTAGCTCGTTGACTTGCTGATATGGAGAACACTACCAGGCTTGCGGTTGCCGTGCAAGTTGAATCTGTCAGAATCTTCACCAGTTGTGTTAGCCCGCATTGCGCGGTTACGTCGGTATCTGATTCTGAGAGAAACACTATCAGAGGTTGTCTGGTAAGGCAAGCGGAGGAAAGTAGCGATCATCTGCTTTTCGAGAACTACTAGGCTTTCTTCACCGATTACATCCCCAAGACATCCTGTGCCTTGCTTCTGCTTACCGGTGTTTGTGTCGCCTACCGCGTCCCGCTTGCCTTACAACACAAACCCTAGTGGATGGGGGCCGATCTTGCAACCCCCATCCTGTGAACTAGGTCACACGCTAGTGGGAATCTGGAGACTCTGGAGAGTAGTGAGACAACGGTCACACGTGATGCTCTGACGGATGTTGTCGATCACGGTTACCTCAATGTTGGGGTTGAGGGTAGCCTCACAAACCGCCATCGTGCTCTGCGGGATGCGAACGTGAGTGGTACCGAACAGTTCGATCATGTCCCACGTCTTGAGCTTCATGATGACTCCCTTAGGTCGTTGTGCTGATAGGAAGAACACTAGTCGAGCCTGCTGAAGTTGTCAACAACTACTTTGAGTGAGCATCTGGCTTAGTCTATAGGTGTGAGGTGCCATCCCAAAACGCTCTGACCTGGCGAGGATGTAGGTACATTAAGACAGTAGCATACACAGAGAGTCAACGCTTTTCCGTAAACATACGCCAGATCCATAGCCGAGAACGGCATATGTGCGCAGATTGTTGATCAGAAAGGCTATGTCATATGCCAGCCACATGCATCGAATAACCATGGTGCCAACACTAGTCGAGTAAAGCCAGTATGTCAAACGGCTCAGAGAGGGTTTTAGAGAGCTAATTAGAGCCTTTGCTACCTGAGACATAGGGTAGGGGGTAAACATTGCTCAGATTGGCTCTCAGGTGCCTTAAACGGGCTCTCTAGTGAGTTGTGTCTGTGTAGGTATCAAGATCATATTGGACATCACTCTCAGTTTTTATTTTATTACTCGCAGTAACTCGTTGTGGAGAGTGTTATAGAACAGCTAAAGGGGAGTGTGAAGGGAGGATCAGGATGGAGAGTGGTTTGTGGAAGGCGATTGAGGGACGGTTGGGGAAAGGCTGCGACGGAAATTGCGGTGATTAATCCTTGCTAGAGCAGTAAGAACAAAACGCGGTATAGGTGCTGACTCCAACAGCTTATGCCATTCGATAGCCAGATCTACCAATGAATAGTATTGCTCTACCGTAATCCTTCCCTCGCTACAAGCCTCGCTATACATAGTGATCTCTTGAGCTAATCCTTTGTACATTATGATAGTCACCTCTGATATCTGATTCTAGCAGAATGGGAGGGCTTATTGACATTGCCTCCCATTCCTATTCTGTCAGAACTTACCGGCACAGATAGGTCCGATACCAGCATCAATGCTTTCCTGCTTGGTCAGCTCCCGACCACACATGTAACAGGAGCCAGTCTTACGACCGTATGCCTTAGCTTCCTCCAGCGTGATATCGAGAGGATTGAGACTGACGAACATCTCAGGAGTGATGCTGTTGATAGCACCCGGTGTGTATTCGTACTTCTTAGGGGTAATGCGCAGCAGAGCGTACATTCCCGTCTGTGCCTTATTGAATTGTACTTTCCACACATCGTTGTTGTTGTCCTTGTAGAAACCAGGAATGATTTTGGTCGGAATGTATTCGTCGTTGTCGGTAGCCTTAGCGATTTCCTCTTTGAGCATATCAGCTTTGTTGGGCTTAGGCAGCTTGAACAGCGCCGTAATCAGGTTGCTTGCGTTAGGGAAGATCTTGACCATTGCCGCGAGATCTGATTCTGACAGATTACGCTCGGTTGCGAGATCGGAAATGAGTTTCTGCTGTTTGGGGGAACCCGGAATAGCCTGCTTAGCGGGAACGGGGGAATCAGTTCCCTTGAAGGGCATTCCGAGCAACTTCTCGATGAGAGCCTTAGCGGCAGGCAACCCCATGTAGGGAATCTCATCCGGGTCTATGGTCTGATTCGAAAGGATCTTGAGGTCAGTCAGGTCACGCTCATTGATCAGCTTATTGATGTACCACTCCTGTTTGTCGCTGATCTTGCGAACCCGACCGTTACCGACTCGCTGACCAGCTTTCAGGTGACGAACCGGCCCGGTCGTCTGAGTCGTTACCGGAGTGATATTACGGATGGCAGTCGGCTTGCGGAAGAGATCCATACCAACCGGAGTAGCGGCATCCTGAGCGTTGCAGCTGGTGCAGTCGCAGTCAAAGGTGTGTGCTCGCGTATCCGTCATGGTGACTCCCTAACTCGTTCTGACTTGATGGGAGAACACTACCACACACCTTTACCGTGAGGCAAATGAGGGTGTGTGGTCTAGGTCACAGGATAGCTCAATCGTTGGTGACGAACGAACTACGGTTTGGACACCATAGCACCTCACCGCAAGGAAGCTCTACTCGCCAGCGATCTCCGCCAAAGTGAGGATAGGGGCCGGTCACCGTAACATCCCCATGCCACTCTTCCATACTACCGACGTAGAGGGCAGGAGTGGGGACAGGAAAGAGCATCTGAGTGATTTTCACGTCAGTTTCCTATTCTGTCAAGATAGATCAGGGGAAGGTGAGAGTCAACTCACTGAGGGTCTTGATGCCAGCCTTACGCATCGCCTTGCGGGTACGCCGCCACTGAGCCGGAGTAAGCTTATCGCTGTTGTTCTGACGCATGTAGTTGTTCACCTTACGCTCCACACGCTCGATAGGCAGCACGTGATTGGTGAATGCGCTGGAGTCGAATCCTCCCAGCTTGAGCGAAGCACCGGCAGCGATCTTGGTCACGACGCGCTTACGGTTCTCACTCACCGCGTCATCGTAGGCGACCCCGGCCTCCATGTCAACAATCTCAACCAACTTAGCCTTAAGGAACTTAGAGGTACCCTTGTAGCCAAACTGGGAAACAATCTCGCGCAGAGCCTTGACCGTCAGGGTGTTGAGATAGTCCGCGTAAGTCTTCATGGTGTTGCCTTCCGCTTGTCGTTGCTGATGTGGAGAACACTACCAGGTGAAAGCTGATCTTGCAAGGCGAGGCACGGTCTAGGTTGAGAGCCTAAGCTGTTGTTTAAGATAACCAACCTTACATTTCGGTTATCCCTCGCCTTGCTACGTAACCCTAACAGGTGAAAACTGATTTTGCAAGTTTAGGCCGCGGCAATTTCAAGGCATCAACCTTATCCTAGGTTGGTCAACACCCTGGCACAGTCATTACAAGGCTACCCGCGACTATAGCAGACTGTACGTCTAAAAAGTACCCCTAGCAGGATTTGAACCTGCCCTAACCACTAGCCAGAATCCGGTTGTTAGCCGGGGCTGTGTGCTCTCCCAGTGAGCTATAAGGGTGATCCTACACTATCACTCGACCCCAGGCATACCGTACATCAGTGCGCGTTCAGCTTCCTCTGCTGCCTTCCTACTGTCAAGGAAGATCTGGTATGCAGTCTGCCACTCTTCGCTGTCCTGGTCATCGATCGACCGGTAAAGCTCATGTGCCTTAGCCATCATCGAAACGTTGAAGTCACGGACCTCAGTGAGCATGTTCTGAATGAGCATTTCGTTGGTCATGTGAACAACCTTAGTCTGTGAGGAGGAAACTGTCAAGAACTTTCTTAGACCTTGATCAGCGCGACTGCACCATACCAAGTTATGTAACCGTCATCCCACTCTACCAGAAACGTTTCGTCAAGCACATCCCTGATGATACCGATAGAAAGATCAACTGCCTCGCCAGGGTAAGTCTTATAGCACACAAGCGTACCGACTGCCATGATGGTTTCTCTTTCTCTCAGAATTACTGCTGAGAAATCTTTTTGACATACTCAGTGTAGAGAAATGCTCCGAACCTGTCCGCGTGTTGGAGTGCAGCTTCCACACTAGCATACCGAACACCCTTAGCGGGTGCAGCCCAACCGTTTGCCTTGTAGACGTTACCATCCTGGTCAACGAAAGCATAGACCCTGACAGAATCATCAGGCTTAGTCGCTACAACGATTTTATCATACTTCTTACCAGGGTTGACGGTAAAGGTGCCGTAAGCAGGCCACTTAGCGTTGAGCCCGGCAACAAACTTAGCGGCGTGAGGATTGATAACGATAGCCATAGCGATTTCTCTTTCTCTCAGAATCAGCGGTTACGCAAGAGCTTAGCACAGTGTCGAGCAACCGCAAGAGCATCGATGTACTCAGTATCACGTGGTCTGGCACCAGCAAGGATTTCCATAGCCCGGTCGTAATAATCTCTATCTGTTACGGGCAGCTTACCCTGCAAGTGAGGGAAGCATATCTTACATCCTTCATAGTTGCAACCCCCGTGCGGAGCGAGACCAACAATACTCATGATGGATTCTCTTTCTCTCAGAATCTCTTAGGTCTTGCAATGAGACCAACCCTAGTCGAGTTGGCCCCAAAGCACAAGCTAAGAAACTGTGAGCTGTGTCACTTATTGATCGGGGCAACCTTAGTGGTGTTGGAGGTCAGGATGCGCCGACCGGTACGGGTAACCACCACCATAGCAGTCAGAGTGATCGGGGCGACGCGGTGAGCAGTAAAAACGATCTTACCGTCAGTGTAGACCTGACCGGGCACGATGTCCTGAGCCTCAGTGTCAAAGGTGAGCTTCATTTTCTTACCCTCTCGGTTGGTGATGAAACAAACTCTAGTAGCTGACTGGCATCCTGTCAAGGTGAGCTAGCTCACATGTAGAACTTTTTGATCAGAGAATCATGTACCACCACAACCTTACCATCACTTAGCTCAACGCGATAGGTGTTTGGGGACGGCATATCCACAACCTCGCCGAAAGCAAGAGCGGAATTGCAGTGAGCCTTCAGGATAACCGACATGATGTGGTGCCTTTCATGTTGTGCTGTTTTGACTAAACGAACATTACCGAAGTAGGAATCAGTTGTCAACCCCTACTCGATAAAGATCTTTCAGTCAGGAATGCCGCCCTTAGCGGTGAACTCATTGTTCAGGGTCTCATCCGTGATGTCAAGTTCAATACCAAAAGCTTCCGCAGACATCTTTGCCTTTTTGATGTAATCGCGAACTTCGGCAACACTACCCACCTTAGTATTCTGTCGCTTACCGACTCGCAAGTCAGCGAAATACGGGCCGATGTGGGCGGTAGCGGGATTGGTGGAGAGGGAAACCGTAAGAGTAGCTTTCTTCATTTTCTTGCCTCTCGCTAAGTGCTTGGTTGCCCTGATGTGAAGAACACTACCAGGGCAACCAAGCACTGTCAACAACTAATTTCAGCTGATGTCCGACCGGCCGCCATCAGCCGATCCACTAACCGCGCACCAATAGGCAGCCTGAACAAAGTTGGCGGGTACATCGTGAGCCTGAGCAACCATTCTGACAGCTTCAGCCATCACGTAGTAGCCAGCACCCGTGCCACCAAGCGCTCGGTAGTTGGCTCGCACGAACTTTTCGGCATCCTTTTTGGTGATACCACATGCATTGACAAAGGCGTTAAGCATCCAAGTATCGACGGTAACCGAGTCAATACCGGTCAACGGCTCAACGATGTTGTTGTAAAAGCTTCGGCGCTTAGTTCCGGTAAGGGTATCAGAAATGCTTTCGCCCCGGGCAATCTTGATAGCCATAGCAACGTTAGCACCCATACCCAACTTAATAGCCTTAGCGGCATCAAGAGCGGAAAGGCTATCGTACTTACGGAAGTTTTTCAGAATAGATTCAGCGACTCGCTTATTGCGCAGCCAGGGCATACGCGGAGAAACCGCAGAGATAATGCCAGCGGCAATCGTAAAGGTGGTGTCGTACTTATTCGCCAGTTGGTGAGCGAATGCATTTGCGTGAAGATACCAGAGAGCATCAGGGTTGTTGAACCCGATCACGTTGTGAGAGATCTTAGCATCGATTTCATCGACAACAGCGAGAATGTCAACACCGTACTCAACCATAGCCGTAGCGACAATTTCATGTCCGTTACCGACCAGCTGGTCGAAGCGAGACAGCTCGTTGGTGGTTTCCATAGTGACTCCCTAGCTCGTTGTCTTGCTGATGGGTAAACACTAACACCCCTGAGAACTCAGTGTCAAGTTCTCAGGGGTGTTAATTACTTCACAGGACGACCAAACACATTGAGGTGTTCTCGGCACATCCTTTGATGCTGGCTGGTCGTTGTGCTGTAGGTATCCTCAGGTACAATCACGTTTCCGTCCTGCAAAACCCACGCAATCGGAGTGCCATAGCTAAGAGCAGTATAGGCGATATCCTCAGCTCCGTAGTATTCCTTCAGAGCATCACCCTGCAACCTACCCGACCCACTCCACTTACCGGTTACAAGAGAAAGACCATAACCACGTCGCTGGAAAGGAGTGCAGTTTTCCAAGTCGAGAATGGTCTGATCGTATGCGGCACCATGACTAGCCATAACGATTATCTCCTTGTGTGCTGACCTGCTGATGAGAGAAACACTATCAGAGGAAAATCAGGGTGTCAAGCCTCTAACCACATTCGATACAGCACTCAGGCGGATCGTATGGCTATGATTCTGCCATACAGCCTTAGGATCTTGCATTAACTCGCTAAGTACGTTGAATGCACTATCGCGGGTCTCTGCATCGCTAAAGACTATTTGCAAAGGCGTAGGGCGACTGACAAACCAAATATCCAAGCAGAACATAGTGTTACCTTTCTCAGACCTTTTCAATTTCGTGAGCAAACATAAACAATCCGCCTTCAGCGTTATTGATCTGAGCGTGTGGCTCAAGATCGCTCACATCATCAAACTCAGTAACAACATACTCAGTAGAGAACGAGCGAACAACCCCCATCGTGCCAGCAGGAATGATGCCGGGCTCATTGTTGAAGTCGTTAACGAGCTTGACTCTATCACCGATACGGAACATGTGCAACTCTCCTAAAATTATAGGGTCTAGTTACCAGCGCTTGACTTAATAACTAGACCCTATACTGCCTACCGAACGCTGTCAACTGCCTTACTTATCGTATTCGCCTTCACGATCAGTAAGGGGTGATGGTGGGGTTGGCTTTTCCTTCCTAGTACCGTACTTCTTACCCCTAGGTTCTGCAACAGGAGTAGGGTGCTCTTTTTGATATTTCTCTCTGTGCCTACCTGGCATATTCTAACCTACCTTTGCGGGTGTTGGTGACTCATTGTCTCACCGTAGTTGTTAGATCCTGTCTTGAAGCAACGTTGATTAGGTCTAGCATTACAGACGGGGCAAGTTCTGTCAAGTTTACTGCCCTTTTGTTGCCCTACTGCTGAACCTGTCTGATTGTTGCTTCCGCCTCTACGTTGACCCATAGTAGCCTTCCTTATTTTACCATAAAAGCGGCCCTACAGGATTTGAACCTGTATCTCTCTGATTTACCGTCAGAGTGCATTTGTCCTTCATGCTAAGGGCCGCGCACAGAGTCTAGCAGAATTACGTACCCTCCGGAAGGTACTCTGTTAGACTAACTGGCGAGTTTGCCCCATGCGGTTAATTCCGCTCAATCCTGATTATAGATCAGAATATGCTTTCACCCTTAAGGGATGCTTATACATCAATGGGATAAGCTAACTGTCAGGGTTCGAACCTGATAACCAATCCCTTAACGAATTGGCGCTACCTATTAGCTCAGTCAGTCTACGCAAGGTGTTAAGACCCTGGCAGAACGTTTATCACTTACTCTCCGCTGTATCCGCCGGAAGATCCGTAATCAGAACTTCCACTAGAGCTGCCGGAGTCATAGCCAGACGACGTGTCGGTCACATACTCAGTAAAACTTTCGGTGTCGTAATAAACCTCAGTCTCACCAGCAGAGTTGCGACGGGTCTTCTTAACCTGACGGGTACGGGTAACAGGCTTCTTTCGTGCCATTGTTTTGTTCTCCTTGATTTAGGTTGTTGCGGTTAACTTACCTTAAACGCTTACTGCTGTCAATCGTCGTTGTCGTCGATGATTCCATCAGGATCAGCATCTGGCTTGCTGCTCGGTGCAACACTAGGGCTTGAGCCCGGGTTGATGTCAACAGTCTTAATGCAGCGCCAGTGATCGTAAACCACGGCCTCAAGCTCATCAGGGTCGCTGTCTGTACGGCTAGGCACCCAAATAAAGGCGTTTCGCCCATCGCAGAAAGCATACCATGAGGTACCCGTAATCTGCCAGGACTTAGTGTCCGCAGGATCAATCTGTCGTGTGCTTCCGCAACCCGACAGCAGCAGAACAATACTCATGCCTGCAATAGCGGCGAGCGCTCCAACAGACTTCTTATTACGCAAGGCGTTACCTCTCAAGAGAAATTAAATGGTCTGTTATGAGAGCAGTATTCGAGTACTACTATTTCTGCCCGATCCTTTAGCGACAGGATCTTAAAGAATTCGAGTACTACTTTAACCGTCGCCCCGGCTTATTGCTTTTATAGGTAAAGCTTAGCCTTTGTCTTCCGTCGCGTCAAGCTCGACATTCCAGAAAACCTCGCCGCCCTCCGGCAGCTTTTCGATCTTACCAGAATCAAACCATTGCTTCAAGGCATCGTGAAGGAAATCATCGGATGCAGTCTCAGCAAGATTACTGGCGAGGACAGCAGTAGCCTCGGCGAACGAGGAGACCTCAACTTCTGTGTTGTCCATGAGGTTTACTGGCTCACCAGCGAGGTTAGTTGACCAAGTAATAAGTCGCATCGATAATCTCTTTTCTCTAAGTTAGATGGAGCCTAGCAGATCAAGTTCTAGTTGGCAAGCAAAGCTTTCAGCTCAGCCTTAATACGTTTCGCGTCGTCGCCTCGCCAATAGTTCGCATTGCTGAGAAAGTAGCGAACAACGCTACGTGCGCTGTCAGCGTAGTAGGTGTCAGTAATCTTGTCAAGCGTGAGCATAGCTGCAAGATAAGGTTTGGCAGCAAAGTTGACCTTGGTCCCCCACGTGCTCTGAATATCAAGAGCAATAACACTCAGCGGACGAACACCCTGGCTCATAGCGACTCCCTCTATCGGTTGCTGATTTCCCAAAAATTAGTTATGACAAAATCCTAGCGCTTACGCTGAAGTTTGACAACAGTCAGATCAGCAAAATCTCGCCCGGCGATACAGAAAGCCAGGTTTCTAGCTTCCCGGGCAGTTTCGGCGCTGACTTCAAAAGACTCTCGCAGCTTACGGTTGGAGAGAACTACTGTCAAGGTAACCACAGTAACATCCTAACTGTTAGGACAGAGCTTATTGATGCACTTACCGGCCTTGAATACATTACCACAAATGTCACAATGTTTGAGGATAAATCTTAGAATCTTCAAGAGAGTTTTCCGTTCATAAAAGTTTGCACAGTAGAGTATAAATAGAGTATTGCTGCACACCTAATATAATGTAGCAAGACAGTAAGATATGAGTGGGAGGTGAACTATGTCTAAATCAGAAATATATCAATTAGCTCTATCCTGTGCAAGCTTCTTAGTTTCTGTGCTTGCCTTATTCATGTAGCTTAGTGCTCTGAGATGATCCTGTCAAGTCCTAGCCGGTAGACTTCAGGACCAAGTTCCTTGATCATGATGCTCTCTCGCTCCTCCAGTGAGGCTACCAGATTCTCAAAGTTCGCCGGAGTCAGGTAGTCATCCACGCCGTAGTCTTCCAGCATGTGCCGGATGGTAGGAATGTCGGCAGGATCGATTGTGTTGTCGCCCATGGTTACCTCTCTCAGTTGGTATGGCTAGAGCCTAGCACAGCTGTCAAGGTAGCGCAACAACGAAAGTAGCCAGGCATTAGGAGACAATCCTAATGCCTGGCTAAATCAACTCTTAATGCGCTTACGGTAGTCAAGAATTGTTTTCTTGACCTTTCCAACTTTGGCTTCTTTTTCCATTGCCTTAGCACGATCCTCGATCGGCCAAAAACCAGCCTTAGGCTTCTTTTCTGCCATAATAGACATCCTTACTGATTAAATGATGGGCTTGCTTTCCAATTCATCAAACTGATTCATAATGCCGTTCAGCCGCACACCCAAGTACCCGAGAACAATAACATACCCCGCGAAGGATACGAAAATGGAGTGATCGACACTCAAGGCATTACTGAGGCAAAGAGATGCGAGAATAGCAACAGCAAGCATAGACACCAGATGAGAAACAAACTTGACTCGCAGATTGCGAATGTTGAAATCCTTATTTGAGTAATTGATACTCACGACCCAAGAAATCCAGGCAACAGCAGTGAGAACAATAGCAAGATACATAGCGACTCTTTCTTGTCAGGTGAGCTGGTAAGAAGAACTCTACACGATACGACGTCAGGATGCAACTCTGTCTAGGTGCTCCACGATCTTGAGTACCTGATCATGGCCCCATCCTCGGTAGTCTGTTCGCCTGAAGTGTTCCATAGTTTTATCTACTACGCAAGTACGATCAGGAGCGTAGACATCAAACACAGATTTAATTCGGAAATACATGTCGCTAGGAATGTATTTAACATTGCCTGCATCATCAGTATACCGCTGCAAAGAAGATTGCTTAGCGTCGTCCTCAGGCCCTTGAAATGCGCCAGGAGTATTAGCGTAGCTGTTATAAAAGTAGGCACCTTTATAGGTGGTCTTGAAATTGTGTTTACGTGTTACGAGAGAAATAGTACGCTGCACCTTAGCGACAGTATTACCTGTCACCTTAGCATCATCTATCAGAATCCACTTTTGCCCAATCCTACCTCCACCTTGAGGCAACAAACTGTTGTGGCTAGGCTCATTACGCTTTCGACAGCCGAAAAAAGGTACATCGAAATGTCTAGCCAGCAAGGGCAATACTAACAGACCACTAAGCCCAACGCCAACCATAGAATCAAAGTCTACTCTATGCCCGTAGAGCTGAGTCTCAGCGTTAGCGATTAGCTCAGCAGGATCAACATCATAAGCAGACCTTGAATAACTTAGATTTGTCAAATCAAGGATACTCACAGCAAATCCAATTCTCGAATAGCAACCCACATCTCTTCTGTGAGAGGGTCACCGTCTAGCACCATAGTAGCATGACGTTGCGTCTTAGATACGGTAATTAGCTTTCCTGTTTTACCTTTAAGGTAGTCTCCCCATGCCTTTATCGGGCGAGAGATTATTACTCGACTACCTTTGGTAAACATCTAAGCCTTCCATACCCTGTAGACACCGTAAACGAATATAGCTAGCGCAGTAAATGGAATAAGGTGAGCTATTGGAATCCAAGTACTTGGAAACTGTGCAATAACCCACCCTACCACCAAAAATACTACGCCTGCCATCAATCGTGGCAGAATCACAGAGACTCGTGAACCTTGACGAACATGCGAAGTTCCGCAATACGTTCCTCAAGACGTTCGATTTCCTTCTTAGCTACCTGAAGCTTACCACCCGCAGCATCGGTGAGCAAGGCATCAAGTGCCGCAGTCTGGTCAGCTTCGCTCTGTGGGACCAACTTCCAGGCCCACTCTGAGCCAAACTCAATCTTAGGGTGCCCCGGGAAGGCTACACCGTAGGTGATGTTGTTGGAGTTTTTGCTAAAACTAACGATCTTTCCCTTTCGCCCAGCAAGCTCAGGACGGTTGACGCCGCTATAAGTTACCTGACGGCCGATCCACTGCTCAGGGGTATCGTAGAGGCTGTGCATTCCACCCATAATGATTTACTCTCCTTGGTTTGTCATTCTGCTGATCAGCCTAGCACTCTTGCTGGCTGTCCGCAAGTCGTTGAGGTAACTAGCGTTGAAGTCTGATTTTACCAGCTTACGGCCGATACGACGTTCAACGTCGAGCACGCAGAGCATACCAAACTTACTAAGGCCAGTCAACGCCCATGTCTGATTAATCAACATGTACAGCTCATTGTTTCGAGCTGTGTCAATACCACAATCAAGACAAAGAAACTTGCGCCGACTGGCCTTAGCCATTGTACTCAATCCTTAGGCGTAGGTGAAGTTATTGGCACCCATACCAGTACACACGTTGTACCGCTGAGCATTGTAGAACTTAGCTTCAGCTTTGCGAACTCGCTTAGACTGCTTAGGAGTAAGCTTTGCAGTCATACTACCACGCGACAGACGATACTGTACAGCCTTGGTGTCAGGGTGCATCTTCTTGGTCTTAGGCGATGCATTACCAGCAGATCGGCCCTTATTGCTACGAGCCTCACGGTCGTTACGAATACCGGCAACAATTGCATCGACGACAGACTCAGCCTTAAGAGGCTGAGTAGCCTCGATAGCTGCAATAAGCTCTGCCTTATTCATCTTGCTGCGACCCTTGATCTTCAGATCAGCAGCCTTCAACTTGAGTGCGTCAAGGCTGAGCCTAGCATAGTCAGTCACTTAGTTTCCTTCTTTGGAAGGAGAGGAGAGATGATCTCTTTACTATCCGAATTAGTAGGTACCATAAATTGTTGCGCCTTTCTAGGTGTGAATGTCTTAAGCTGAAACTAGCTTAGCACTAGCTGAGGTGTAGCGCAACTCAGATCCACGGATGATTGTCTGTGGCGGCGCTGTGTTGCGTCTCGGCATCTTAGGCATATTGCCTAGCCTATTGTCAATACTGCTGCCCTTAACTTCATTGCACAACCTATGTGCTGGCTGCATATTTTCTTTGGTATTCGGCCCGCCATCGGCGCGAGCAATCTTATGGTCAACGGAATACGATAGCGGCCCGCCATCGATTGTAAGATCGATAAGCGTTACCCTACCAGTACGTTTCCACTCAAGGCAAATCTGGCAAACAGGACCGTACTTTTCCAGTAAATACTTTCTCACTTTAGGTGCGCGTAAACTGTGAGGCACTATTCATAATCCTTTTCAGGAAAATTGGATGTGGGCCACGGATCTAGGTATCATCCCACTATGGGAATCCACTCCCCCGCCCACACTACCGAGCTAGCTCAGCAGGTCTTTCAGGTTACAGCCTAGCTGGCATATTCGATCCTGTCAAGGGTGTCAGCGTAAGTCGGCTCAACATCATCGAGCATTTCCATCAGAATGTGCTTACGCACCATGTCGCCGCTACGGTGCGCCTTGAAGATCTCATTGAGGATTTCGAAGAAAGTCATGATGTACTACCTCCAAGTTGTCATTATGATGTCTGTCAAGCCGTGAGGCAAGCATTGTGACCAGGAGAGCATCGATGCTCTCGCCTGCTGTGTAAGGCAGGCTACCATACTGGTCTAACGTACGTCAATCTGAAGCTGTAATGATTTGCCACACCACGGATACTACCAGAATAACCAGGCTAGGCCAAAGGATAGCTGAGAAAACTTCTGAATAGCTGAGTGCTGGCACGTAGGCATTGAGATGATGCAGGTTCCCCGTAGCAATCATAATAAACCATGATGTGCCCGCAACTGAGCCAAGCCAATAGGCTACGACCATTAATACAAGAAGCATATTAGGACTTTCTTTTAGGCTTAACTGTAGGAATACTGGCTAATTCTTTCTTGAGCCTATCACGTTCTGCAATGCGTTTGTCTTTAATTTCCTGTGCGAGGCGGGCAACCTTTCTTTCAGTTGCCCTACGCTCTACCCGTGCTTGCCTATTGCTCAAAGCTTACTCGCTAGCGCCACTCTTGACAACCTCAGCCTTGATGGACGCCAGGGCATCAGCGATAGCCTGCTCGTTGTCGCTGACTTCAGCTTCAGGAGCCTCAGAGGACACCTCGACAAGCTTAACGGGCTCCTCGGTGCGAGCCTGCTCAATCTCAACTGCAATCTCCTCAGCCTTAGTCTCAGCTTCGGGGATCACAGTCTGAGTCGGCACGACCTGAGCCTTGTGGTAAGCCTCAACGATGTCAGCCTTGATACGACCACGGTCACCAACCTCAAAGCCATTCGCCTTAGCCCACTCACGGATAACGCTCTGGTTACCCTTCTGAGCGGCAACAGCCTTCTTAGGGGCAGCCTCAACCTTACGGGCAGCATCGATGTACTTCTGAAGCTTTTCGATGTGGTTGGTGAAGTGCTTACGGTTAGCCTCGCCCAGTTCGATCTCCATCTCCTGACCGGTCATCGGGTCGAAGAAGGTAACAGTCTCAACGCCACTCTTGATCCGCTCGTCGAGGGAGTCAAGCAGAACAACGTTAGTAACAGTAGCCATAATGGTTTTCCTCTTTCGTTTGTTTGGGCGTTGTTGCCCTGGTGGAAGTAATCTATCAGGTTGCGTTCGTGCTGTCAAGTAGCCCGGCCCGACTCTCACCGGCTGGCCGAAATCCACAGACTTAATGCTGCGTGGTGCGCGGGCTGCTTGACTTGATTAAAACTTACTAGATTCTACCACAAACCACAAGTAGCTCGGCCTGACTAGCTTACCAGACTGTATCCAGCGCAGCACGGCCTCGGCTACCCACCCGATAAGGATCGCTCCTCGGTGGGCCCACGGTTTAGCTGGTTAGCGGGCTACTTGATGATTTGAAGCTTACTACATACTAGCTAGGTTGTCCACCGTCTTTAACAACTTCGGTCCTGAGAAAAATAAAGTTTGTGACTACGCAGCTGCCAAACTCAATGTTAAAATGCTTCTTAACATGAATGGCAATCTCGTTAAGTTGCTCAGCTGTTGTAATAGGATCATCGAATCCCAATTCCAGCGCTAGCGTAGATCTGTCTAGCGATGCAACTACCCAGTACCAATACCTTGTCATGCCTAAACCCTAACGGTTGGATACCTTGTTGTCAACCCACGAACAGACCTTCTCAACACCCTTGACAAACCAGGTAAACGGAAGCCTGATCAGCCAGAAAACCCAACTGATAATCATGAGTGGCGCAACGGCAATCCAGACAATAATCCAATTACGCCTGCCTTCGTTCATAGTGTAACCCTTCTTAGTTAGTTTGCCAAACTCACAACAGCCCAGCGAGAAACCTCAAAGCCAGGATACTCTGCGAGTTTAGCACGTGCGTGCTCGGATGCCTCAGACTTATTGTTGCCCGATGCGACTACCGCAACACTCTCATTGCCGCGTGTCAAGGTAACTCTAACCTCTGCTGGCTCATCAGACTTGACAGCAGGCACCTCAGTTGAGGGTTGCTGTGTAGCTCGCTTACGCTCCAGAATAGCGATGACACACGTAGTCAGGTGATTCTGACCTACTAGAGGAACGACCTTACCAGGCTCAGTTTCACTTCGCACGACATCAACAGGATAATAGGAATGCTTCCGATCGGAAGAGACAAAAAGAATAGCCTCCCCGCAATCTCTGCAACGACTAGGCTTAACTGGCTTAGCGAGCAAGGTCTGTCGATACCAGACCTGACGCACACCTTCAATTGTCGTGTCCATAGCGCTAACCTCTCATTCTGAGAAAACAAAAACGGACGGTACTGGTGATCATCTGCTTCTACGAGAATCGTTAAACTCTCTCCACATCCTACCAGTACCGTCCGAGGCGGTCAAATCTTCTTGAATTCCAAGATGTACTTACGGTTGAACTTACCATGACCGCATTTGCCGCAAGACTTAACAACTCTTGGCTTGCGAACCATGTAGACAACCTTAGCACAGCCAGGGCATGTAGCCTTCCAGTTTGAGATACTGGACTTGTCTACTACATCAGAACTACAACGCTCAGGCTTATACCCAAATCGCTGCATCTGAATCTTCCACAGCATACCGTGTCCTGCGCCAGGAGTCAAGGCATGAGCGATCTCATGCATAATCGTCTGACGGACAGCAGCCTCAGTACGTAGCGGAGTAAGATGCCGAGACAGATAGATGGTCCTGTTGCTGTAGCTGCATACACCGTACTTAGTCTTCAGGCTATTCCAGGAGAATCGATACTGCGGAACGTACTGAGAGATAAGCTCCTTAGCCAGGATACTGGCATCAAACAGCTCCATAGTGACCCCTTCGCTAGGTGATGAAGTTAGCTTACCTGCGCCTGAGCTTCCTGTCAACCCTCATCAACTTCGGGTATGTAAGAAATGTGACATGATTTACTTGATGCACATCGCATAGATGCTTACGAATTACCTCAAGATCAGCATTTGTAGTAAGCCTCTTAGTAAAGCCAAACTGCCAATTACTAATTGAGGTCTTGTCTTTCGAATTATAGGTGTAAGCCACAAAGTACTGATAAGTCTTCTTAACCTTGAACATCATTAGTTCTTGATGTGGTGATAAATGGCAAGAATAATAAGTACAACTACAATTCCCCCGAGAACTACGTCTGGAAGAAAGTTTACCACAGCCATAATTCCATCACCAATAGCAACAATAAGCTTCTCGAACCAACCAAGAGTAGCTTCCATGTCCTTGTTGGTAACATCAGTCAAAACCATAATGCACTCCTGTCTAAATAGGAGTAGGGACAGAAACCTCTGTCCCTACTTTCAAATCACTTCCCAGGGTAATCACATGCGTGACCAAAAGGCCCTATAGGTTTATTACATACCGAACACGTCTTACGCATAAGTCACCACCAGGAACTACGGCCGGGAGGAGGCTTAGCCTTACCTGCATTTCCCTTGTGGCTGTTAAAGAAGTCCTTGATACCGGCAGCAGTAGCACCGAGTTGAACGCCACCCTCAAGCCTCTTTTCGAGCTGCTTAATGGGCTTCTCAAGCGCCTTGATTTGCTTCCTGCTCATGCCCGGCACATTGCCCTTTTGAATAGCCTTCATTGCTTCTTTGGCTTCCTTGGGGCTCATGCTTTCGATAGCTGCAACTACATCCCCAACTTCGTGGGAACGATACTTAGGTGTCCTAGGCATACTAAAAGAGTTGCCTTTCTTAGTCGGTTTTCGGGTTACGGTTGTAAAGTACTCGCTCAAGCTTTTCCTGATCAGCCCTACGTGCCTCAGGCTGGTTCTGACCGTACTTCTTGATCGTAGCACACTGCGGTGCATTACACATTAGCTGATCTCCTCAGTAGTTTTTCTTTCGATATAACTACTCTAGCAACATCAACTATATGTGTCAAACCTTCTTCAGGCGCTTGCGAACTACCGGCGAGCAGTGCGGAGCCTGCTTGTGAATGTCCAGCATGATCTGGCAAGCCTCCTCAAGAGACTCAACCTCAGTATCAAGCACAATAGCACGCTCAGGGCCTTCGACCATCAAGATTGAACCTACAAGCTGAGCTTCTTTGAAGAACTTACCATACCACATGATTACTCCTCTAGCAATTTACCCAGAGTCATAGGTGTTGGCTCCGGTGCTAGCCCATACTTTACACGCTTAGCGTTCCGCTCGCAAGCCCTGCATCTGCGGAACATATTGCGCCCGCCTTTTTGGCTTGAGTAGCGCACATTATCTCCGGAGAAAGGATGACCATTAACGCAATGGGTCTTATTTCTAGAGAATGAGTTTTTCAACTCTAATATTTCTTCTAGACTTCTCCTAGGAGGCTGCACTAATTGCTTCTCAGTTTGCTTAGCAGCATAACGCCTTTGTGCCTGAGAATGGCAAGGGCGGCAGTATGAGAAGGTTCCCCGGTAATAGAAATCAAACATATTACATTGCTTGCAGGGTTCTGTTCTCATATTGCCGCCTATCAAAACTTATTCGCTGTATTCGCTTTGCTTTGTTGTATGGAAATAACCACAGCCTCCGGCACGCTCTAGGCATTCATATACTCGCTTAGGCTTATCATCCCTATGCGAGCGAGCATTTATCTCATCTACCGCTACCTGAGCGCGATAGCCCGTGGTGAATAGGGTTTTATGGGGAAACTTATTGCACGTAGGAAGGTCGCGCCTCTCATCTTCTGCCTTAAATGTAGGCAGCCAAGCATCCTCCGCGATTCTATTATTCCTGCGTGGCATTACTAAGTGTTTCTTTCATATCTGGCGCGCTCCAATTTCTAACCATCTGCTCAGCAGAAACTATGTTTTCCAATTCTGCTACTTTTGTCTTCAGTTCTGTATTCTCAGCCACTAGCTTTTTCACATTTACTTTATCGGCTTCTGGTTGTACGGGTTCAGCGATATCATAGATAAGTGCGCCTAAAGAACATATAAGTCCTATGGCACCTAAAATACAAGCAATAATGCCTGCTATTTCATACATATCAAACCTTAACCAAATTACGACGACGGTTGTCACGGTCAATAATCGGCTTCATCATCTCACAAAGTCGGGCGGCACGTTCACGTCCAGCCTGCTCAGCCTTCTCCCGAGCCTTCTCCCGAGCCTCCTCAGCGCGGATAAGCTCCATCTCACCCTCGGTGTTCTCACGGTACACCGTACCAGCATGACGGCAAGCCTCGCACTTAGTAGGCTGACGGCCACGACGACCCAGCATGACGGTGAAGGTGTTATTACAGGGACAGGTAACAACCTTGGAAATCTGGTGATGCTCCTTGACTCCGTTGTTGACCATGCAATCCCAGCCAACAGAATTACAGTCATGCTCAGCAACATCCGCACCAGACTTAGAAGCCGTCTTAGCCTTCAGGGCATCTCGGCACGGCACACAGTTGACGGAGGGCCGACCTCGACGTCCTGGGGTACGAGAGAAAGTCTTCGTGCAATTCGGAGAAACCTTGTCACGGCAGTCCTCGATGATGATGACAATCTTAGCCATGGTGGTACCTTTCTGCCTCGTTGTTGTTGATAGCTAGAGCTTACATCGCTCAAATCTTGCTGTCAAGCCTAGAAAAGTTTGACCTTGAGTGGTAGCCCGCTGTTGTTAGCGTAGTCGCTGATGAACTTTACGGCAACTGAGGAGACGTTCTGTGCTCTGATGACATGCTCAACATGCCGTTGATACCATTTCTTTCGCTTAGCTGTTATTTGAACGTTGGTGCCTAAGTATTCTGATAAAAACTGTGCATGAGTCTTACTATCATGCCCACCAACAGTAATAACTAATGTGTTGTTCATTCAATCACTCTCTTCTTTACCTGATGCGCTGCTGGCATTTCAAAATCACCTTGGGAAGTTATAAGAGTAACCCACGGCTCTCCGGTATGACCGTTATACCATTCAGTTCTACGGCTTATCGTAGCATAGGCTGAATCTGCTAAGTCATTCCAGCAGTATTCGTCTTCTGCAAAATCAAGTTCATCGCCTACATTAACATCTTCGGCGTATATGGTTTTTACTAGATCAACACTCATAGCTAGACCATACACAAAAAGGAGCCTACCGTCAAGTAGGCTCCTTTAGGGGTTTTAGCGAGGATTACACACAATGCAGGGCTTCTTACCGATAAAGCCACCATCGCAGCTATGGCCGCCACTACCCTTTTTGAGAAGCTTATCCTTCTTCATTCCCTTAACGGCAGCAGACATGGCAGCCTGATTAATTTTCCTAGAATTTCCAAACATAATGATTCACCAATCTACAGTCATGAGATAATTACCTGCGGGAATATGTCCATCTTGGTGCAGCTTATTGAGAATAAGTCGAGTTTTGTAAGGAAGCCATTCTCCTGCTAACATCTGCTCAAAAAGACTATGCTCAAAAAGATCAAGGACGCCATCGATGTGGTAAGTCAATGAAGTATCGTTGCCGCATTCTTCAGCTGCGGCAATATTATAGGTAAATCCGTAAGTTTCCTTGATGAAACTCTCAAGGTCTCCGAAATCAACATAGTGAGTCATCTCAGAACGTCTGCGTAGCGCCATTTGCTTCCTATCTTGTTAGTTGGTGTCAGGGATTACAAGGGGCACAATTACATTCATCTTTATAGGTGCCTCGCAAAGTTTCATAATCTTTAATGTTGCGTTCACGAATCTGCGGAGATCTAGTTCCTGACTGCCACTCCCAGCTTCCGACAACAGTATAACATTTTGCTGTTAGTTCCTGCATGTCAATAGGCTCATCATCTCCAGATGAATCCACAGGATACCCACAGCGAGAGATCTCTCGCCGTTCAGGACTCCTGGCAGTATATGTCACAGCCTTAGATTTAGCAACCTTCTGCACAAACTGAGCCATCATGATTTCCCAGACCTTATCCAAGTCTGGGTCAGTCAAGCTTAGATGATACTTAAGCCACCTACGTTCCTCTGTCTTGAGATAGGTCATGTCCATACCCACAACCTACCTCCTCAAAGCCTCTATGTCAAGTCACTCCATACCTGCTGCTCAGCAAGCAAGACAGGATTACCCTGGTCGTCGTGACCCACCGACAGCCGTCTGTGTTCGGGTAAATTGTTATCCCAAAACTCATCATCTGTTGGAATAGTTACTCTACCACCTAGCAGATAGACGAGCCACCAAATTAACTCTTCTGCTTCTTCTGGGGTTGCATTGAATGGCTCCATCAAACAGATACCTCACCCGTTAACTTAGGGTGATACTTATAGCCAGAGAGACTAAAGCTATTTATGTCAAAATCGAATATAGAATCAACTTTGCGCCTGACTAAAGTAGGTGCAGGATGACCAACTCTCCATATTTGTTTTTTGATCTGTTCAATATGGTTGTTGTAGATATGCACGTTAGTCATATCGTGAATAAGTATTCCAGGAATATATCCAGTAACATCAGCAAGCATATGCAACAATAGCGCGTATTCAGCAATGTTATACGGAACACCAAGGAATACATCACATGAGCGCTGATGCAGCTTCATGTTAAGCCTATTACTGTCTACATAAAGCTCAAACGCCCAATGACACGGAGGTAATGCCATCTCATCAAGCTGATTAGGGTTCCACAAACTGACAACCATTCTCCTGGATTCAGGATTGGTCTTCAGTTCATTAATGATCCAGGAAATCTGATCTACTCCGTGCTCATTGCCTGGAGAATTATAGGTATGGCCGTTAAAATTACGCATCTGATGTCCATAAACAGGCCCTAGGTCACCGTTAGAGTCAGGCTTAGCCCACTTACGCCAGATACCAAAACCCATTTCTGCAAGCTCATCAGCATTGGTAGATCCTCGTAACATCCAGAGCATTTCAGCAACAATATGCTTAAAGCCTGCTGTCATATCCTTGGTAGTCAGTAATGGAAAACCATCAGCCATATCAAATATCAGCTGATACGAAAACAGAGAAATAGTTCCTGTGCCTGTACGATCCTCTCGCGGCTTACCATACGCTAAAACGTCAAAAACCATATTCGTGTATTCATCATCAGCTTTACTCATTTAATATATTTTCCTTTACCGTTACACTTGCTGCATTTGTAACTAGCATAGTTAGTCAGCTTAGATTTAGTCCTTACAGCAACAGTTCCTATGCCGCCGCATGGCTCACAACTAGTGCCCTTTCGATATACCTCATCTGGATCCGGTTTGCTCATTTAATTTTACCCTTCTTCGCTCTACTAAAGACTCTAATTATTTTCTCGGCAGTCATAGGTATCTTGTTTCCTGTCTGAGACCAGTTGCTTCCTTCAGGAACGACATCCCCCGAGTCAGGTTTGCTCACTGAGTCACCTTCTGCATCCTAATACCTAGACCGTTTCCATAAACCTTCGGAGTCTGCGTGAAGGCATCTCTAGCGGCCCTCAGTTTTACGTACAGCGCCGAACCATGCTCAACGGTACCTGAGTCTAGGAGGGTACATAATTCAACGTAATTAAGCTTTACGGTAGCTATTTCTTCCATCATTTTTCCTCAGATTCCTTTAGCTTTTTCAGTAACTTCTCTGAAGCTCCGTATTTTTCCAGCTTCTCGACAAATTGATTAGATACTCTTCCAGCCTTAGCTGGCTCAGAACGTTTCCCCGGCTTAGTCATGATCTGCCTAGTATCTCAGAAAACACCCGCTGTTGCAAGACACGATCGATAACTTCTGTCTGCACAAACTTATCTCTTTGCTTTTTATAAATGTAGTAAGGAACTGTTACCTCAAAATACATAAGCTCATGAGGATTCTCCCAATACTGCATCGCCATAACTGCGGTTACCGCATAACGCTGTCTGTTCAACTCAGATAATCCTGAATCAGTTCTCAACCAATCCAGCAGTCTTCCTAGTTCTTCGGTGGTGTCACATCTAACCTTGATAGGTTTCTTAAACACAGTGCTCTCCTCTCTCAAATCGAAGTGTAGGTAAGTATCTGTCCCTCAGGAGATGGCTCACTGATAGAACCATCTGTAGATCAACTGCATAGCTTCTCTGTGAGTCTTGTCAGAGAAGAGATCAAACAATGCTGAAGCTATAACCTTAAGATGTTCCATGCTGATCCTCCTCCTGATTCGAAGTGTAGGTAAGTATCTGTCCCTGGGGACAGGTTCCTAGAACAACGATAGCTAGCAGAGCTAGAGCCATGCTACCCAAGATTACTAAACCGATCATGTTGTCTCCTTCCAAGTTTGAAGTGTAGGTAAGTATCTAGTCCCTCTAGAGGGACCTGCCTAGGATCTCAGCTATAGGTCTTTGCTCAAGTACAGGATCAAAAACTTCTCGTTCAATTCAAGCAACTTAGCTAATTCCTCAAGATTGTAACATTTGATAGTTACATCTTTTTTGAATATGTCAAACATTGCTATCAAAATCCTTCATGCTTCGAATGTAGGTCTGCGTACTTTGCTTTTCTGCTCTGCTAAGTTCCTCATACGCCTTAGCTATCATTTCCTTACGAGTAGCTGGAGGATAAGACTGCGAGGTATCAACAGCCCTCAGGTACTTTGCATAGGCGGCAGTTACAGTATCTCGCTGGATCTTAATTTGCTTGCTCTGATGATCAAATCTGTTCATGGTGCTTATCTTCTCCTTGAGTTGAAGTGTAGGTAAGTATCTGTCCCTCAGGATAGCTCTAGAGGAGCATTGTTGTACTCGAAGTAATCCTTGATTTCTGTGCTGTAGAGATGTTCGATAACCTTGCTGACAAGTTCATCTTCAGAAAGCTCTGAGCCGAACAACTCCTGCAACTGTTTCTTGTCTGCATTAACCTTAATATAGAACTCCATCATAATTCCTTTACCTTAGTAACTCCTTGTACAAGAGTAAACTTGTATCGCTTATCAGCAAACTCACTGAAGGCATCAGAATGCGTTACCAGGATAATCTGAACCTTAGTCTTGTCGATCAATTCTTTGATAAACTCAGCTAGCGGGCGCTCATACTCTGCCGAGACGTGACTGAAACTCTCATCCAGGATCAGGACAGGATCAGTTTTCTTCTTATCCAGCAATAGGACCACCAGCCTCAGCAGGAACCCTACCACAGCAGCCATACCACCGCCTCTGGCGTCCATCACAGCAGTCTCCACAGATGCCCCGTTAAGGCCCCTAGATTTTACGAGGAATTTAACTTCGGGCGTCTTGCCCCTCTGAGTCTGCACCAGATGAAAAGATAAATCCTCACCGAAAATACTATTCAATCCTCGTGTTACCAATTGTTCGATTGTCTCTTGTGCAGCAGCTTGCTTTGTCTCTCCGATCGATGCTAAAGTGATAGCTACTTGATTGTAGAGTTCTACGTCCGCAGCTGCTAATTTGATTTCTTCTTGTAGTTTTTTACCGCTACCGGCAATAAGTCTAGCTTCAGCTACTCTTCTATCTACACGCTTACGAATACGTCGTGTCTCTTGAATCAGCTCATCTATTGTTTTCAACTATTGATTCCATTTCTTTAAGTTCTTCTGTACTGAAGCCAAGCTGTCGAGCAATCTTGATGATTCTGTCAGATTCTTCCCTTAGCCTCTTGCGCTGAAGAATGAGGTCTACTTTCTTTTCAGATTCTGCTTTTGGCAGAATAGGCGCAATCCTTTTTGCTACAGCCTTGAAGAGATAGTGCCAGGCAAACCCCACAAGGAATAAAGGCCAGAATATAGTTCCGCAGACTCCTGCGAACAATTTCTCTTCTTCATTAAATCTTTCAGAGTCTCTCATGGCTCGTAGAATCTGATCCTCCTCACTTTCCCTGGAGTATAGACGCTTGTTGTCGTCGTAATGCTCATTAAAAGACTTATTGACAGATCTATTACGGGAATAGATGCCTACAGGAATCCCAGTAATCAGATACGCCAACAAGCTAAGGACAATAATCCATAGCAACGTCATAACGTTCGACCTTTCTGATAAAATAAAAAAGCTGCCAGAGAGTTTTCTCCAGCAGCCTTAGTGTAACATGAGAGTTTGTGCAGGTCAAGTGGGGTTTGACACACTCGCACAGTAGTTCTGATTAGCATCTTGAGCAAACTCTAGTGCATCGTTATCTGGTAGTCCAGCTATGTTAACAACATCTTCAATGCTTTTAAGAATGCCAGGCTCGATATTCCAGGAAAGCTCATTCTTCTCGATAATCTTACATGTCGCATTAGCAGCCTTTAAGATTGCATACTCAGGAACGTTAGGGTAACGCAAACCCCATCTTTGAGCAAACTGCACACCTACCGTAGCAGGCTCAGATGGTGATGCTGTAGGTACTCTCGGTGACTCCTTTTCGGCAGGCTTCGGGGTTGCTGTAATAGTCACAGCAGGCACATTAGGAGGCTCTAGCGTCTTTGTTGAAACAACAACAGACGGAGCTGGCATGGTAGGAGGTGTAGGTGGTAAATCAGTAGGTTTATTGCAGCCTACTAATAAAATAAACGGTACAGCAAGTAAAGCTAATTTCCTCATAACATTATTCTCCTTTTAATAATAAAATAAAAAAATAGCACTAAGACTTCTCCCTAAAAAATCAACTTCCTTCAATGAGGAAGGCAGGATATTCGAAATCCATAGTTTTACCTACCACCTATTTAGCAAATAGGGTTGCTGACCTCAGCAATTTACCTTCCAGAAGCAGCTTATTTTCACAAACTGCTGTATGCCTTACTTCTGTCCGTGACCACAGCCGCGACAGATAATAGAGAACTTGTTGTTCTTCTTATCAGCCATGATTACTTCTTTTTACCGCATTGGGTACAGTGTGTGAGAAACTTACTATTCTTAGCTCCGCAACCCTTAGCTTTGCAGATCCATTCATTGACATAACTCATTCGTAGAACACAACCATTCTTTCTTGAGGTGTAACTTCATAGGTGTCTCCGTCAAGTTCGCCGCCAGAATAAGATGCGTACCAGCCATCCTTACGGAAGTAGCGAGTAGTCTTTCCATCAGAAAGAGAAATTACTACCCAATACTGGTCACCCTGACCCTCTCCACCATACTCCGCTACCAACTCAGCTGTAAAGTTATCTAAGGTAGCTTTCTTTTTATCTCCGTACAGCTCGCCCTTAACTTGCGACCAAGCTCGAATTGTATTATCTAGATCAGAAAACTGATCGATTTCTAATTCGGCTTTTAGATATTCTTCTGCTTCTGCGTTATAGTATCCCGTATAACAACTCACTAATAGAATCTCAAGAGCCTTAGATGCGGCTTCGGTGATACTCATATCAGTTAGGGTCTGGTTCATGCAGCCTCCACATATTCGATAACAGTTTTGTTTCTAGGCTCAACAATAGTTAGAGTATCATTCCACTCAGAACCTACATAAGATGTATAGGTACCTGTAGCGCGATAAAGAATACCACATAAGTCGAAGATAATATACAGCTTCTCTGACCAACCATCGTAGTTCTTATCACTATCGTATTCATGGTAATCAACAATAGTAACAGGGCCTAATTCTGGGATCTCATGCACTGTTCCACGCAGGTCGCTGTAAGAATTAAGGAAGGCTCCGTAACTAGAGCCCTCGTCTAGATTGTCTTCAGCAAATCTCAATAATGCTGTTTCTACCTCACTAGTGCTGTACATTTATACCCACTCATAGGTAGTAATGGTCTGCTCTCTACGTACCGCAGGAACGATGTTGTCAATTTCATAGCCCCAGCCCTCGAAGGATGCATAAGTAACCGGAATCTTGAAGTCTTTTTCCTTACTTTCAGAGTCCTTTACTGTCAGAATAATATAGCCATCATGAAGATTTTGGTATCCATAGGAAGAATACTCTCGCTCAAGCTTAAGATCCTTGACTGTAATGGAATACCCTTCAGGTAGAGAACTTAGCTCGATAGTATCACCGACGCTAGAATACTCTAACTCAAGCTCATACAAATAATTTACGTCCTCGTGATTGCGGAACCACTCCTGTAATTCAGCTACTGTTACGTCATTCATAATAGGTTACCGTCTTCTCTCTAGGCTGAACAGTCTTCAGATCGCCATCCCAGGAAACCTCTCCGTAGGAATCAGCACTACCTGACTTCTTGAAATACTGTTCTCCTACCTTAATAATTACATATACTTCAAACTCAGTACCCTGCTCGTATGCACCATCGTAGCCGTTAGGAGGATACCCTGGAGTCATCTTCTTATCAGCTACAGAAGCAAACCTATTACCGACAGAAAACTCCTTACCTACAGGGTACAATCCGTATCGAGTATCTTCACTTTCAAAGATATCCCACCCGCCTTTCGACTTTACCCAAGTCTCCAACTCTGCCAGAATCACAGCAGGATGGCTAGCAGGTAGTTGTGTTCCGCATAACTTACATTCACTCATAGTCTCTTCTTTCTTCGCGTCTGCATTTAAATGCCTAATACAGGAGTCACAGGTCACTATTTTTTCGTTGATGGTTAGGAGTAGCCAATCTTTAGGGCGATAGCATAAAGTATTTGGTTTCCCCGTAATACTAAAATGAACTACTTCCATCAATTCCAGCCCTTGTTAATAACACTTTTACAGCCGGTACAAGTAACCTTACTCATATTAGTAGTGGACTTACCTAGTGAAAGCTTTGCTCCACAGGCTGCCCGTGTTGGAGTATCAGCGTAATGCATTACATCATACCCTTCTTGGTCTTGTCCAGAGGCTTCAGCTTATCAATTTTTTCACGATGAATGCTCATGTAGTCATGCGGCTTCATGAAATGCTCAAAATTATCTACAATAAAGCGAGCAGACCGGCCCTTAGTAAGGCTAACAATCGTCTTACGAAGTGCCAGAGTATAAGCCAGACCAGGGCTGACTCGGTATTTTGAGGGAATCATCCAGCGCTCAAGAGCCGTAGCCGCAATCTCCTCACGGAACAGCTTGACCTGAGTATCAAATGGCATATTCCACAGCTTAGTAGGATCGATATCTACAGTCTCACCATCCTTAAGAATAGCCTCATACAAAGGCTTATCGCCGAATGCGCAACTCTCATGAATAGAGTCGTGATCGTAGATACGGACTACCGCATCATCAAAGAAGTTACCAGCTGCCTGAGCTAAATTCATTTTCTTAGCGCCATGCGTCTTGACCCATACAGGATACAAAATATTATGTAGTGCCATATCGAGCTTAGCACCATGACGCTTCAAAAAAACGATGTCAGCCATATGCTTACTCCAGGAACCGTTTTTTAATTCCCAATAAGAATGAGACATCTTGATGGTATAAAGTTCATCCGGAGTAGCCATTCTATTCATAAATGGTTCGTCTAGTCGCGTACCCCTCCAGCTATTGTCCCAGAAAGGATCAGCCTGTGAGTTATTCTTGATCCAAGGTGATACATGCCCCTCAGGATCAGCAAAGTAATCGTAGTCCTTAGGCTCCCGAGCATCAGAGAACCAATAATTCATGGCTGTAGAGCCAATGATAAGTACCATAGTGAAATCTCCTAGAATAAATTATTGGAGTGAGTCTGCATCATAAAGTACTTGACCGTCACGAAGACCAAGTTTAAATGCATTGAGATGCACGATACACAACGCCTGCGCCAGGGTAATATCTTCTCCAATACGCATTTGCAAAACCTCTACTGGAGGGAGAGCACAGTTGACGTCTTCATTGCTAGCTAATACCGTAGCATGATCGTATGCCTGACACATCTGTAAGCCAGGGCCATTTTCGTGCTCAGGATCGATTTCAACAGAAAAGAATGTTAGTGACATGAGGAGAGCAGAGGTAACGATCCCCTATCCGGCTACTAACCCGATACCCTAGTTTTCAAGACTAGTCGCATGACCTCATGCGGTGCTCTCCGAGATACCTGCGTGAGCAGGCCATTAAATAATTATATCAGTTTCTCCAGGTAAAAGCTATTGTCAGCCTCTACTAGTACGAGTATTTCCGCCATCTCGATCAGGGTCATCTCGAAAATCAGCGGTACCAGCTTTTTGATTCTTGATCAATTTTCTAGTGGTTGCGCCTTTAACCTGAACGCCTAGCTCATCGCTCTTGGTACGAATGCGGTCTTTCTTTTCTGGCAAAATAAACTCCTCAGGTGAAATGCAGAACGAGCATAATGAATCCCCAAACAACTACTCCAGTAATGCCAAGACCAAGTACTGCTGCACCGATCCAAAGCTTACCGAAGTTGTTAAAAATCCAGGTAAATACCTTGTCCATAATGATCCTTTAAACGAGGGTGAAGAGTAGCCAGATAATTAGTACGAGTACTGCCAGAACTACAATGCCAAAAATTATTCCTACAAGAAAAATGTATCCAACAAATGCGTTAAACAGGTCTTCAACATCATGATTTTTATTCACGTACTCCGTGTGGGAATCGAACCCACCTTTAAGCACGTTATAAGCGTGCCTCCAGCCACCAGCCAAGCCTACGGAGCAAGTGGTGTGACAAGCACACCCTAACATATTTACTCAGCCACCACCAGACTTACCACCGGTGCCACCTCCACCCTTAGCTCCAGATCCTACCTTAGCAGTAGAACCAGGTCCACCCTTGCCGATAACACCAGTCTTTACTGTACCGTTGCTGATTCTACCAGAAGCAGGAAGACCGAACCTTGACCTAGCTGCTGTGTCCTTGACGGAGAACTTCTGATGTCCAGCAGGAAGCCTTGAGCCTACAGGATAAGTGGTGTTACCGTGGACAGAGCTTCCCATGTAAGCGAAGAAATAGCCACCCCCACCTCCATCTGAATCATCGCAGTAGCTTTCATCAATTACCGTACCGTTACTATCAGAGCAGTAAAAGTGACCATCCTCATTCGGGTCATCGTCTGCGCTATCACAGGCAGCCATGCCACCAGCAGCAAGCAATAGAAATGTACCAGTCAGTGCAACACGGCGCGAATACATGCGTCGGTTCATCTGTACCGATCGTCCTCTCTGTGTTTGTTTATTACAGCTACCCTATCATGCTGCCGGGGGCTGTGTCAAGGAAGTTCGCGCAGCTGCTTTTTCATAATTAGTCTTTTAGTTTTTCAAGCATATCCTTGCGAGACTTAACGACATCTGCTGCTATATCTTCTATCTTACGATGCCTTCCTACATATTCGGGTTCAATAACCTTAGCAGGCATAGGTAAAGCTGATGAGGGTACGTCATTACACCTAGCAGTTATATCACAAATTTCACAAACTCCATAAGACTTAGACATACTCTCAGGCCAATTTCTTTTATTGGCACAAAAATCACAGAAAAACATAAGGGTTACTTCCTTTTTCGATATGCTGCCGCACGTTGACACTTGATCGAACAATAAATCTGCCCGCTGTTGTTAGCGATAAATACATTTCCACAAGTTGGGCTTTGGCAGTGACGCCTTTCACCGCGACTTGCGTTAGGGTCCTTCTTAGTCAAGATAACTCTCCTGAAATGAAAAAGGCACATGTTTCCATGTGCCTTGACTTACTTCTTTTCTCTAGATTGAGCGTTAGCTACTCTATCTGGATATATTACTTTAGGTTTTGATACTTTGCGTAATGGTTTAGCCTTTTCCTGTGCAGCTTTACGCTCAGCTGCGGACATGTTATCTCCAACTTTTGCCACTTGTTTAATCCTTAATATTTGAATAGGTTAGAGCGAAGGTCTTACACCCTCCTGGGATCTCTACGGAATTACCGGCTTCTCTCAACAGCCTGCCCTATAAGTGACTCTACCTTTGTATTAAGTTAATGTATGTGTGTTAGGAGGGAATTGAACCCCCGACGCCTCGCGGAACGATTTTACAGACCGTTGCAACCAACCAACAGTTGCCTCTAACACATGAAGCCAAGTTTCCCTGGCTGTAGTACTAGTCTACATCTTTCTGATTACCCAGTCAAGTAGTCTGGTCACTGTTTCTCGTGGAGTGTGTCCATCGTACTTAGGGGCGTGCTCGATGGTGTGTACTCCGTCAAAATCATTCCAGTGAGTAAGCTTGTAGTGGTAACTGATTTGTCCCGTAGGCAACTGCATTCCTACGATAAAATACCCACCCTCAAACATAGGCGCATCATCTGGGTGGTGGTGCCTTGAACGCCAAGAAATTTTAGTATTTGACAACATCAAGGCTCGTGTCAATGCACGACGATGATCGTATAATTCTCCGAAAGTATGATAACCATCAGAGATATTGTCTGTTTCCTTTGACTTAGCCATTACTTCTTGCAATCAGGCCAACGCTGACCAACAAGACACTTCTTAGAGTTTCGGAACTTGTGGGTGTCTCGCTCGCCGTCGTCTTCAAGAATAGTAACACGCTTACTGGACTTGTCAATCACTACACCAGTATCAATATTGGCGTCAACAGGCTCTGAATTTCCAGAACCACAGGCGACCATACTACCAAAACTTAACACAGCAGCAACTGCTACCGCAACAAACTTAGCAGACTTCATAGAAAACCCTTTCGTTAAGACGACTTTGTGCCGTCATGAGCACTACCCTACAGCAAACCTGGCTGGTACGCAAGTAGCTGACTGATTGTTGCAATCGCCATCGTATCATCATCTCGCAGTAGAATAGGTGACTTATGCTTCTGTGTATCCTCACCTAACATAAATCTACACTCAGTTGAGGGATAAGCCTTTAACATTTCTGCAAGATGCAGGTAATTGACAACAATGTTTCTAGATTTACCCGACCATTTACAGGCTATAGTAGCAGAAGCTGAGTTATTAGTATCCTTAGTTACTATTCTCATAGATTCGGCCTCTACTTGAAGACCTAATGCAGAAGAATTAGTATCAGCTGTAGTTCTTACCTGCTTGATTGCTGTAATCAATTCCTGACGATCCACAAGCAATTCCTGATCGTTAGTGAGAGCAGGTCTAAGCCAGAGCTGTTCAACATTAGGATATGGATCATCAAGCTTATTGACATAGAATACTGTAGTGCCGAGTTTGAAGATTAATTTCTTAGTAACCTCACCAATTTCCAGGTTCTCCAGGTCAGAGCCACCTAGCAGCTTGTTCAGTATGCTGATACTATCAGCTGGTAGCTGCATGTGCAACTTGAACCCATGAATCCTACTCTGCTGAAATCGTGATCCGTCGCAGGCGGTGAACTTACCACCCTTGATGTTGATCATCTTCATAGAACTCTGACCAGAAAACTCTCTACTAGGTAGAGCATATTTCACAATGTTTATAGCATCTATAAATTGCAATCTGTTGACCTGGTGAAACTCTAATGCAGAAACATCTTCAAGTGCGGGGTATCCATCAGCTTTAGCTAAAGCTATTTCTACACTAAAGCTTCCAGCTACGATGACTGCACCAACATCAGTAACTTCTATAAATACCGTAGACCCTGGATTACATTCTTTAACAATATTCAGGAATGTTTTCGCAGGAAATACCTGTGTGCCTTCAGTACTAATACTAACCTGATCCGTAGTTACTGCAATAGACATACTCTTCGAGCTACCAACAACAACTAACTTATCGTTGCCTACTGCGCACTTGAAGTTATTGAGCACAGGAATCATAGTATTACTAGGTACAGCAGAAATAGCCTTGTTCAGTAAACTCAGCAATACCTCTCGCTGTACCTCAAAACCCATTTTAACAGTGTTATCCGTAGTGAGACTTTTAGCATGAGCTGAAGATCTAACTGCTATTTTGGGCTTAACGGATTCTTCACTGTCAAGCCAACTAAGAATATCTAGCTCTGCAACTCCGCCTGTCTGATCCACTTTAACACCCCATTGCATCTAATTTTGCTGTAATGTCTTCCAGCTGAGATTCGAATTGACGTTGTAGATCACTAAGTCTAGCACGAGCATCCTCGATGGTGTCAACAGCAAACTCAGACTTTAAACTAGCTATAGCAGCATCGTACGATGCCTGAGCTGTTTCTTTTAATGTCTCAGCTCGTACCCTAGCTAGTTGAGCTGCATTTCTGCGAGCCTTAAGATTATCGATAATAGCGTCTGTATTGCTCATTCATCACTTCCATGTTGAATTCTGTACATGCTTGTCTGCAATGCACCTACACAATATTGCAGCGCTAATCTTTCTGTAGACTGAGGCAATTCTATTAGTCTAGAGCTTAAACAATTTACTTCTTTTTGCATGAATTCCAACATACGAGTTTTATCATAGTATCCAGGCTTGCTCAACTAAATAACTTCCTCTTGAACTTAGGGCAGGAGTGGGCAACCTCACAGAATGAGCAGCCTGTGTTATCAACTTTTGGGCTGTAATCCTCTACCCACAAAGCCTGCATCATAGAATTAATTCTCCCCCACATTTCAGCTCTATGAGAGTCATCGAAATAGAACTCCTTGACTTGTTCATCACAGAGCGGCTGAATAAATCCTGTCTTTACAGGAGGCTCACCAAACATACTGTAGATGGCTAAATCATAAAACACCAGTTGTCCTAATGTTTTTTTCCAATAGTCATTGTCTGCTGTAGTCTTCAAATCCCATACTATGAATTTGCCAAAATTATCCTTTACCAATAAGTCGAACTCACCTCGAAGAATAATCTCTAATACTTCACCATCAGGCTTACGAATCTTGACGGGAGTATAGAACCTCTTAGCAGGCTCATAATCATAAGGCAATACTCTAGCTTCCAAAATAGGTTGAAGTTGTACAGCAGCCGTATGACAGGAAGTATTGATATTCTTTTTATCATTCTTATTGCGCCACTTGATGCTACCCTTGATTTCAGATTCGGCAATAGCCATTTCCATATGATCATCAACCATAGCATCCATACTACCTACAGGATTGTCAAGCCAAGCTTTTTGCACAGAGTCAATAACATTACCGGCAAGGAAGTTTCTTGCGTCCTTACCAGGAACCGTATGACCCTCCAATACAAGAAAATGCTTAGCCTTACAATACTCATGTCTTTGTAAACTACTCCAAGAAACCTTAAATCTAGTGTCTTTTTCAGTCATGTGTGTTCCTTTAATTATAGTAATAATCAAGTATATCACACTTCATCGTTGCAGCTCAAGACGCCTTTTGTGGTATGCGTTCTGTCTGTGACCGTCAAGATACAGATAAGCATTTCTAGCATGAATAAAAGGAATAGATAAAGGACAGATTGTGCAGAAGAAAAATATAAACATCGATTCCTTGTCAGGTTCGACAAACATACCATCTTCTGCAATCATTGTTTTACCTACTCTACAGTGGTGAGAAGTTCCTCAACAATATCTTCTATTTTTTTACCTAATTTCAATGTCTTGACATGATCAAGAACACTAGCAATATCGGTAATGGTAATAGAAGATTGGCCTACGGATGCTAGGAACTCATCCAGTCTGACTTGAGTAGCCTTGACTTCTTTAATCTCTTTAACCCTAAATACCTGCTCAGCAGGCTTAGCTTTCAGTTCTACGAATTCAAATCTTCCTGTAATAGAATCCCAGATCGTAACTCCAACAGCTCTAGTAAGGTTCGATTCGGTAAGGCTCCCACGTGATAGAGCACCGTAATTACAGAATCGAACCCCGTTAACAACGTATTCTCCATGCCTGTCATGGATGTGACCATACACAACTTGAACATTTGATTGTCCAGATGGGTTAACGAATCGAGAAAACTTCTCTGTTGAGTAGTGCTCATAAGCTGGGTTAACTCCTGGCGGAAAGAACGGTGCATGAGTAACAATTAGCTGAGCAGTATCGGAAGGCTTAAAAGCATGTAATGCATCCTTGACTGCTCGATCTGCTACAGAATGCTCAGCATCCCAGAATTGCTGCCACGGAACACCGTATATTGGATAATGTCCAGCTTTAGGAACTCCTGTCAATACTGAACTGGAATCACCGAAGTATTGATCAGCTTTATAAACTGCTCCCGAAGAATATAGTACTCCTAGAGGTTGGCCCTCATCAAGGCTATCTAGTCTATCGTTGAGCAAATCATGATTTCCGGTAACAACAAATACAGGAAGATCTGTATATCTTGCCCACTCAATAACTTGTTGTACTAGTTTGAGAGAATTACGACTTGGAGTCTTAATATGAAATAGATCTCCTAGCTGGATAATTGCTGAGCAATCAGACTCCTCAGCTACCTTACTCGCCTGATACAGCAGGTCAAACATATCTTCTGTGTATTCAGATGTGCAGGAACTAGGATGATTGTTAGGATCTGTTAGATGAACATCATTAAGAATTGCAACTTTCATTCGATCACCGTAATATTATCGATTACTGTCAGATTTACCGGCTTAGGAAGAACATACTTCTCCTTGCGCTCCCAGCCATCCTTATCAATCTCTGCGGCAATTTCTCGGTACCTATTATGATATCGAGAACCAGTTTCCTGATGTGCCTTAATCGCAGCAGGAAGGTAGTAAGTTTCATCAATCCATTTCCAGTCTTTACGCTCTCCTGTATGCTTGTTCTCATACCAAGTTTCGGTATCTTCACGCATAGAGAAGTTTCGAGAGCCCTTACGAGTAGGTTGAAGCTTTACCCTAGTTTCAAATTTAGTAATTTCGTCACCTGTAGGTGCCCAAGACTTATTATCGTAATCGTACTCCATTTCTCGTGGAATAGGATCACCTTCTTTGTAAGTCACCCATTTGCCTGTGTAGTTATTACGGTAAACTGTTTTAATCTCTAATACTTCGGCCTCTTGCAGTTCTACACTACGCCCACTCATAGCGGCATAGATAACCTTGCTACCTACGGTATAAGGATTTCCTCGCCAATCAATCAATTGCATATTTTTCCTTAAGTTTGATAACCTCTTCAGAAGACAAAAATGCTGCCTGATTTCCTATGTAAAAATCATCTTCAGGATACTTACTCAATACTCGTTGTAAAAGATCTCTATGCCAAATAGCTTTCTTCAGCAGGCCATACACCTCTGCCCTGTTAAAGCTGGTGTTATCATAGATTTTCTGCAACCAAGTAGCGGACTTCTCGTAGGAAGAATACTCATTCATTACTTCCATGTAGACTAAATCTTTTAGTGCCCTGTCGTTTCTCTGGTCTTCATTAGCCTTAGTGTAGTGTGTCATGTCCTGATTCTACCACAGTCAACTCTTGCCTTCAAGCTGTTTGCGCAGCTCACGTACCTCTTTTATGAGTAAAGCAATTTGGGCGTCATCTTTTGCTCCTTCATAAGCAGCAATGTGAGCACCTACTAAAGCATACACAGAATAGACTAATACTACAGCAACAGATTGGGACCAAAAAAGTAACGTAGGTATTACCATCAGTATCCAGAAAGCAGCGAAGCACAGATGTAGTTTATCACTATACTTAGCCATAAATGAAGAAAGGCGAGACACAGCCTTATCTGCCATGTCTCGCCTCGCTTCTTTAGTAAAATGGGTCTTCGAGTATATCGACTATAATTTTAGCCCACTTACGAGCAAACCTGTCTTGAGTATAGTGAGTATCGTTCTTCCAAAATCTCATTTCTTTGTGATAGTCAGACAGCGTGTATCGAGTAACAAAAGGAAAGTAAAGCCAATCCATCCTGAAGTCGGCAAAGTGCTGCACACCTCTAATGTCAATAACTAATCCATCAGATGTATAACAGAACGCATGAGCGCCGAAATCGTCTTCTCCACCAGCACTACTAGAGCAGATTCCAAGACTATATCCTTTAAGTCTATTAAGCTCGTACGCAAGCGCATTACATTGCCCGCGCGTGAAGTATTGGATGATTTCTTCATCTTCAGTAAACCTTAGTCCTTCGAGGGTATAGGTGTTGCTCATGATCCGTACCGTAGCACGTAGGAGTCAATTTGGTCAAGATGCTCAGGACGTAACCCTCTACTAGACCTAGGAGCTATCAGCAGACTGTTGTGTGCCTCTAATTTAAACCGTAGTGCACCATCTGTAGGAATAGCCACATCATCTGTCCAGATCAACTTAACTCCTGAGTCAACAGTCTCCTCAGCTGCATCCTGCTTGTCTGCCACAGACATAGCCGTTAAGCCTGCTGAGCGCAAAGCTGGGAGCCTAAAAAGGCTTTCCAGTTGGTCTGTGTACCCTACCCAAGTAGTCGCCCATAAAATCTCTACGAGGCCCGTATTATGCACCTGACGAATACGCTCCATCAGAGCAGGAGCCCATCGCATTCTCCATGATGCTCCATTACCATAAGCTAACCCTAAATTAGGTGCAGCAGACCAACCAGCCCTAGAAGCATTAAGCACCCCATCAACATCAAGTAGCCATCGTATCGGTTTCATTCGTGTCTCTTACCTTTGTAAGGGCATACTGATCCTGTCATAACAGTTCCACAGACAGGACAGACTTTAGGCTCACTGTGACCCATAACTGCTCCTAAATTACGAGGAAAAACATCATGGCCCAGAATACCAGAAGCATCAGAATAGTGAATCTCCAAGCTTCTGATGTAGTTACCCACCAATAAATAATCTTATCCCATATATGAATGGGTTTCATAGTGCTACTCTCCTTATATAAAAAATCCCTAGGAGTCTCGAAAGACCCTAGGGAGCAATTATTTCTTTTTACATTTGTGTTCACCATCGTGAGGCGTTCCACAATCCATACAAATATATTTCGCCATCAACATCCTTTACTTCAGAAATTGATGACGCCGTTGTCATTTAAGTTTATAGTATCAGCAGGGGCATTTTCGAGGAAGAACATTACCACACCGAGGACACTTGTAAAGTGTAGCCTGAATCATAGTTTTCCTTAAATTGTCGTAGGGAGATCGAGGGGAATTGAACCCCCGTATCTGGGACCACAACCCAGCGCTCTACCATTGAGCTACGAACTCCATGAGAAAGTGTAAGTAAATTTTTATGTTACTTACACTTTCTGTATTCGGTGACTAGTCCGATTCGAACGGACACCTAACAGGGACACAACCTGTCGCTCTAGACCATTAAGCTATAGCCACAATTACGGTAAGAGCACCACTATGGGACAATTAAGGGACTATGCCATACTCTTACTTGTCGGGCACCCCAGAGTCGAACTGGGTGTCTGATGGTTCCAAACCAGCCGGGTTAACCGTCTCCCTCGTGCCCGAGGTATGCGTTGTTTTTAGCCTTCATGCGAGCTAGTTTCCTACCCGAAGCTACCGTATGGCGCATCCCACCGGCCGTCTTATGCTTAATACCTTACATCATCTAGCCCCACTGTGTCAAGACAGAATGCCCGACAGCTTTCCAACAATATAATTATCTAGGTCGTCCTGAGTCATAACAGCCTCAGGTGGATAATCCAGAGAATTAACTATCTTGTTGTTGAAATAAATAGTTAGTCTCTGGCCGATAAGGTTGCCCTCACCGTCAAGGACAGGATCAAAACTTACACTGATCATGATAAATCTCCTAACAATAAGTCGTTAAAGGATTTATCGGCGTCTACGGGGGTCCAGCGACGGACGACCTCCACCACAATTTTTACATCGACAGCTACCCTTACGACACTGTAAGCACTGACCCCAGTCACAAGAATCACAAACTCTATCTGCCATGCGCAACGGGTAGACTCGACCCTACCATCTAATACTTACTGTTCGGCTACTTCGTTCAGCGCAATGCCTACTTGTTTCCCTACTAAGGTTTCTCTGTTTTTCCTTTAAACTACGTTGCTCACTAGGGTAATTAAGCCTAGTGCATTCATCAGTTGATCATTCTGATAAAGTGGATATTGCAGGTGTCAAACCTGCCAGGACGTTTTACCGGTGCCCTGCCGATCGCGGATACCCTAGTGCTGGTTTCATACAGATTTTGGGAGGTAGCTACCAGCAAACCCCATCCCCTATGTTCTCTAGTCTAGCACAACCTGCATAGCTGTCAAGCGTCTGCCTTCAGCGATCAACTTACCTTTATCTGCATACCAATCAGATAGATCGCAGATAAGATTCCATTCTCCTAGAGTTAGAACCTTTTCACCAGCTTGATACAGATGCAACTTACCTAGAAGAATATGTAAACAATCAAGTAATTGCTCTTGTGTCATCGTGCTGGTGGTCGCCTTTCCTTCTTATCCCTGCTATTACCGTGTCCAGGATTCCCTGGCTTTCTAGCGCGACCCGTAGGATGACAATTCAAACAGTTGCCAGCTTTGTTGAGGTAGCTACTACAGGTTCCACACTGAGGATCTTTGCTCTTAGCCATTGGTTGCTACTTTCTCAGGATCGTAGATGTAGGTTTCTGTAGGAATGCCTTTAGCCTTAGCTAGGTCTCTGCACATAGTAGCACCCTTGGATTTATCTCGAATAAAGGCTAGACACACATCAGGCATCGAGTCTACCAGACGTCTGTTTCTCACAAAACCAGCCCTCTTGCCAAAGGTTGCCCAATCAGCAGGATATCGCTCGACCTGGCAATTAAGTACTTGAGAGGCAAACATATCAGCTAAGTAATCAGCACCCTTAGGACAATCTCCATGGACAATAGTAACCCAATCAATAGGGCCTTTATTCAGGTGAGGATTATCTTTAACGTAAGCTACGATAGTATCAACAATTACTTTGCAGATGGTATCGTAATCATCCCAGGTTCGTGACCCTGTGATAAGGATTCTAAACACCTAATAACACCTCATTTAGTCTCTTGCGCATGTCTTTTACACCGGCATCCAGCTGCAAAGCTGTGATTGTGTAGTGTTTCGCATGTGCAAGGCTTGAGAGGTGCAAAATTTCCTTTGGGGAAGTTACGACGTCTAGCGACCACAGCGTACACATTCGTATGGCAAAAGATCTATGCAATCCTGACAGAAATCTTTCTTGCACTTAGGACAAGTTTTTATGGCTCTGCTATCAACAATAGCCAGGCCACATTGTATTGGCTTGTATGCCCCGCACAATGAAAGCTTAGGACTGCACGCACAAACCACATGACAAAACTTATTAAAATCTGATGTTTCTACTGGCCTCTCTAGTACTTGAGTAGACATAGCAAATCTCCATTATACAATAAAATTTAAAGTAGAGTAGACGGGATTCGAACCCGCATTACCCAGATTGAAAGTCTGGTGTCCTAGTCCTGTTAGACGACTACTCCAGGCTAACAGCCAAATTACTTTTATCCTTACGGGCTGTTATTCGCAAGTACCACAACCGGCTTACTTGGTTAATCCTAGCCTAGTCTCGCTAAGCTGTCAAGCCTTCAGTAGTCAGAACTACTGGACGTAGAAGGTGTATCTGGGGTGCTGGAACTTGGCGGGCTTGCCTCAGCAGGAGGCGAGTAATACGACGTAGATTCAGTACTGCGACTAGTAGAGCTATCTTCCCAGACGTACGCATTACTTGTGTCTGGAGAAGAAGGATACTCAAAGTTTTCATCTGTCTGATAAACATCATAAGTCTCACGCTCTGCTTGCGAGCTTCGCTTCGGGCCAGGATTTGTCGGTGAAGAAGGCTTCGGCCTTGGCGCAGGAAAGGTCGGCTTAACGAAGTTCTCAGTAGGACGACGAACGTAATCCTTAACACCAGAAACTTGAGTCACGGAACCTCCAATATAGGAATCAGTAATACTTTGCTTAGGCTTCTTGAATGGAGCAAGATACTTCTTATAACCTCGATACACCAGATAGCCTAGTGCAGCAAGAATTAGTAGAACAATGAGAAGCTTCAAATCAATCTTCAATCTATGAGTAGGATAAAAAAGTAGCGAGTGGCTACTGAGCTAAACTCTACCACTCGCTACTTATACTGTCAAACCTTACAGACGACCTGCTGAGAAGTCAGCAAACACACTAGCTGCGTTGGAATCAAAACCGCAGAAGTCCATCATTCCCGCAGAATCACTAGGATCTGCAATAGTGAACTCCGTGCTAGCAACACCGAAAACTGCCAGCTTAGCATCAATACCCATCTTCTGATGGTATCGCTTCAATGCTTGGAATGGCTGCGTCCTACCAGCCCAAGTTTCTGAGTCGGTAAAGACAGCAAAGGTATCAACTTCAACCTTGTTCTCCATTGCCCAAATCATAGGTTGTGCGCAGTCAGTACCACCAAAGTTCTGGTTACTAATCTTACTCATAACTGTAGCAAAATCCTGATTAGGAGTAATGCCTAGATCCTTGAACTGCGTAGAGAATCCACGAATCATGGTGTATGGCTCAGTACGAGCTGTGACCATAGCCATAGCAGCAGAAACCTGAGCACAGCTCAAATCAATTCCTAGAGCAGTAGCGGCCATAGAACCTGAAATATCCAGGCCAAGCATAGTACGCTTGTTTGCCGGAACGATAGACTTAAATGACTGGTAGAATCCTGCATCCAGCGCATCAGCAATTACTGGAACGATCTCCCAGTCACGCTTACGAGCTGCACCATAGAAACTACCATAACCATTACGATCCATCTGCCCCGTACGGTGAGTAACAGAAGCCAGAAGATACTGGATTGGGTGAAGACGAGTCTTCGCAATCATGTCAGAATCAACAAGCTTGTCAGCTACCTCACGAGCGAATACCATATCGTTGAATGCGCCAATACGCGAAAGCCTAGTGATGTTACGTACTAGAGCCTGCCCCTTAAGCTGACCATTCGCAAATAGAGTCTTCCAAACCTCAGCATCCTTGAGGAACTGAGTAGGAATAGTCTCCCAAGGCAGATTAGGGTAACGCCCAAGAGTAGAAATTACCTCAGAAGGCGAAAGCGCAAGCTGCATGGTCTGGAAACCATCAATGATGTCCCCACCAGGGTTAGTCTCACGACCAAGAATGAACCCGCCTACACGCTCATCTACACCCTTAACGTGGCTCAGACGCATAAGATCCTTCATGGTCCAACCATCACGCTGACGGTACTTTACAGCCTGGTATGCAAGCTGATCCGCTGACTTTGACTCAAACCACTTAGCAATAGCACGACGCTTTGCACGGCCCCAACCACCAAGGTTCTCGATGTAAGCAGCAAGCTGAAATACGTGAGTAGCGATACGAGCAACAGCCGGTACAGCCTCAACTATCTGAGCCTTGAAATCAGCAGGAGCATCGTTAAGCATAAGCGCAAGCACAAAGATAGCTGCGTCGTTACGATATGCACGACCCTTATCTGAAACATCTACAACGGTGTGTAGAACAGTCTCAGGAGACTTAGCAATCATCTCACGAATAAAATCAACGTTAGCCTTAGTAAGGTCGCGCTCACCGACATAGTAGGTTCCACCATCAGTTCCGATGATAAGGAATCGCTCAAGACGCTTGAGATCGTTTACCTTGAAAACATAGCCACCGGCTGAGTTCTGCACCTGATCGGTACGAGCCTTCTCAGTCTGGGAGAATGAATTAGTTGAATACTTCTTTAGTGCTGACATGGGCTTATAGCCTCTCTTTCGACTCAATGAAAATTGAATATTACGAATGGTGCCCTTGGAAGGATTCGAACCTTCCCATCATAAACCCGCCGGTCTACGCTCAACGAACGCGACTTCGTTGGTCCCTAGCAAGAGCATGATTGGCGAATATAGGATCGTTAAACGGAAGATGACCGCTGTTCTGCCATTAAACTACGAAGTGGGAATCGAACCCACGCAAGCGGTTTGGACTGTTAACCATTCAACTACGACTCGCCAATAAGTATTACTTGTCGTACTCAGCAATAGCTTTTCTAAGCTTTTCACGAGCATCAGATTGATCTAGCTTAGCTTCTTTAGCTCGTGTTAAGCTATTAGCTGCTTTACTTACTTTTGCACGTGTTTCTTTGTTGTCTGCCATAAATTACGGTCTCGCATCCTTATTAGCATCGTAAAAAAGATGACTATGGAAATAGGTGAGATTAGCTACTTGCTTCTCAAGCTCTTTGATTAGAGCTGCATCTCTAGACTTTGCTTTTTGCGCCGCAAACAATTCTTTTCTCGCCGCAGCAAGCTTCTGAGCAGCAGCCTTAAGTGCCTTGGTTTCCTTGAAAGACAAGTTAAAGCCTCCATGAAAGTAAGTAGTGAATATAAAGGGTAGAAGACGAGTTTAAGGCAAGCCTGCAACACCCTCGTGGATGTCCTGGGAGTTGAACCCAGCAGTTTCCTGATAATAGTAAGATAATCGTTTTCTGTTCGACTCACTGCTTGTGCTGCCGGTAGGAGTTGAACCCACGTTCTTCTGCATGTCGTGCAGCTGCTTTGTCCTCTAAGCTACGGCGGCAAAATACGTAGAATATGTTTTGTTAGTGGTATTTTTATTTGTAAGTAAGATAAACCACTAACTCCGACTCTACTAAAATTAAAGGTTGAACATGGATTTAGGATTGGAGATGCCCCAAGGGGGCGGTTAATTTACATATAATTAGATAACCAATACCTATTCGGCTCAACTTTGTAGTCCCAGAGAGAATTGAACTCTCGTTTCAACCTTGAGAGGGTTGCGTCCTTGTCCACTAGACGATGAGACCATGTTGTCAGGGCTGCTCGTAGATCCGAGGCATACACATTTAAGCAGGCTTGCCGCCCTGACAAGTTTTACTTTACACTAGCTATCTTACGGTGTCAAGCCGATCAGCTCGCGTCTTTTGGCTTCGGTCAACTCTATTTCAACATTCTTGAAAATCCATTTCGGTACCCGTACAAGGTAGCACACCTGGCCGTCCTGTACAAACGCCTTGACCTTCAACTGCTCCTGAGGGATTCCATCAGAATCGTTGAACGCCTTGAGAGCATATAGCTTCTTCATCGTCGTGTCAAGCTCATCGTAGGAAACCTCATACCAGGTTCCTCGCTGATAACTACCTAGACCGAAAAAATTAGTAAATACTGCAATCATTGCTATACTAATAGCAATTAGCATAAACATATCAAGAGTCATAAACAGAAATTCTTCCAATACTATACCAGGACTCAAGGATTCGAGGTACCGTAGCGAATACCTTTACATTACCATAAAGAACCTCATCCACAGAAACCCACTGCCAACTTTCACACTTGTCAGGCTCCATCACTCGCGGCTCACCCTCGATGTAGGAAGCAACCATACCGATGTCAACATAATGCTTAGGCATGTAATCTGTCAAGTTAATAACAGAAGTAACCTGAGGCTTGGTGAACTTGACATCAGGACCAAGCTCCTCGATAAGCTCACGAACAGCAGTATCGTGGAAACTTTCACCATACTCTAGGTGTCCACCTGGTAGGGCCATTTCGCCTGCACCATGAGAACCCTTACGTTCTCCAAGAAGAACTTCAGTAATATGTTTATCAGATACCCGAAGAAGTGCGACACCAATGCCGACACGTGTTACATTAGTCATAGTGCTTCCTTTGTTTGTCATAATGTAGCAACGGTGGGGGTCGAACCCACGCTGGTCAGGTTTTGAATCTGATGCCTCTACCTTTGGGCTACGTCGCCTTAATTTCGGAGGTCCAGCAAGGAAGGTTGCGATCCTCCACTCCTCGAATACTTGCTTTCTCTCCTAGGTTTGGTTTGGCCGCCAGTTAAGGACTTATGCTAGTCTCATCTGAACCCTAACAGATGACTCTGCTGAAATCAACAGACACCAAGTTTGGCTTAGTGACCAGGAATAGTATCAGCATACGATCTGACGTTTACCTGAATTACCTGTAACAACAAACAGGCGTTCTCACATTAAACTATCACTAAAGTAGCTACGGTCGGGGTCGAACCGACACTGAACGGATTTTAAGTCCGCGTCCTCTGCCTTTGGGATACGTAGCCTTAATTCTTGGTGCTGACGAGTCAAGAGGCGCGCATTCCTCTTTCACGTAGTTAAGTCGCACTCCATCACACAATCGATAGTAACCTACGCTTGGCTATCCTGGTAATCAGGACCGGCCTCTGCCGGAAGTTGGCAACGTACTGTGTGCTTCTGTGCCGCTGACTTGTTTGCTCAGCTACCACCAAGAAGTCTTACCTATACTCGATCAACCTCGATCGTTACATTCAGAAGCTTACCATCTCGAACCCAGACTGGCAAGTCACCCTCACCTTGAACAACAAACTTTACCACAGTCTTGTCCTGGTCCTTGGCTGTTAACTCAGCCTTATACTTGCCGTCTTCTGACTTACGCTCAGTAACCTTAGTAATCTCTACTTCACGATTGTACATAATAAAACTCCATCTGATAGTTGGAACCTTATTATGTTATATCGGAATTACTTCTTTTTCTTCTTTACTGGAGCGCTAAAAGTTCTTTCAACAGACCCCGACTTAGTAACTTTGGTTGTTTCAATAACACCGTTAGTAAGCTTACGGATAGTTTTCATGTGACTCTGGTCAGATTCGAACTGACACTGTTCAGGGTCTAAGCCTGAGTTCTCTACCAATTGGAATACAGAGCCTTGAAGAGTCTTTCGACTCTATGTTACTTATGTTTCATCGTACGATGCGTACCAGCAACCTTCACATAGCCACATCATGATTAACTTATCGTAAATTTCAATTTCGAACGGCTCCTCTGTGTAGCCTACCACACCTTCGCCGATCTTATACTTGTTTCGGCCCACCCACTCATCAAGTGTACCAACTGGGTAAACAAGACCACAACCACCTTGACATGCACGATATTCCACAGAAATCTCCTCATTAGTTGATTGAACGTCTGTGTCAGACAACTAATTAAGGGAAATCTATTTACTTGAAGTGACTTCTTACTTCAGCGAGCTTAGTAGTCATCTCATTTACTGTTGTAGTCAATTTTGTCATACTCGTTACTGCTGTGTCAAGCGATGTCTGCAAGTTTTTCATAGCCAGTTGCATCTCATCAACATAAGGCCAAGGCTGAGCTACACCCATCCTAGCATCAGGAAGATACTGCTCGTAAGGTGCCACACCTGTTGCTGCGTTTTTCTCAAAAACAGACCAAGGTGTAAAAGTCCTACCGTTGGTCCTAAAAATTTCATAAGCAATAGCTACGTTAGTCGCAGGATCACGCCAACGCCCACCAGCTTTTTGAATCTTAGGGTATTGCCAACGTCCTGAGAGCTGAAAGATACCATGATCTCGCTGCCCTACGCTAGCTGGTTCACTAGTAATAGCGGCAGTAGTACGAGAAATACTTTCTGTATCAGCACTAGACTCAGCAAACGCTACTGCCACAGCAACTACAGCCTCAGAATCATTAGTTCCTGGCACTATAGTAGTCTTGCTAAACCCTGCATTGATAACAAGGAAAGCAACTTCATGAGGAGATAATTTCATAGGTACAGACGCCTTGAACCGTGCCCAGTACAGGCATTACAATCAGCCTTACCGATTTTACCGTCCGTACAGTTAGGACATTTTTTGACAACTCCGCGACCTACTTTAGGTTCTGGATTGTCTTGCTTAATCATCTTACCTTTTTTCATGGTAAAACTCCTTCTATTATGGCACAGGTAGAGGGACTCGAACCCCCGACAACACGGGTTTGGAAGCCGTTGCTCTTGCCGCTGAGCTATACCTGCATGAGTGGCGGATGGGGGATTCGAACCCCCGAGTCTCAAGCGCATGAGGCTTGCGTGTTACCAGGCTACACTAATCCGCGTCGTTGGTATCTAGCGTAGCATACCAAATTTGTTGCTGTCAACCACTTAGTCGAAAAAGTTTGTTCCAATAGTAATAAAGCTTAGACCAGGGTCGTATCCGCCGTAGTCAATATACGCCTCATTAAAGGCTGTAGCAGACATAAGAATAACAGTAAAAGACAGAGGATCGTTAGTTACAACGATGTTAACAATTTTGGTGTGTTCTGGCAGATTAAGAAAATCTCGTAGAGATGGCTCATCTACAACAATATGTGGGCCTGGAACACTAGTGATAACATTTAACGTTAGCGGGTCAGGTAAAACATACATACTGATAATTTCAGTAGTTGGTGGTAGTACCAGAAAATTAGCTAACTGATCTGGCGAGATGAACATCTTAGCTTTGGGTGTCGGCGACACTTAGTTTCTCCTCATCTTTAGCAAGGAGTCTTCTCCTTGCAACGTTTAATGCTCTTAGTGCGTCGCCACGATTGATTTCTGCCAAATCATGTAATCCTGGTCTACCTAAGCTCTGAATTCTTGTGTATGCCTCTGAATAAAACTCTTCGAGGATGGCTGCTCGTAGCTCTCTAAACAATGCATGTGTGTTATTTGCCATGTAGCGAATAAGGGAGTCGAACCCTTGTTAACAGGATATGAGTCTGCCGTTCTACCGTTGAACTAATTCGCCGCGATGCACCAAGTCTACCAGAGTTGATACACGCATGTCAATTTATTTTTCCGACCTGTACCAAGATGGTGCAGCCTTCAATGCTTCAACATAAGCATCGGTAGTCTTTTCCTTGGAAGCCTTATTCTTCTTGGAAGGAACCTTGGCCTTAGGATCGTTGAACTTACTCATCTTTTGCCAACCAATCATAAAGGAGATCCGACAATCCTGAAACAGCTTTGTAGAGAGTATAGACTGTCGCAACAACAACCACAGTCATAAGCATTCCAAATACTACATAAATAAGTCCAGCCCACCCAGAGATTACTCCTACTAGGATAAAGAACCCTAAAAAGAAAGAAGCTATATAACTGAGAAACCTAAAGTCGTCTTTGCTGATTTTGTCAGTAATATTAGTTCTCCGAGGGGATTCGGCGATCTCGTTTTCTGTCATATCTCTTCCTGTTTTTATGTCTACCTGCGGCATTAGATCTACGAAGTTCGAGGAGCCGTCTAGTCTCCTCAGGGGTGTCCTTGCGCTTATAAGGTTTCATGTCAGCTCCTCTCATGCCTCGTACTCTAACAGAATTAGCTTAAGCTGTCAATCCCAGACGACGACAGTCTTACCGCCGTGCCCATGGATGTGTACCACATCATCTATGTTTTTGTAAAATCCTGTAGAGGTAGTTTCTGTCATCCAACGCATAGCACAACTACCATCAGAAAACTCAACACCCTCAGTTACCAAGCCTGTTCCCGAGATTCCTGTCTCATCTTCAATTCTTTTCAGGTGAAATATTCTCATCGTCTCTCAATTTCTCATAGCGTGCTGTCAATTCGTCTAGTTCGGCATACAGTTCTTTTGCCTTTGTCTTATCCTCTTCAGGAAGCGTATGCCAGGGAGGTATTTCTTCGTTACTCATGTGACTCATCCTTGATAACAACACTCATCCACTCACCAGGACCAAGTAATAATTGCTCAATATGCTCCTGTGTCAACTCATGCGCATCGAAAGTATAATGAGCATTAAATTTTTTATTTGCTGCGTCTACCATACGCATCACCATCAAGGCATTAGAAGTCACAATAATAGAATGAAGATACTCTACTCTGTCAGATAAACAGGCCCATATTTCGCCACATTCAAATCCTCTGATGAAATCCTCGGAGTTGGTATCAAACTCAAGAAGAAATTTTTCAGACTCTAATGACTCTCTTATCCCTCTACGATCTGAGTTCACAGTAGTCCTCCGGTCTTCTGATTACAAAGAGGGCAGTTTCCTGCTTGCACTAGGGTGTCATGTAGTTCAATATCTATTTCGCTGATAGTCTCATCAGCTTGTTCTACCAATGCTCCTTGAGAGAAACGTACACTCTTGGCGCTATTGATTTCTCTGAGTAAATTCTTAAATCTAGTTAGATTATTTTGAGCCTTTATCAGCTCATCCATGTCAGGTACCTCAGGAATAATTTTAACCCCGCTGAGGGCATCTGAGGCCACCTCAGCGCGCCCCACCAGAGTCTTCAGAAGCCGTAGGCTGGCCTCAGTTTGGACACTTGTAGAAATCAACATTTCGATTTCAGCTAGTTGCTGAGTTTCTTGAGTAACATTGCGATAATCAGTAATCTGCTTTTTAACCTCATCGAGATCTTTCTTTCTCAGGTTAAGTAGTGAGCTAGAGTTTTTTGCTCTTTTGCTGGCTTCTTTTACTGCTGCAAAAATAGTAGAGACATTAGTTAATTCTCCTAGAACTCTAGCTACTGTACTGGAGCCGTCCTTTAAAAGATAAGGAGCATCGAATTGGCCCGCAAAGTTGATAGATTCTATCTCTTTGGTGCTCGGCGCGATGCCAAGTATTTCTGTAACTTCGGTAGGTACTTGACGATTAAGGCGAGTAAAGCTGGATTCTTGGCTGCCAACCTTAGCAACTTTGTAAGCACTGGTATTACCTGACCTCTCAATAGTAACTGTGCCTGAATCTGTTTTAACAGACACAGAAGATAATTTAGTTCCTCTAGTAATATAATCGGAATCAAGAGCATTAGATGCTACGGCTTTTAATGCTCTTGTTAATGCAGACTTACCTGATGATGATGGACCTACGATAACCGTAAAGTTACCTAATTCGATGTCAACATTTCTCAAACTCTGAAAATTACTGATCTTTATTGTCTCAATCATAGAACTGGTTTCTTGCATGTCATGCAGATAACAAGTCCGCCCTTGATATTTTGCTTAGTAGCATTCAACCCATGATCAGGGCATTCCTTTAGCAGATCTTTTTTCTTATGCTTGCCTCTATACTTCTCAGCCATTGTTGTCCTCCTACACAAAAAGACCACCCGCTAAGGGTGGCCTAGTGTTTGCTAGTTATTTGCCCACCGCACAACCCAGAACTCCTGAGAGTCTACATGAGTCATTGTAGCGGTAGGATCTGATGAAGTCAAAGCCCTCGTACAAAGCGTAATAATTTTTCTATCTAGATTATGTGTACAGAAGTCCATAAAGAACATACCATCTTTACGGTTGTCAGACATAGACTCTAGCAGCATCTGAAATGCTCCAGAAGACTGATACTTATTAGCTACACAAACAAATCCTACATACCATAGGGTTCCTGAATCAAAATGCTCGGGAAAATTATGCTCAAAGTATGCCTCAGAAATCAGAGACCATTGATTAAGGTGCCTAGTAACTACACTGAGGCCGACAAGTTCCCCATCATCGTAAACAACATGTTTTTCGATGTAAGGATTATGCCACATTTGCTCGAACTCATAGTAATCCATCATATGATTCTGGGCGGCGAGCTTGAGAAGTGGCCTAAAAGCAATTTTATACATGTCATAAGATGAATCGATGACGTAATCTTCATCGGGAAGAGTATAAATTTGTACTGAAAGCATTTAGTTACCTACTAAGTTTAGGAGAATAAGGTTTCACTTCAGTTTTGATGAGAGTATCGTGTTGACTCTGCTTCCAGGTCTTACTCTTCCTGTCATATTCTGTTGTTGTTTCTCTCTTTGCTGTGAGAGTCTTGTTACCCTTCTTGAGAGTAACAGTCGTAGTTGTTTTTCGTTTTGCCACCATAATGCGCCCCTGGAAGGATTCGAACCTTCTCATCTGGTTTAGAAGACCTGAGTCTATATCCTATAGCAGGGGCATTGATTACACTCTACCAGAATCGACCAACCCTTTCAAGTTGAGAACATTCCGTATTACCTACCCTATCTGGTATTGTGTAAAAAACAGTAATCGGTCTGAATCCTCTTTGACATTCCTGATAGCTAGTCAGGCGTCTCAAGTCTACCAGACAATAGGTTAAGGTACCTAGCGATTACCTAATCCAGGCGTCCCTGGGTTTGTGCATTGAGCGGAATTGAACCGTATCTCCCCCGTAACTGGAGGCGCATTATCCAAATGCTACTCAACACTAACAGGGTGCCAGCCCTGCTTTTACCATTACGAATGACCCAAGCTAACTAGGTGTTCCCTAGCGCTTACACCTAATGCTGGCACATTAGGCTGACCTGATCGTACGAGAGTTCCGTTTCGTCTTCCCGACGAAAGGCAAACTCACAACCAAACGTGCATGACTTGGATTCGAACCAAGACTTCCCTCACAGGGCTCTGCCTCTACCATTTGGGCTACCATGCTCCATCAAATACTGCGCTTACCCGTTCCGGCCGTACGTCCGTGGTGCTTAGACCAGTATCTAAATCTATTCAATCAACGTGCGAGGCATCTTGCAGAAACAAGAACTATCTTTCCTCTTAGAGTTTCCCATAGCAACAGCAAAACAACCTGATTGGTTGTGCTGAATCGCAGGGTGCTCACAAGAATTACACTTTTTAGTAGAAACCATTATCAACGCGTCTTATGGGAGTTATTAATTTTACCAAAATCAGTATCGTTAGTAGAATCAGTCTTGCCTCGGGCTGCACCCTTAGCTCCTTTGGTCCACCTTCGATCAAGTTTAGCATCGAACTCTGGAAGCTTCTCGCTAGATTGATTTCGTTTGTTATCTTTATCTTTAGACATGTACGCCGTGCAGGACTCGAACCCGCGTCTAAGGATTAAAAGTCCCCAGCTAAACCATCTCAGCTAACGGCGCATGTGGTGCTAGATGCTTTCCCTCACTTGGTTCGTCTTGGGAAACTTCACCCGCTAAGGTTTCGTGATACAGTCTTTCACGGGCTCTAACAACCAAGAAGCCCCGCTTCATTTACTGAATTAACATCTAACGTACACCGTGTCAGAATCGAACTGACGTCTCCGACTTAAGAGGACGGAGCTAAACCACTCAGCTAACGGTGCAAATATTTAGTTACTCAAACATTTTCTTATCATTAAACTTTACAGTGCATTGATAGGTACATCTTCCTGAATCAAGGCAACCAACTATAGAATGTGATTTACGTGCATGTCCACAAGCCTTGCACTTAGCTTCAGCCATAACAACTCCTTGTGAATTTTGTTAAAGTGGGTCCGGTCGGATTCGAACCGACATTCTCACCGCTTAAGAGGCGGGGGTTTTACCAATTAATACTACGGACCCAAGCTTGACATAGAAGCATGTACGGCCGAATTAAATCTATGTCATTTTAATGCTCGCAACATTGTTTAGCCTTACGGATTCGAACCGCCAATGCTGCTAGAATAGTTGCAACTATCCTTTGTAGGGCTGGTAGGACTCGAACCTACGAATCTGTTGTGTGTAAGACAACTGCTTTAGCCGCTAAGCTACAACCCCATTAATTGTGAACTACCAGTCAGCTAAGACTTGAATTCTGGCAGGATCTAACTATAACTTAGGACTGCTTCGCCTGTCAAGTCTGTCCAGTTCGGGCTCGGCTGCCGCTATCAGGTCAGTACATGTCGCCCCATTGAGCTCATAGTCATCACAAGTTTTAAGCTTTCTCGGCCGGAGTTTAACCGGGCATATTATAACCCCCTGCGTAACCGAATGTTACCCCGATACTTGCTTGCGTGGAGGATAAGAGACTCGAACTCTTTTGTCTGCCTTGCAAAAGCAGCATAATAACCTGTATATGAATCCCCCATAGAGTTGTAAGCATTCCGTTGTGCGCTATGTCGCAACTTCTTCCTGCTTACAACTTCTACTTTACATCGTCGCAGCTAGCTTGTCAAGTGCCGAAGATCACTTGATTTGCTGCATCAACGCATGAGTACTTCATAAAACTAGACTCTACATGACCCTGATACTGCCTGCAACGTTCATTAAACTTATCGCTGTTAGTGCTATACCAATTAAACATTGCTAGAAAAAATAGCGCCGACAACACCCAAGCCACAACAAACTTCATAGTGCTCTCCTTAGTAGCTAAGCAACTTGGCTAGTTCGATATATGCTTTAGCTGCTTCGGCCTTAGCTTGAGCCATCAAGGCAATTGCCTTGCCAGCTTCATGATCATGTGATGGCAACCTAACAGTTGTTACATAGTTCAAACAATTCTCAGCTGCTCTTAGCGCCTCATCTCGTGTCATGTAGGAAGCCTAACACTACTTGCTGAAGGTGTCAAGCAGCTTACCATCAGTACTGACACAGTTAGCGTTACGATAGATGTGCTGTACGGCGCCGCCCCTTGCGTGGCAAGAGTCTGCAAACTGCTTTTGCTGATTGTCGAGAAGGACGAAAGCAGCAATAACACATACTACTGCTAGAAACAGTACTAGACTTAGAAAGATTCTTTCATCCATCATTTCTGCACAAACCCATGGTCTCGGTTGTACTTCCAGTTGTCATAAGGAACCCAAAGGTTATTCTGGTTAACATAGCAACCCTTCCACTTACGATAGGTTACCTGCACATTAGCAAGTTCTCCACGCTCGTGGCAAGTATTATGGTCGGTCGCCTCAAAGAGCTGCGCCACACCTACCAAAAGCCCAGCCGCAAGAGCAGCAATGAAAATAGAAAAAAAGATGTCCTCTAGTACGTCCATGTGCTTAGCCTACCTCAAGTCCGTAGAGATCGCAACCCTTGAGTTTCACGATGACTCGTTCGCCCTTACGATTGAACAGGGGAATCTTAGGAGTACCTACCATACCTTCAATGTTCATAGGAGTCTCAGCAACCATAGAGTCAATGAAGTCTAAAGCTGCCATATCTTTAATAGCTTCCCTAAGCGTACAGGAGGCTCCGACAGGTACAACATCGATTCCTAGAGACTTAGCGATATCCTCTACAGAGTTTCGCATAAGCCACCAACCACCGATATGCACATCAAAAAGAATGAAACTCTTATCTGAACGATAGTTGCCGCCGCCCTTTTGGATACCTGGACCATAGCCTTCACCAAACAAAATAGCCGGGTTAGCCCCGAAAGTCTGCTCCATCAACTCCTCAGGAAACATGGCAAACAAAGTCTTTACCAGATCAGGTGCAAGATTAGCGCGATCAGTACGTCCACGTACCTCGACAGAATACCCATCCCAGATGATGCGGATATTAGTTCCATCAATCTTTTCTGTAAAAATCCATGGCACATCTGCTAGATACTCCAGCTCAGGATTAGACCACTGCCAAGCAATGACCTGGTTCTTATTAACTCCCTCAGTTGCACGCTTAAACGGCCCTGGAATTTTATGATATTCAAAAACTTGCATTACTTACTCTCCTTTCTCTGCTTCATGACTTGAATAATTTCTTCTAGGTCTTCCATCGATGCTTCCTTGTTAAGGCGATAGACTCGTTCCATAGACGTATAATGAGAGATAGCATACTTGGTTTGGTTAAGAAAATCAGCTAACTGCTTATCGCTCATTCTATCCAATTTCATTAGCTACCCACACCCCTACAACCACAAAAATCAAGGCTGTAATAAAGGCAGCAAGCCAAGAAAGTGCTAGAGCGAAGTGCGCAAAGAGAGTAACGAGGATAGTAGCGATTACCCCAAAAATAATCCATACGATGATTTCCATGCCATGAGCCTACTACATACTAGCCTCGGTGTCAAACAAGAAGAAGACCCATGAATTTTCATGGGTCTTCCCTCACCAAATAACAAAACCTCATCGTGTACCAGCTCAGAGATCGCACCGTCGTAAACCTAACAGAGGTTGGCTTTGTTATTTGGTATGTCCTGCCTCTACCATGAGCGTAGCAACATCTCTTCCGTCTGGCAAGGTCACAGACGCCAAGGTTCTACCGAGAGTAAATAAACCATAAGAAGTAAGAACTACTTCTGTACCTGGAGTCAGCAATGTTTTTAAATAATCTGTTGCTGCTTTCCAACGAACTTTATCAGCTTTCTCAGGAGCGTCGTACCACTTGTTTTCAGGTAGAGTAATCCTTATAGCACAGTAGCCTGGTTTGGTTTTATCTAAGGGATACACTCTGTTACCCCAACCTAAGTCGAGGTATTCTACAACAAACGTATCGCCATCGGTTACTTTCGTCACCGGTCCCTCAGCTACACGAATAGTTTTAGCCATGTCTTTATCCTAACGTTAGTATGTTAGGATAATCGGTATTAGTTTTCGTGTCCGTCTTCTGGTGGCGATAACTTGTGAGATTTCTTTTCGCTAAGCTGCGGCAGTCGCCTAGCTAAATCTTTTTCTTGATCCATACCCATTTTAACAACATCGTTAATAACAGTTTTTTTCATCTTCATGAGCACTATGCCGGAATCGGACCGGAACGTATAAACACCTTTTGCAGAGGTGCAGCAGGACCACCTACTACCATAGTGCAAAAAGAGCATTTCTGCTCTTATTTACTTTGAGTTTTGCCTGTCTTGAGTTGGCTTTTGGCTCTCAAGCTTTCTCGAAGCTTAGCATCTGTTACTAGCTTCTTATTACCGTTAGGTGCGGACATCGGTCCCGGCATTTATATCACCTCCTTGACTGTTAATCAAGAAAGTGTCAGGTTGAATCTACCATCTTCGGCCTCTCTTATGAGAAGAGATTTATTTAGCAAACCAGTTGGACTTACCGCAGGAATTGCACCTTGCAGAATATGTAAAGGTGCTCTCCTTAGTTATAGTAAAATCACCAAGGGCTTTACACTTGCTGCAAATCCATGAACTCGTATTTACTACCATGAGCCACCAATCGGAATCGAACCGATCGCCTTATCCGTACCAAGGATACGCTCTAACCTTCTGAGCTATGGCGGCATTATTTACTTGGATATTTATTATGAATGTCTGGGTAACACGGAATGCTTTTGCCTTCTGCCTGATTCCACACATAGCCAGTATCATAACATATAGTACACTTATATTTTATCACGAGCGGAGTACCGGTACTGCCCCGGTGTCTCAACGTTGGAAGCGTCGCATAATTACTTTTATACTAACCCCGCATTGAAAAGTTTTCGTCCCCAGACAGTGACACACCGACCAACTATACAGCTAGTATCAAGAGCATCTTAAGCTACTCAAGACTTTTCAGTATAGAAGGGCATCAGCCTGTACTTTTCACTGGTCGTCCCGAGCGATAGAGGAGAATCGAACTCCCGTATAAACGTTGGCAACGTTTCGCTCTACCATTGAGCTACTATCGCATATTAAATTATATCCAAATCAATCCGGTCCAGTTGCATTTGTAGCAACCACCCTGTTTACCGTTACACCATAGACACGTAATAGCTGGCATTAGATAACTATGTACCCCTTATAACTACAGGGGGACATCCTGTACCCTCACAGTTTGTGCAAATTCTTTTAATTGCCTTCAAAATTAAAACCATGCGGTGCTGACGGGACTCGAACCCGCGATCTTCAGATTGACAATCTGATGCCTTAACCAACTAGGCCACAACACCTTGGCAGACCGATAGCATTTTCATGCCTGTTTCAGTTCTGTTAGATTGGAGCCTAACAGTTCCTTCTCAAGAAGTCAACACCAGCTCGGTCCTACACTGGCTGATTAAGTTAGAGCTGAGGAAAGCAGGTATAGCAACCTGGCTAGCCTTCCCTCAACGTATCCGTAGGGGGAATTGAACCCCCGACCTCTCAGGTGACAACCGAGTGCTCTAACCACTGAGCTACGACCGCATGGAGCCAGTTTTGCCTAGGCAGGGATAAAGATAATGTAGTAGCATAGCCGAAGCTTACCCTACTACATTATTCACTTACTGGCAAACCCTAAGCACGGGTAACAGGAGTCGAACCTGCATGTATCCATTAGGCTTTCAACACGTTCGTAGCGTGAGGCCATATACCCGTATGATGTAAGCGATGATTTCGGCTGTTAGTTCTATTTCTCTCGCTTACAAGTACTACATTACATCATCTTGCGTGGTCTGTCAACCCTCAGTTTTCGAAGAAGGCTACTTCACCGAAAGTACTACCGACTGAAACCTCTACGTGATTGTTGTCACTCTTACCGCTGAAGGCAATCTCAAAAGTCTTTTTCTTTCCTGGAGGAAGATTCACGTAAGGAACGCCTTCAATGCTTTGAGCACTATCAATTACAGACTCCGCTACAGTACTCTCCGAACCTAGCGAGGTATCGACCGTAAGATAAGAAAGATCAAATACTGCTGACCCTCTACTTTCTATGACAACCTTCACCTTATAAGCTTTATTACCGGCAGTATGGCCCGCTGAGGTATCAGATGGACTAAACTTTACTGGCAGACTTAAAAATACTGTCAACTTAGATTCAGGAAAGATTAGAGTGTCTTTACCCATTTTTCCTATTAAGACAGAACTAGTTGGCTCTGTCTCAGGCATACCTGTTTCACCGGGGTCAGCAGACTGAGCTACTGTATTAGGTGTGGTCTTTACTGCCGGTGTTTCTGATCCACAAGCTGCCAGTGAACTGAGTACCAGTGTAGCAGCCAAAATTACTTTAATCAACTTAGTTTTCTCTCTATCATGTCCATGTTCCCGGGCTGCCTCCTGATGAGCAACGCCACCAAACTTTATTGCTGTCCATTATCATATCACCTGTTGCCCAGGTGTCGGTAGTAGGTGCTCCAGGAGTATCTTTATACCCTGCAAAGCGTAGGTTTGTCAAGCCGTTCTTAGAGCCTAAGCTAGCTACACCGTTGGTTCCATCAATAAGATGTCTAGCACCTCCGTATGGACCATCAGTATACTCCCACACTCCGACTGCTGTGACAAGATCCTGATTGGGACGAAGCTTTAAGACTACGTGCTGATCTCCACCGTAAGGATCTCCAGGTGAACCAGATTTTCCAGCTAGCCAGAACTCGGCTCCTCCGAATTCGAAATCTAGTGCCCCACCTGTAGGACGCAAACGGTAACCCTTACTGTTATCTCCTGCCTTAATTTCTAAATCTCCTGAAATAGAGTCACCAGATTTAGAAACTTTAGTATTTACAGCATTTGTCGCTGCAACACTAGCATCATAAGCTACGGAGGCGGTATACAGAACAGCTGCGTCCCCCGACTGCATTTGTGCTACCGTAGAATAATCTCCTGCTGCCTGCTTAGAATCTAATGTACTTTGCAAGTTAAGGACATCACTAATAGCATGAGTATGTGAAGTATTAGCCTTTCCTGACAATGCAGTACTAAGATCACTAGCAGTTGTGTAATCATCAAGCGCTGCACTTAAATCATTTTCAGTAACATATGAACTCAAGGTTGTAGCAAGGCCAGCGGATAACACATAATCAGCCAAAGTTGTAGTTACATCAGCATCAGTGGCGTATGCATTTAAAGTTGTACTAAGATCAGATGCTAACACATAATCAGCTAAGGTACTGTCAAAATCAGCAATAGGTACATACAGATCAGCATGAGTATGGTTACCTGCTGCTACTGTGTTAGATGTCAAACCTACAGGCAATCTAGCTATGTCAATAAACCCTGACACAATCTGTGCAGCTGTATGTGTATGCATCAATGCAGCGTACAAACTAGGGTGAGAGTGTGTTATAGGAGAATAGTTTGCCAACTCATTCTCAACAGCTTCACCTACTACTGCGCCTATTTCTGATTCAGAAACATACTGCGCGTGTGTATGAGAATACGTAGCATACAACTGACTATTAGCGTTTTGTGCAGGAACAAGTTCAGAAATTAACAATATGCCATCAGGAGCATTATGAGGTATAACAACCTCAAAGCTGTAAAATGACTTACTGAATTGTGCAGTAAAAAGATAAGTCCAGCCTACAGGGGTCCAATCAGGATCATCGGTGGCTGGCAAGGCTACAGAGACGCTACCTGTATTGTCTAGGGTAGCAGAAATAGTACTGGGAACCATTACAGTGTCAGTATCTGAATCAAGCGAAAATACAGACGAGGTAAATTGGATGGAGCCTTTTTCAGGTGTTCCATCCAATTTAACATATCTACCTTGAACAGTAATAAGCGTTGGAGCAGCCACAATATACCTCGCTGATATTAAGAAGTTACCTTAAATATCGGCTGGTAATTACTCTGGCCTCTTATACAAATCTGTCCACTCCGGTACACGAGCCTTGAACTTCAGCGGCATGTGTGCCTGCTCTGGAGTCCTGTCAGCCTTTCTGTTGTTACACGGAGAACATGCAGCAATAGTATTCTTCCAGGTGTTCTTACCACCTTGAGAACGAGGCAAGATGTGATCGATAGTAGATGCCTTACCCTCGCAGAAGGCGCACCTAAAGTTATCTCTCCTCAGAACGCCATTCTTAGACCACTTAGGCTGCCTTTGGTACCTCCAGGTGGTAACAACGTACTTAACCAATCTGACAGAAACAGGTCGTATAAAATTACCTATAAACTCATTACCTGCTTCATGCAGTTCTGCTACACCGCGAACAATCATTCTAATAGAATGCTCAAGAGATACGGAATGCAGCAAGGTTAAATCTGCGTTAAGAACCATAACACTTCCTGACATCACCGTACTCCTTTCGTCTTGTTACGGTGCAATTTATGTCCTGAGCTTATCACTAGCAAACTCAGCCGTCAAGTCCCAGATGATGTAAGTTGACATCATCTCATCGGGAGTCAATAACCCTCTATACTCTAATTCATACACAATAGCTGGAACTATCTGTACCCAGTAGCCCTCTACAGCAATACACCAGGATTCTGGTGTATTCGGTGAGAGACGTATTTTTTCGTATTCGGTTACATCCAGATACACCGATGAGGCATCTTTCATAGCTGCGGACTCTACCAAAGATGCCTCATCGTGTCAACTCAGTGATTGTGGTCTAGGAACCTATGGCAGGAGTCACACCTGTCGTTAGCAATTTCAGGAAGATCTCCACCTGCTCGCATAAGACGATCAACATCTGCTGGAGATAGGTTATCAGCATTAGCTGCTTCAGTAACAGCCTGCATAAGGTTGTACATGGTAAGATTCTGTTCATTTACCATATTGCCAAGAATACGGTTGCGATGAGCCTGAGGAATATGGTAAGTATTGAATACATCACGTAGAGCCTCTACTGCTGTACCCTCAATACTGATGTCAGTCATACCCTGAACAAGGTCTAGGCTACCTTCAAGACCACCTAGTACCTCATCAACTGCGTCACGTGCCCACTCAAATACGGCATCCTCGTTACGGCCTGATGCTCCACGTCGAGACCATATAGCATTGGAGTTATTACGAGTATCGATGGCACCATTAGTGCACCAGTAGCGAAAAAGGTAACCGTTGATTTCAGTCTGCTCAAGCCCCGTAAGAGAGTTCTTTAGCTGAATACCTACAGACCAGGTGTCATTCTCGGTTCCTGTATTCTCGATAGTGCGTACATACTCGGGAATAATAAGGCGCATGTGCGTACGCTGAAGATCATGGACAAACTTATAGTCCGCAAACACTTCACCCGTACCATACTGTGCCTCAATACCGTTTAGTGCTGTCTCCAACAGACGCAAGTTGGAATAAGGCTGTACCGCTCCGCGAGTAATAGCTGCTGCCTTATCTCCCTGGATACCTAGAATCTTAAAAGACTTACCTTCGGCTCCAGAATTGTAATACCAGTTAAGTACCTCAGCAAGAATATCTGCTGGTGCAGTCTGAACGAAACCCTTTACAAGTTTAGCCTCAGATGCCGCCTCATAAAGAGCATCACGAGTAAGCTGAAGTTGCGTCTGGCCTAGCGAAATATACCCAGGAATAGCCACATTACCTGGTAGTGCCTTCAGCCCGTGATTAAAATCTGGCTCAAGTCGAAATGCAACACGGTCCTCTGAGCCGAAATCATAAGTAGCTAGCGGCTCAGTATGTGCTAGTCGCTCACGTACCTCATCGAGGGTTAATAGTTTTTCCTTGACGTCATCGATGGTAATACTCAAAATAAACTCCTTAAAAAGAAAAGTAGAGAGACAACTCTCGCTGTCTCTCTACTCTAGCAGAATGGGCAGGCTAGGTCAATCTTCTTCAGTCTCAGGCATCAGTTTACGTTGTGCTGTCGCTACGGTCGTAGGAGCTGGATCATTTGCCAGAATATCGATAGCTGCGGTAATGAGTCTCTGCCTCAGGGAGGGGTCGCTAGCCATCTGAGAATTAAACTGAGCGCTTCCGTTGTAGCTTCCACCGCCTAGGCTAGGGTCGAGTTTAATCCAGGCTCCAGAAGAAATAATAAGCTTCTTATATTCCAGAATCTTACGAGCAGACCATAGGTTATCAAATCCCTCACCATAACGAACCAAAGCCTTAGCTTCACGCATGGGTACACCTACCTTGTTCTTGGTGCAGACCATCTTAACCTCAGTAGCAATGGCTACTTCAACTTCTTCACCGTAAACATTATAGACCTTACCCTTTTCCTTGGTCGTTCCGGCAAACTCGATCATTACACTGGAATAGTAAGTAAGAGCCTTACCACCCGGGCGTACCTTTGCAGGGGGACCGAATCCTGGCATACCACCAATCTTCTCACCTATGTGATTAATAAAGATAGCTGCGGTATTGGTTTTGTTGAGAATAGGATTCAGGGTTCCTAAAAATGGTGCTAATACTCTAGGTAGTGGAGCTACAGCGGCCTTTCCTACCTCATCCTCAAAAGTAGTAGAGGGCATCATCGATGGTACGGAATCCCAGATAACCAAGGGAACCTGACCTGACTTGATTAATTCCCTGGAGATGTTCCCACCAGTTTCGAAGTCATCGGGTCTAAGCATAGTAAAAGAAGGATGCTCTAAATCAAGCCCAAGATTGTAGGCGTAGTCTCCATCGAGAGCGCACTCATAATCCATATAAAGAATAGATTCTTCAGAACCTGATTCAATAATTTTTTTCTGTGTCATTGCAGCAGTCTGTAGAGCAGCAGTAGTCTTACCACTCATGGATTGTCCATAGAACTGACTGATACGTCCTCTAGGAACTCCTGCGCCTATGAGACTATTCAAAGCGATGTTGCCTGTATCGAAGAACTGAACGTTACGGGTAAAGCCTAGAGAAAACTTATCTGCATACTTTTTGTTTGCTGTTGCTAAAATGTCAGCAATAGATTCTTGAGCCTTAGCTTTTGGTGGCATGGTTACTCCAAAGTATTAGTATCTTTTAGTTTGATGTTGTAGTCTTACGCATACCTTGCTTCTAGTTCTCTAATAAGAAAGAGAGCCTTTGCGCGAATTTTAAGGAAGTCCTCACGAGAATACTCACCTTCTTCGTCGATCCAATCCTCAATCATGCTTCTAGCAGACTGAAAGATTTCAGCGTAGGCAATCTCCTCTATTTCTGAGTCCGTTAAAGATTTAGGACTTCTCTCGGTACATGTTGTCCATGTGCAAGGAACTATTGTTACTTGTCTATTAGGCGAAGGACACCTGCATTGGGAGTAAAGAACTCCATGCTTACACCGCTGTATTTGATGACTCATTTAACCCTCTTATAGGTAGTAATAACTTTCTCTTCTGGAACTACTGGATAAAAATGAGCTGAGTTATCCTCTAGGCTGTTGTGATAATTATCGCCGGTCTGCTCCTGATAAACTGTTGCCCAGTAGTTACCAGCAGAATCTTTTATAACTAGCTCATAGTTAACTCCCCATCGCCACTCGCCTACGAAGTTATTTGCAATATAAACGTAGCCATTAGTGTCGCAGCCTACTGCTAGATCTTGAGCTACTTCTGATTCAAGAATCAGGGGTTTCATCTTTACTCTTTTCTACATTAGGTATATACGGTTTACCATCTAAAATTTCTTTTATTATCTTAACTGTCTCGGCAGATACATCCCTACGTCTAACTTCAAAATGAATGTACCATCCTGTTTTTGGATCGTAATGATTCATGTTTGGCCTATTCTAGTTAGTTACTATGTTAGGTGCGTAATCATGCCAGTATCGATAATCTCCCGGATTCTCGTCAGCGATGAAACTCCAAGGTAGCTTATGATTATGGGGATTCCTATTAGTTACTGATTTACTAGTAGGTCTAGACTTATATGTAGAACCATCGTGCGAACGCATAGAAATTCCACACACAGAGCAACTACCTTGAATCACGAATTCTCCTCAACATATCTTGAGCTGGTGGATTTTGTAGATATTGCATTAGCTTTGTTAGACGTAGAATGGCATGACCTTTAGAGTCACCTAATTCTCCTAGCATAGTGTTGCAGGGGCCACATATAAGCCCTCTAATACATTTTCCACAAATAGGAGGTGCGGGACAACAACTGTGATCATGATCTACAGAAAGCTTTTTAGTAAGCCCTCTATTGCCCGTCCATAGACCACAAGTGTAACACATACCACCTTGAGCCTGGTAGAGCGCATCGTATTCACCATCGCTAAGATTATACAGAGTTTGCATTCTACTAGAATGACTTCTCGTACGAAGTACTTTCTTTCGAACTCTATGGCAAGTAACACAACGAGGCCCTGGATGTGGTAGCTTGCGTGTTGTTGACAAACAGTCTTTACACGCCTTGATCTTCGCTACCATATCCAGAGCCTCATTTACTTTATTCAGATGTCTTTCAGTAATTCCTCAAAATCTACTGGAGCATCGTTGTCGTCGGAACCAGCTTTCTTAGTTGCTGGCTTTGATTCTTCTTTCTTTGCACCTGCCCATGGGTCATCTAACAATCCAGCAAGACCTGCGTCTAGATCCTTCTCAGATCCAGCAAGACTGTCATTAGCCTTTTCACCCTTCTGCCCGTTAGCTACATTCCAACGCGCACGAACCTTATCAAGGTCGTCTTCGAGCCAATCCTTCTTAGTACTACGTCCAAGGAACTTAGTAAGATCCTTTGCCTTGTTGTCCGCGATAATCTCCTGGAACTGCTCAGGTGCATCCTTCCACTTAACTTGGTTGGAGTGAACCATTTTGAACTTCTGGAACAGCTTGTTCTCGCAGGGGCCGACAATAATATCAATCTCACGAAGATCTCTACCTGGTGCCTCCTCCATAAGATCAATTAGTTCGTTAAACTTCTGATCGGTGAATGCCCAAATCTTAACTGAACCCTGGAAGTTCTTAGTAGGAGTCTTGGTACCATTTGTGGTGTACTGGAAAACATGCATAGCGAAACGACGCTTAGGGGCCTGGAACATATCAGGAGACTCCTGAGCCGCCTTGCAAGCGGGGCAATTCTTAGGGTCAATACCGCGATCCTGTAGCGTATTAAAATCACCCAGACAGATCGGATTCCCGATGAAGTCATATTCCATCTGCATTTCAGGGCCATTTTTTGTATCTACACGCTTATAAACTACTTCGCCTTGTACAATCTTTGGTGCTCGGATATTGTGTACAAAGCCAACTTCAGGTTCCTCAAAGCAGGAAATACGTCCTGATTCATCTTGGTCTAACTTAAGCTTGGGGAAACTTGCTAAATCTTCTGCTTTGTTCTCACTGCTGAAGGACATCTTAGCCATAGGTAAAATCTCTTTTCTCTTTAAAATGAGCGAACACTGTCTGGAACGCTATGTTAATTGTAGCACAATCACTGCACTGACTCAAGCGTTGCGCAAATCAGCGGATTGCAAGTCCAATCTCTTTCTAAGGTCTTGACGAACCTTATCTAAACCGTAGTAATGAAGCCTGATAATATCTACTGCTTCTGTAGCAAACAACAAAAGATATTCAGAAGCATTGAGTATGCGCAACTCAGTAAAGGCAGCTAGATTTGCTTCTGAAACTTTTTCCTTACCTGTAGCGTATTCTCCAAGAGTAGGTCTCTTACCCGCATTAGAAATAGCACGGTCAAACTTCTCCTGGAACCGCATCTTATCTAAGTAGACTTTTCTTTCTGCTGCTGATTTCTCTCGTATAACCTTGCTCAAGATGTTCTCTATTTTAGACAAAATATCCTGAGACTGTACGACAGCAGAATGTAGTTGCACAAAGTCAGCCTGGAAATCAGGAACGATAAAATCAAATCTAAGTGCAATAGCTTCTTCTATGTATTCAGATAGTTTAATTTCAATTTCTGTTGCTGGCACTATCGATTCCTCTCATCTTCATGAGAAGTCTTACACTGTCGTGCAAATCCTCTATTGTTGTGTCGTTTCGAAGTACTGTGCTTGCGTAGTTAAAGGGTACATCAGATTCGCTAGCGTGTCCATCCGAGCCTGTTCCTGATCGATAAATCCACGTAATCGACCCACCTTTATCTCTAACGAACTGGCATTCGTTTTCGAAACGGCAATCTGTAATGACATAGCGAGTATTTTCCCAGCTAAGATCAGGGTAGTCTTTATCCATAATCTGTAGCCAACAATCTTCAGAGAAGAACTCTCTTCCGACCTCGGTACCAAATACCTGCCCGAGCCTACGAACCTCTGTGTATTGCTTAGCCTTATCCCAGCCGAACTGATCTAATACATCCTTGAAACGAACTACAGACCCGAATTTATCTGGATCAGGCCATACTATAGGATTTAATACCTTTAAGGCTTGAAGTATTGGCTCAGCAAAAAAGATTCTAGTAAACCCATACTCTTCGATCAATACTTTTGCTGCGGTATCCTTACCTGAGCCTTTAAAACCTGAAAAAGCGACTAACATTTATTCAGCCTTAGGTAAAGATGAAATATACTCAGTCAGATTAGCCTGTAGTTGGGCAGAAGTCCTAGATCCCCTAAGACCCTGGGATTCCATCTCCACAGTAACAAAAAACTCTGCTTGCTTGCGGAGCAGTTGAAACTTCTGATTGAGAGAAAGTGAAGATGTTAAATTGTGAGTAATAATCAAATCATTTAGATCTTGCTCATCTAATTCAGTATCAAACTTAGCCCATTTGTTATTTCCTATTTCTGCACTGGCTCCTCGTAGAACCTTCAAAACTCATCACCTTCTCCGATAAACTCTTCGTCATAAAAATTAATAAATATCTTTCCTGCATAATCTTCTATGGTACACATACCTGTGCTCAGATCTATCTTCCACTGAGGGAAGTCTATAACGCAACCGCAAGATAAATAAATTGTTTGTCCTGCTTGATGTGCAGCCTTATCTGTTAATGTATAACTAATAGACTGATTCCAATTATAGACTTCCCCCGAGCAGACATGACACCTGACAAAAAACTCTGGACTAGTCATCGATTGAGTGTATCAAGACACTACCTAAAAAGCAATGTCAGCGGATAATGCTAATAAATCAACATCCTCTGCTTGAAAACGCAACCTCGCACCATTGAGTGCTAGAGACACCAATGCTACGTGCTTAGCGTTATCAGCATCCAAACCAGTAGTCTGAGCGAGTTCCACCGACCCCGCAGGAGTCTTCAGTTCTACGGTGTTTAACCCCCCTAGCTTCGTCAGGATCTTTATGAAATTAGCGTACTGGGTCTCAGTAGGCATCTGGTGTAATTCAACTATTAAATGCTTAGAAGTTGCTAGGTTTACTGGTTCCTGAGACTCAAGTTGAAGTGTAGGTAAGTATCTGTTCCTGGGGACAGGTTCCTCTACAACTTCCTCAGATCCAAGTGTAGGTAAGTATCTTTCCCTGGGGGAGACTAGGGGACCATCCTCTATCTGGATGACTCCATCTTCAAGAAGAGTGATTTCCTTGACTGATCCCCAACGCTTACCGATATGCCAATCTGCTTTCATCATAGGCCAACCTGGAACTGGAAAGATTACTGCTGGCTGAAGAACCTGAATAACTTCTGCCGGATTCAAACTTCTATGCACATAGAACTCCAGAGCATCATGGACATTCATGAACAGCTTGACTTTATTTTTCCACCCAGCCTTGTGAATAGCTTTACGTGCTCGTACCATAGCTATTCTGACGTAATCACCTGTTGCTCCTCCCTGAACTGGATAGTTATAGCAGGCACGTTCCCCACCTTCACGAATCCAGCGACGAGAATCCTCTAATTCCCAGATAGGAATCTTACGACCAAAGATAGTAGTAACATATCCATTCTGGTAGCCGAACTCTACTTGCTTTTCAGTCCAACGCTTAAGTTTAGGAAAAGCAGCAAAATAGAGATTAAACAGTTCTTCAGCTTCTTCCTTACTACAATTAAGTCTCTTTCCCAGGGCAATAGGAGTCATACCGAACAGCAAGCCGAAACCAATAGTCTTAGCCTTTGAACGATACTCTTTTGTTACTTTATCCTTAGGTAGCTTGAACATCATCATAGCTACCTTCGTGTGAACATCCTCACCTGTTTCGAATGCTTCAATAAGAGCTGTCTCATTAGCCAACCCTGCCGCAGCCTTGTATTCAGCCTGAGAAAGGTCGAACCCAAGGATAAGGTAATCTTCAGGTGCAATAACTGCATCACGGAAGTTCAGTTTAAAACTTTCACCGGTTGCTAGTTTGTAGTAATAGCTTAGTGGAGTCTTTCCATCATCATCTTTCAAGTTGACCGATGGTTGATTCTGCTGATTAGGATTAGCAGAAGAAAATCGAGCTGTACGTACATAACTTTGATTCAGCGATGGATGAATCATTCCATCAGGAGCGTATGCATAATCTTTTGCATACTTGTCCAAAAACGATGTTGTCAGTCGCTTAAGATTCTTGTAGTTAGAAATCTTCTTGACGACAGGATTCTGTTCAGCAAGGAGATCAAGAGCCATCTTTCCGGTAGACATCTTCTTGTCCTCTTTAGAGGCCCCCTTGGTACTGGTGGTGTAAACATTCACCCTCATACCGAGGCGGTCGAACAGGATCTCAGATAGCTGTTTAGGGCTGCCCAGATTTACGTTGAGCGTAGTTCCTTCCATACCCAGTAGTCCAGCTAGCTCAGTCTGAATCTCTTCATTTAATTTGGCTGTGAAATCTTTAGCACGAGCGGATGCGTCCGCCATAAAGAACCAATCATAACGAATACCACAGTCTTCCATATCACAGATGACATAAGTAACTTGCATATCAACTTGGTAAACGAGCTGATCTTTCACCATAGGATAACGCCTTAGGTGATGAGCTAGACACCACAGAGCATCCTCACAGGCATAGGTAATTACTTGTGATGTAAGGTTAAGAACATTGAATCTAAATGCTTTCTTTTTCTTCTCGGTAAGGTGGTCGAACAGTTCTTCAAACTTAATCATTCTGTGTCCGAAGGTTTTGTCAGTCGCTCCCTTTAAATCAAACTCAGTAAGATCACGAACAACATACATCTCTACCTGAGTACAACTCAATACAGGAAAATAACCATTAGACTCTATAACTTCTGGTCCATACACAGGATGATCTGATAGCATTTCACGGAAGAACCTTGCCATACGCCTTAGTTCGAAGCCAGCATTATGCGCTACCATCAGCCCTGTCTTGAACGCAACCCAAAGAGTTTCAGCCACAGCAACATGATCAGTAAGGTTTTCATCAAAATCATGGGCAAGAGGGACGTACCTAGCCCAATTAAGTGAATTAGTAAAGCTGAAACCTACTAATAAATTTGTTTCCTGCTTTAGCGAACCTCTATCATCATCTTCACCATGATAGCCAGTTTCAATATCGAAGCCAAAAGGAGCCTTCTCGGCAACAATTCTATCCCAAAACTGCTTCAGCTCATCGATAGATCTGACAACATCATAATTCTTAGTAATTACTGACACCCGTACTCCTATTCTTGTGAGTTGAAAGAGACCTCACTAACTCCTGTATACTATATTATCTTTCCACTTACCTGTACGTGGCTTATTTCTTTCCAGCGCGCCCACACTTAATTGTGCGTCCTGATAGTACAATGTGTTGGTGTTAACCATGTTATTGTGACTTCCACCAGATTCACGGATAAAGGATCTCATCTTAGCAGAATCAGGAGCCTGGAACCCATTAGTGTGAATAATGTTACCTGTTCCGTTGTTCATATGAATATATGATCTGCCTTCTTTACCTTCAAGAAATTGGGCACCTTCGACCAGACATCTGTCTCCGCTGATAATCAGGGCTGTCCCGCGAGGACCATCAAAATTGCATCCTCCGATAATCCTGACTCTCCCGGTATCCTTAACTCGCAGCCCATCTGCTCCATTGACAATGTTGATTTTGTCATAAACTTGAAGCCCTGATCGATCTATAATAGCCCCGACTTCTAAGCCAGCAGCAAAGGCATCCGCACCACCTAGATCTTGGAAGCGAGTAGTAGTAATGACATTTTCATCAGAAGCAAAAACTACTAAGCCAATACCTAATCCTGGGGATGCTGTGCCACCATCTATTAAACTAGAAGATAATTCATTATGATGTCCGAAACCACCAGCTGAAATACCATCTAATTTAATAGCCTCATTATAGCAACCGAACAGATGCAACTTCGTGAACCACGACTCTACAGCACCAGAGGCTAGGATGCCACCCCCAGAAGACTGCTCTTTGCAATTACCATTTATAGTAAGATTAGAGATTTCAAATCCTCGAATGTCACCCTTACTAGAATCGAACTTAATAACATAGTCATTAAAGCCAGGCATGGCATTCAATTCAGCCCGCCAACCAGTGCCTAATATTCTTGTGCCAAATCCTGAAGGAACAATCAAGGGCGTATGAAAATCGTAACTACCTCCAGGGACAATCATAGGCAGTTTTTGCTTTATACAATCTGTCAGGCAAGCATTAAAGCGTGCCCCCGCTTCGGTAAAGTTTGAGTACTTTCCGTCTCGTACGCTAATACCCTCCATAAATACCCCTATTCATTATCTTTTAATGTTTTGGCATTGTGGCAACTTGAGCAAAGTATCTGTAAATTACTAGGATGATGAATACAATTAAACCTAGATTTGATGCCCTGCCTAGGCACTATATGATCGCATGTCATTTCTCTACCTAGTAATTTAGCTCGGGCTTCACAGATGCCGCATTGTGCGCAATGCATATGTCGAATTTCATTGAGTTGTCTTACACAATCACATTTACGTCTTGACAGTTTAACTGCTGTCTGTCTTGATAAAAAATAACGGTGGTGCAGACGCCATGTTTGTAAACACTCGCCTGAGCACCACCGCCTTTGCTTCGCCTCTAATTTATGAGAACACCAACGACATTCATCGTTATCACCTGACCATGATGACAAATTACAATGTAAAGGATTTACTGTCATAACAGCGCAAATAATATTGCTGAAATCCATAAGGCTGTCTTATGAAGATCCTGATCTGCCAGATACATGCCACAGATAGGTGTCTGCATCTCAGCAAAATTGGGTGATCCTGTTTTTTCTAGAATCCATCTAACGGGCCAACGCCTGTCAATAAAAGCATGAGTTACCGCTGAGAATAGTATAGCGGATATAAATCCTAACAAAGTCACAGGCAAACTAAACAGAACTACAATAACAAGTAACATTATTACCATGACAATATGATAATACATAACGTGTTGTAGAATGTGTGACCAGCCTACTCTACCTGGTTTGACTTTATTAGCTGCTATCTTATCTGTTTGACCAAGAATGTGATCCGCTAATCCATGTGCTACTGTAGCGGTCCAGCCAAATGTCAGGACTAAAATTATTGCTGTGATTTCCATATATTACTTTCTTTTATGAGAGTGTCCTTACTTGCTCTACACTGTAGGCATTTACCTCATTAGTATACACTATTTCCTTAATCCCTGCTTCGATAATAGCAAGCATACAGTTATTGCATGGACGTGACATCATAGACTTTCCCTGCTTATTAATTCTAGCAATATAAATAGTACAGCCTCGCAGGTCATCACGAACCTTCAGTAGTTCTCTCAGAATAGCTCGCTCAGCGTGGTCAGAGACATTATGCTCATCAATAAGCGGGGCATTACGAAGCTTATTGGGAGCCCAGCCGAATACCTTATTACCCTTGGCAACTACTGCACCATGCCTCCAGCGATAGGTACTCTGCTGAGCTACCAACATTGCTCGCCTGATCAAAGTATCATGCCTTCTCATAGGCAGAGCCTACCGAGAACTACGAACCCTGTCAACAGCAGATTTTATACGAGTGATAAAAGTCTCAGTAGAGGTAATCAATTCTTTCTTATACGTAGCGTAGATGTTTGGCATGTACGTCTTCCATACCTCGATTTCCCACCAAGTATTGTGTATCCTAACGATATGCTCAGCTACCTCTTTGGTCATAAAGTTACCCGCTGAGAACTCGCCTGCATAAGGATCTCTTTGAGACTCCGGCTTATTAGATGTTGATACACACCAACCTCCGATGGTGTCATCCGCAGTTGCATACCAGGTACAATTTATTAGCTCCTCTGGCGTAATAGGGTTTTCCCTAAAATTACGACGCTTTACCATAGGGCTATCAGGACTTCCCATAAACCTTCTTTTACTCCTTCTTTGTATTTGCTATCTAAAATAGCTAACAGTTGTCTACGTTGTTTGATTTTGCTGACGTTATAGTCTTTTACTAGCGGTGTATATTTTTTAACAATGAAGACATTAATGCCGGTACTAGTTGCGATATCTGATGGGTAGACCCGACGAACAACATACTTAGTAATTTCTAAAATAACATCTAGCCGCTTGTCTAATTGATTGATGACTTTGCCAAAATCTTCTTCATGAAAATCTGTTTTAGCAGCAGCCTTCTTATCACCCAGCAACAGGTTATCAACGAACGAATCAAGAGGCTTGTCTTCACAAAGCAAATCTATCACCTTAGTATTAGGTGAGCCTCTCCACAGATGAACCTTACGGAATACATCTAACATACTTGAAGTATCTCCTGCTACACGGTGGATTAAATGCTGTGCAGAAGCCTGACTCAATCCATAAGACTGAGCCCAGGAAAGCAAATCTTCCTCATTTGGCTGAGAACATTTAATAAGTTTGCCTTTTGATTTGATAAACTCGATATGCTCGACGTAGCCTGATTTTTTTCCCTTGACATAAGTACATGGAGCATCACTAGCATAAGATACTAGAAGTAAATAAGTAGATGACTTTCCTCTACTGGCACTGAACCAATCAAAAAAGAGTGTCCAGTCAGAAATCTGATCACAGTCTCTGACAAGAATTAATCTGTTAGCAGAAGGATCTAGCGGATACGCAGCTAAGGCATCCCAAATCAATTCTTCGCTACTACCAGAGACCTCTACATAATCGGTGGCAGGAACATCAAGAATTCTACGGATGTCGTCTACAACAATTTCCACCAGTGCCGTCTGATCTCCGCAACAGTATGTTACTTTAGCAACAGAGGATTTCTCAGCATGAGTCTTCCACTGATTGAAGTTCACCTAACCTCACTTCGGGATACTTAACTTCGTGCTTGTCTTTAAACCATCAACAATTTGACTGGTTCTTGCTTTTCCTAGAGCCTCATCAAGAGCCTTGCGTAATGCAACCTCAAGATTACGATGGTAGACCAGCTTCGCATCCTGGTCAAGGAAGGCATCGATGAAGGTGTCTATTTTTAAGTTAGCCAGTAACCCAGGGTCTACCGCACCTCCGTAGACACGTAAGGTGTTAATTCTATCTACATTACCCTGTCTTAGGTTTTCAATTTCTTTTCTTGCCTTAACTCTATCCTTGACAAAATCTTGTGCTGTTAATTCCTCTAACTCTTCTGGCATAATTAATTCCTCATCATAGTTTCAAATGTTGTCTTTACTGCCAATTGAGGCTTTGCTGTGTTGACGTTACCCCAAATCTGTAGAAAGTTCAATGCAATATTTTTCTTGGCAAAAATTCCTAGGTGCATCTTATCAAAGTGTGCCCACCTCTGAGCTGCCGACTCCTCCATAGCTACTACGATAAGTCTAGCGGCTCTATCATCTACTGCTTTGTATGCTTGAATAAATAACTGATAATCATTTTCTGCTACAGATTCAAGTACATTAATAACAATAGAAACTAAAAATGAATCTGCATCCGCAGCTAAGGCTGGCCCTACTTGACCTAATATGCTAAACCTTGATGCCGTATTGGTAGACATTCCTTTAGCTTCGAGAATTTGTGACAACTCTTCGGGTTTAAGCTTTCCTACAAAATAGCGATGCCCTCTAGTTAAGATCTTCTGCGGCACCCTTGAGGAGCTGATGATAACATACCTGGCATAGCTAGGAGGAGCCTCTAGGCTTTTCAGCAAGTCATCTACTGCTGCCTTGGAGGCGTAGTCTAAATTGATAAGTACAAAACGATAGTTGTGCATGGGGGCAACACGGAGAAAATCCTTGATTCTAGCTGCTTCGCCAACAGTTAACCTGGTTACTTCAATAAAGTCTACTCTGGCAACCTTATGTACCATAGCTGCATTGATACCTATAAGTCTTTTGCCTACAGAGTCAGGCCCCGTAATAATAGAGACAGGAGGTAACCTTAAGCTTAACGCCTTGATTACCTCCTGATGTCCTACTAACATTTATTCGGAAACCTCGTTTGCATTAGGATTGTCGTATGTTGGTCCAGGTTGACTGATTTCTTGAGCATCATCTGGAATATCTCTATTTGCCCAAACCTCAGCTTGCTTGATTGGCTTCTTTTTGGATGCAGCCTTCTTTTCATTCTTAGCCATGGCTAACTCCTTTACGGGTTTCTCGCATTTCAAGAATATGATAAAACAGAACATGAGCCAGTTTTTTATACAAAGCCTCATCTGACCCGTGTTCTGCTGCAATTTCGCAGCAAATGACATACATATCGACTTCCTTGGCGATAATATTATCTATCAGCATAGAAATTACCCTTCGAGATTTAAGATTTCCCAGGCGTCACTTGGTTCCCAAGAACTCATACGTTGATTAAAGTTAGGTACATCTGCACCAAGACCTTCAACGCGAGTAAACACATCGTTATCTCCGCAGCGAATAGTGTCAGTATATCTAATGTGTAGGTGCCCGTGAACCAAAAGCTTTGGCTGTAGAGTATTAACGGCTTTTTGCAGTCGCCTCTGGTTAGGGATGCACTCATCGATAGGCAATAATTTAACTAGAGGATTGGCCGCTAGTGGCTTGTCGTGAGTAAGAATAACATCTACCTTAGTATCACGCAAATCTGCTAAAATGCGGTCTAGCTCATCATCTGTCATTTCCTCTTCAGGAAACCATAGAGTTTCAGCATTGGCTGACCTAGTACTTGCAATAATATAATTTACAGAATACTCGCCTCGAAGTCTTGAGGTAGTTGCATCTCGCTGAGCATTGGCTTCCTCGCTCTCTAGACGATAATTCTTATCGATAGAGTAGGCTCCGCCTAAGGCGAGAAATGATTTTCCGTCGAGGTCCCACTGAGTACCGTTAGGTGCATACCAAATGGAACTTCTGACAATATAAAATCCAGCAACATTTGAGTATCTTTTAGGAATCATAGAAACCTTGTCGTGGTTACCAGCGATAAACAGAAGATTGATTCCAGTCCCAGTCAAAGCTTCTTGAACTTCATCGAGGTAAGTTACTCCTTCAGGTGTGTGCTCCCAATACCCAAAATCACCTACCTGATAAATCCAGTTGACTCCCTGTTCGATAGCCGCAGGAATGACTGCGTTAACAACAAACTTGGTATTACCATGAGTATCACCAAGCAACATTATCTTATTCATTGTGTTCTCTCTTTGTAGTCAAGTACTTGCTTCATTGCTTGTTTAGTAATGTTTAACCACTTAGTTGCATCCTCATCTGTTCTTACGGCATCCAGTAAAGATAGGCATGAGGATAATTTATCAGCCACCTGCTCATCTAACTGTAACATATTCCAAGATGCACAAATTGTAGAACAATACATTTTTAATGCGTCTGCTAAAGCTATTAAATCGGGGGTATTAACTTCGATGGTTACTGCGTCCTGCCAACGTTCTTCTAGGCTCTTAGGTTTAAAACCAGCGTCCTCTAGGAGTGTAATAGCAGCAGTAACCCAAGATGTATCCCACCTCGCAGCAGCAAGACTAACAGGGTCATAACGCTTACTACACGAGAAGCAATAAACAGAATTGCTTCTCGTGTAGATTCGCATAGCTTTAGTCAACCCTCCATCTGAGTGGTAAAACCCAAACGGACAAAATATTTTCTTGTTACTGCCTTCAACCACAGATGCAGGAACAAACACACCAAAACTTGCCAGAACATCACTAATCTTTACTACTTCGTTAGCTTGCTCGATCCATGACTTCTGACGTAGCATAATTAACTAACTTCCGCTCCTACAGGACGACGATTCAATAGTTCACGGGTATCCAGCATGATACTAAATCCCTGAGAGTCCAGCTTATCAGCAAACTTAGCAGCATGATGCCCACAAAAATCTAACTGCATACCTTCCATATGTGTAAACCTCACATACGCCTGGGCATTACATTTATCACATCGATCAGTACTTAGTAACGTTTCCATTTTGTAGGCTCCTTTCAAAACCGTCCCTCTTATACAAGAAAGATCGGTACAGAAGCCTAGTCTAGCCTCCATACCGATCTCTGTCAACCTCCGAACAAGCTACCACCCGTGCCTAAGAAATTACCTACAGTGTCAAGGCTACCAACCCCCGATGCAGATTCACTCCAGTAACTAGTAGCGTAATCAACTTGTAAGTCTATTCCGAGAGATTTTTCACCATCTCGATTCTTGACAACTTGTACCTTCATATCTGCAAAACGAGACTCATTTTCTTTAGGCTCAAGAATAGTAATTACGGTATCTGATGAACTTGTAGCCTCGGCGGTCTCCGCTAGTGCTGATGAATTGTAGTAGCCTACGGTTTGAGCTTCTTTCCAAGCATCACGTGACGTCTGCCAGGGAGAAATAATAGGTAAGCCTCTACCATCATCGAATGTCGTAGCTAGCTGCTTCGCCTCCTGTACTGTAGCAGCTAGTTCCTCTCTGCGCGAGGTGAACCTGCGGTCAGGCTTCAGTAAAGCTAGGTAATCGATGACAGCTAAATCTACATTAAACTCTCGCTGGAAACGATTCAGTTTTCCTTCACAGGTAGATATAGTAGCACCACGAGGAACCTGAACAATTACTAGTTTGCCATAACTAGAATTAGTTGTGTAATCATTGACGACATCAGGAAAGGCTCTCTCCTCCTCCGGTGTAAGATAACCTCTACCTGCCTTGAGGTGACGAGAATTAATTCCATGCTCAAGGCCGAAGATGGCTAGCTTAGAGTGACGACAGATGAGCTTACGTCTAACTTGAGGACGCAATGTTTCTGATGTAAGAATGACTACATTCTTACCCTGCATAATAGCTGTATTCCAAGCTAACTGGATAGTAGCTAAGGTAGTCTTACCACTACTGCTGTAGCCTACCACAAGACCTAGTTCTCCATTGCTGTGGCCGCCAATTTTTTCATCAAGTGCGGGAATTCCATACTTAATTTCAGAATGCTTTCGAATCTCATTGTATTCTGCAAAAATCTCTGAGGCTTCCTGCCTAGAGTCACCCTCAGGCGACTCCTGCATAGACAGATTACGATCGATTTCTGCGAACTTTGTCAAAATATGGCTTCTGGCGTCATTATGTCCTACAAGATCCTCGCCTTTAGGACCCTTTGCTCCTCTGTTGAGGATTTCCATTCCAGAAACAATAGCTTCTGAAGTTTGCCTATCAGCAGCTAGATCTTTTAGCTGATCCATACTCCAGCGAAACTCGGAATCCTCAACTTTATAGGAGAGTAAGTTTTTGTAGGTTTCCTCATAAAGAGCAATTTTGCCAGCATCAACTTTGTTTCTGCCTAATGTGTCTAGAA